TTATATCTGTTCAGCTTTGCTTATGTATTCTTCAAAGGGTTTGCGTTTTACTTTTATGACACGACCGACAGTAAGATGATATATGCAATTATAATCATCTTTCATTATTTCTCGTAACCTATGCTGACCAATTCCAAATAATTGAGATGCTTCTGCTATGGAAAGTAAAATCTTTTCCTGCACTTTATTACCTCCTATTTGTTATTTCCCGAGTCCAGTGCTTCCGAACCCTCCCGCACCTCTATCTGTATCAGACAGTTTATTGACTTCATGTAGCTTAACATCAATATACGGCATAATAACCAGCTGAGCAATACGATCACCATGATGAATTGTTTCGCATTTATCAGAATCATTGTGTAGTGCAACAATTACCTCGCCACGATAATCTGAATCTACGACTCCCACACAGTTAGATGGGCGTAATCCTCGTTTAGTAGCAAGTCCACTTCGTGCAAATACAGCGCCAAAACATCCTTCCGGAATTTCTGTTGCAATGCCAGTACCAATTTTGACAGTAGCGCCAGCCGGGATGTCAATCGCACCTCTTGGAATATATGCATACAAATCAAGACCTGCTGCATATTCAGATCCTTTTGTAGGTACGATAGAGTCATTATTTAATTTCTTTATATTCATATCTGCTGTTGTCATTTTTTTCTCCTATTTATATAATTGATATTTTTTACTAATCTTGTGAGCAACCTCATCATCTAACGGACAAAACCACATACCAGTGAGTGTCGTTCCGTTATCTTCTTCCGGCTCAAGCTCTGTAAGACACTTATCATAGATGCATCCATAATCAATGTCTTCAACAAGCCCCAACTCATCGGCAATAGTTTTTGCTTTAAGTAACTGGTTCTTATTCTTTGCTTCACATACTGTCTTTGTAAATGATCCGCATACATATTCTGTATACACCTCAGCTGGCATTGTCATTTGTGCCATATACTGTCCATCATTTGTTCTATATAAATTTCCTTTGCGAATCTTTGAAGTCCAGTATGCTTCGGCACAATGCATTACCTGTGCAAGTAGCTTCCCTGTAGACATATGTAAATCTTTTCTCATAATAAATAATCTTCTCATTCTTCCGTCCACCTCTCACTCAATCTCGGTAATACGCAAACAAAGAAACTGAGTATAAGTAATATCAATATCTTTAACCCGAGTGATAAGATGATTGGTAAAAATATCCACACCCAGTACCAATGGAGTATTCCGAGAAGATTAAGCACCATAAATATTGCCGTCAAAACATATTTAATGCTATGCCATGCGATAGATCTTTTCAGTTCATTCTTTCTGTACATGCTGCTTTCTCCATTCTTTCATGCTAATTATTCGCTGATTTGAAGAGCCTCTAAACTCTAAAGCGATGTCTTTTAATTCTTCTACAAATCTCCCATCTACCAATGTATCTATCATGGAAAGAAACGCATCTGTTATTTCGCATCTGCAAGAAGAGCCGTCTGTTAATGCTTGTTCGAGAGTGTATCCGGTATAACACCATATATCTTTTTCTGGACAATCAAATTTGACTCTTTGGAGGAGCCGTATTAAACCACGTTGATTTTCTGGTTCAAACGGTTCCCCTCCGAGTATTGTCAGACCTTGAATATACGGCTTTGATAGTAACTGGATAATGTACTCTTCGGTTTCTTCTGTATATAGAGTTCCGTAATCAAAATTCCATGTCTCCGGCTGAAAGCAATTCTTGCAATGATTTCTGCATCCAGATACGAACAAACTCACTCTTACGCCTTTACCATTTGCAATATCACAATCTCTTATCTTACCGTAATGCATTATTATTCACCGCCTAAATGTACATATCTTTCTTTGATTTCCTGTGTGCGTCCCTGATTAAAATCATTAACTCCAATATAACCACATGTTCTTCTCGCAATGTTCATCTTAGCCCTATCCCTATTTCCGCAGTTCGGGCATTCCCATACGAGTTTCCCATCCGCATTCTCTACAATCTGGATTTCTCCATTATACCCACATTCCTGGCAAAAATCAGACTTGGTATTAAGCTCTGCGTACATAATGTGGTCATAGATATACTTAATTACCTCTATTGCTGCTTCAACATTATTGCTCAGATTCGCAGTTTCGATGTATGAAATAGCTCCTCCAGGGCTTAATAGCTGAAATTCTGATTCAAATCTAAGTTTCTCAAATGCATTGATTTTTTCTGTCACATGAACATGGTAGCTATTTGTGATGTAGTTTCTGTCCGTGATGCCTTCAATCACTCCAAAACGCTTCTGGAGACATTTAGCAAACTTATATGTAGTAGACTCAATAGGAGTCCCGTATAATGAATAGTCGATGTTTTCTGCTGCCTTCCACTCTGCACATTTATCATTCATCTTCTGCATAATAGCAAGTGCAAATGGCTTTGCTTCATCGTCTGTATGGCTTTTTCCGGTCATTGCCTTAACGCATTCATACAATCCGGCATATCCGAGAGATAATGTGGAATAGCCACCATACAGGAGCTTATCAATGGTCTCGCCTTTCTTTAGTCTTGCAAGTCCACCATTCTGCCAATGAATTGGAGAAGCATCTGACAATGTACCAAGTAATCTTTCGTGGCGAAGACGCAGTGCTCTGTGGCACAGTTCCAATCTCTCTTCAAAGATTTCCCAGAAAGTTTCTTCCTTACACTTCTGATATTGTTCGTCATCAACGTAAGTAATTCCTTCCATCTTTTTCAATGTTGATAATCCCACGTCTGGAAGGTTAATTGTTACAACACCTTGATTAAACCGACCATAATATTTAGGTTTTCCATTCTCGTCAAGATAAGGAGTCAGAAAGCTTCTGCATCCCATGCATGGGAAACAATGCCCATCACCATTCGCATCAATCTTATGCTGCAGCATCATTTTTTCAGAGATATAATCCGGTACGAGGCGTTTCACAGAGCACTTTGCACATAATTTTGTCAAATAGAAGTATTTACTATCTTCACGAATATTATCTTCCTCAAGGACATAAATCAGTTTTGGGAATGCAGGAGTAATCCATGCTCCCTTTTCATTTTTAACACCCTGATATCTCTGTCGCACCACTTCTTCAATAATCATTGCCAAATCAGCTTTAGCTTGCTCGTCTTCTACTTCCCCGAGATACATAAAGACAGTGATAAATGGTGTTTGACCATTTGTTGTCATCAACGTTAGTACCTGATACTGAATTGTTTGTACTCCGCGTTTGATTTCCTCTTTCAGTCTCTTTTCTACGATAGAATCAATGCTGTTTATATCTCCATTGCAGGCTGCAATTTCTTCTTCTACATCCTTGCGAATCTTTCTTCTGCTTACATCTACAAAAGGTGCAAGATGTGATAACGAAATACTCTGACCGCCATACTGATTTGAAGCAATCTGTGCTACAACCTGAGTAGCAACATTACAAGCAGTAGAGAAACTATGTGGCTTTTCAATCAGTGTATCGGATATTACTGTGCCGTTCTGAAGCATATCTCCGAGGTTTACGAGGCAACAGTTATGCATTCTCTGCACAAAATAATCCGAATCATGGAAATGGATAATTCCTTCATCATGAGCGTGCTGGATATCTTTTGGAAGCAATGTGTTCCTTGTAATATCCTTACTGATTTCTCCTGCGATATAATCTCTCTGAGTAGATAAAATTGTCGGATTTTTATTTGAGTTTTCCTGTATTACTTCCTCATTTACACCGTCTACAATCGTGAGAATCTTTCTTTCAATCCCACTGCCGTTACGCTTCATTTCGTGTTTGTATCTGTATCTTACATACGCTTTAGCTACCTCGAACGCCTGCTCTTTCATCAACTCTGTTTCGATATCATCTTGAATTTCTTCCACAGAAATTGTTCTTTTTCTCTTACGATATCTTGAGTCCAGGCGATTTGTGATAACAGTAGCAAGGGAAGTATCCCCTGCTCCGTTGACTTCGACGATTGCTTTACAAATCGCCGTATGTATCTTTGTTTTTGTATACTGGTCTTCTCGACCATCTCTCTTCATTACAATCATTCAGTTACCTCCTAATCAAGCAAGTCTGCCATAGCAGCTGTTTCACTTCGCTCTGTCTTGAGAAGCTTCACATATCCGAATCTTGGATGACCTTTCAGCTTATCAACAGCAATCATCAGACCGCTATTCTCTCTGAATACATCTGCATCACACTGTTTAAAATCTCCGTTGATCCACAACGAGGAACCCTCTCCGACTCTTCCGAGAAGTAACTGTATATGCTCCTTTGTCATGTTCTCAGCCTCAGAACAAATAATGATTGAGTTCTTAATATCTCTGCCTCTGATGAATCCTAAGTGGACGATTTCAATCTTTCCGTGACCAATCATCAGTTCCAGACCATCTATTCCTCCCAAATGGTCAGCTAAAGGCATAGCAAATGGTAAGAGCTTTTCATTATAAGAACCCGGTAAATGACCGATAGGCTTAGAATTTTTCACCTCGATATTGTTTCTGACGTACACGATCTTCTCAAACTTATCACGTTCAAGTAGATCGATTGCTGCAGAGCACATTAAGAAGTCCTTACCAGTACCAAACTTTCCTGCAATGATTTTGACTGTTGTGTTTTCGTCATAAAGCATATCGATAGCAAGTTCCTGCTGTGGGTTTCTAGGTTTTACCTTTCCTGCAAATCTTGTTTCGATAGCCTTATACGGAATCTTTACAACCTTGTGTCCATCACATTTGAATTTACCGATAGAGTTTCCATGCTCGTCTAATGCAATCAGATATTCATTCTGTAAGCAACCGAATGTATTTTCCGCTTCAGGGTTGAAGAGGTCGTTAGCCTCTTCCCCTGTAATAACGAGTTCCTTAAATCCAAGATATTCCTTGTCCATACGTCAAGCCTCCTACACAATTTCATCCATGTCACAGTCAATACCTAAGATATGGTCACAGAATCCTTTCTCCTTTGCTTCATCAGCGAACAGATACCATTCAACACGTAATTTGCTGTCATACTCTTCACTTGTAACGTTGCTATGTGCAATTACATACTGTTTGATTCTCTGCTCTACACGCTTCTGGAACTCCATCTGATCCTGGGCTTTAGTTCCAGAGTTCCAGATGAGGTTTGAGCCGTCATGCATGAGGAATTTCGCATTCTGTGTGGCATATCTCTTATGACCTGCCAGTCCAATTAAGAATCCCATGCTGTACTGGTAGCCAAGATTGATTGTGTAAACAGGAGTTTTGCTTGCAAGGATGGCATCGATCAGCTCGAAACCGGCATCGACATCCCCCCCATTGGATGCCACGTACAGAAGAATCGGCTGTCGCTGTTCTACCGGAATTCCCTTGTCTTCTGCGTTGTACTGCATGATATGTTTTGTGATATCGCCTATGGAGAACTGATCTACCTTAGCTGTCAGAAACAGCTTTCTCTGTTTGAGGTCTCTCACGTAGAAGATGTCGTCTACCAGACCCATTTTTAAGAGTGTTTCGTCAATATCAACATCAATGTCGTAATAGTTTGTTTCTTTTCTCTGCATATTTTTCTCCTTATTCATGTTCATATTTACAATCATAATGTGGCATATCATCCAACTCCGTCTGTCCAAGCTCCTGATGATGCATGATTGCAAAAATGTTCCATGCAGCAGCAGCTAAATGATCTTCGTCTGTCATACCCATTATGTATTTGTCTAAGTGACGCTTTGCCGAATCGACATATCTTGAAAATGGCATTCCTTTTTCCCAGTTCCTATCAGAGTATTTCTGAGCACCATTCTCGTAATGCTGAGCAAGTCGTCTCATAGCAAATGGAGATACCAAATCATACCTCCCCTTCCCGGTTGACGGTTCCCTAATAGCCATGCCGTCTCCGTATGAGATACGCTCTCCGCTATCATCAAGCTTTGTCTGTTCTTCCATGCTCTTTCGCCTCCTCTTCTTTGTTTAAAACAATGTTTGAATATTTCTGAAAGCAATCAATCGCTTCTCTGACCTTTATTTCTCTATCTGGAGTACGCCAGCGCTTCTCATCACCGTAATAAATCTCCCTGACATTGCACCACGCCATCACAACTGGCTTGTTTGGATTTTTAACTGTATGAGAGCATATAAGCACAATCGCCTGCTTACCTGATTTAGTGAAATCATCGACCATTCTTTGCAGAGCCAATCTTTGTCCGATTGGTATCTCTGAGTCACCGTATTTCACCTCGAAAATTATGTATTTTGAGTCTTTGTACTCAATCACACCATCAATATCTGTTGGGTACATGCCGCCATCCATAGCGCACCCTTTGAAGTCAATAAGTTGCTTCATCTTGCGCTTGTTATGGATTCTGCTTTCCATTGCCATCACCTCACTATTCGATATGAGGCAAATATTTCTGATTCAATCCACAACAGTTGAACTCTTCACAAATACCGCCACGGTACTGGCAATTCGGAACAAGCAACTCCTTGAACTCCGGATTGACTTTGATAACCTCTTCGCAAATCATTCTCACGATTTCGCGTGTCTCTTTGGATGCCTGATTACACAACCGCTTATGAGCGATGGTAATCAGTTCTTCCGCATTCATGAACCAACACATTGTTACTGGTGCATCCTGTCGTGCAGCTCCTCTCTCGTATTTATCCTGTCGATCATCTCTCTGTGTAGACACGAAAGGTGTTGCATGAACATGTCTAACAAGATGAACAGACACCCAATAAGGGATATCTGTCAGTCTGAAGCAGAACTCTAATGTTCTTACCGGAGAGTGATTGGCTTTAAGTAATCTCACTTTCCATGCTTCTGTTGGCGGTTTAGCTGATTTCTTACTAACCGTCACAAGAGTACAAGTATGACATAGCTGCCAGTCTTCGTCTGTTGGATGCTTTAAAATTTCTACTTTCATCTCTTACTCCTTGTAAATTATTTTATTAGCTTGAATATGTATAATTATTTCTCAATATCTGCTACCGGAGGTATCTTACAGCTATCCGCCAGCTCTTCCATGCAGTCACAGCATAAGTCAAGTTCTAAATCAGACCCATCAAACTTCGTACCATAACCACAATGTGTGTGGATTGAAAACTCTTCCTGCTTGTCCCAGAAGTCCATTTCTTTTCCGCATTTGTTGCAATACATCTTTTTCGCCATTACAATCACCTCAATTTCGTATATAAAATAGTAGTTTTATATCTAAACTTGTTTATAACATATGATACAAATAAGTTTAATCGGACATAATATAGTGCCATAACCAACACGCAAGAGTAACGAATAGCCACCCGTTTGCGTCAAAGCAATGCGTGCCAGTCAATTCAGCAGCTACAAGCAACATCCATAAAAGCATTTGTCTACCTCCTAGCTATGCGTTGTGATTGTAAATTCATCCAGGAAATTCGTCAGTGCTTTATCTGCCGATCCCTTATCGATCATTTCTTCCACGTTCTGCGTACTCATGTACTTAACCAATGACTGACCATATATGTATGCAATCACTTCATCCGCACCTTTATCGCCATCCAGCAACATACTATTGAACTCCATTCCGCGGATTCTATCCTCAAAATTCTTAGCGATTGTAAATGTGTAGATATGACTATTCGTCTTTTTACATTTCATTCTTCCGAGTCTTACGTTCACATTCCAATCATTTCCGATAGTTTTGATTTCATTAAGGAACTCTGTCTCTCTCGCCTTGCTCGAAAATAATATGGCTGCAACATAATTCTCGTACTTCTCACAATTAGCAAGCAATTTGCTAAGCGTGACATCTGTTAATATTTCCATTTTGTCCTCCTAATAAAGCACTTTTTCAAACCTCGTCAATCTGAAATATTGACCGTTTCTTTCCCATCCTTTGCAATAAATGATGTCACCTTTCTTGATAGGGTCTTCATTGTATACACTGTTTACTACCGTAAATCTACTCTCAACCCCGCTACCAATGGATTTTGTTATAATCGAATATCCGAACTGTTTATTATCTTTCCGGCGAACCAGTTCGTATACATCAGATACATACAGTTTTTTGCGGTCTTCTTCTCTTCCTGACACATAACCGACATATCCCATGACATCTGCAAAGTTTCTTACCTTAGCTACAATGCTAAGATCATTCATATGTAAATCCTTTACGGCGTATTCTGCATCATACATAATCGACATTACATCTAACAGCGTATAACTTTTTGCGACACCGCCACTCTTTGTTATTCCAACTGCATATTTCTGGACAATCTTTTCAAGTGGAGTTCCGTCAACTCGGTCTTTTCTAATCTGCTTAGCCTGTCCTTTTTTAAACATGTCATAGAACAGTTCTGTGATTTTCAGAAGCTCCCTCTGGTTTCCAAACTCTGAGAAAAAATCAATCTTAATCAAAATATCCAGCTGATTTGTCTTGAGTGAAGAATTATTATTGAGGTCATACAGTACATCCATAAACTTGTTGTACTTTTTCTTATGGGCGATCTCGAACATTTCTTCTGCAAGACCAGCGCTCATGTACTTAATGGAACTAAGTCCTTTCGCAATAACACGCTTTTCACTGTCGAAGAAGTATTCACTCTTTGATAATCCCCATTTAGGCATCGTTACCCGGATGCCAATCTTATGAGCATATGCTGTACCATTTCGGATATCATCCTCATTTGCCGCATTATTCAAGAATGATGTGATAAACTCAAGTGGATGGTAGTATCTGTAATAAGCGCAGAGATAACCGAGTAAGCAATATGCTATTGAATGATTGTAGCCAAACTGATAAGAAGCACTATCCTCAATAATCTGCAGGAACTCTTTTGCTTCTGCTTCCGCAACCTTTCTAGGCTGTGGTGACTTCTCGCAGTATCCCTCTAAGATTGATGGCATAGCCGCATCAAGTCTGTCTTTCTGTTTTCTACCAATAGCTCGTCTGATATTGTCGGATTCACTACCAGATAGTCCACAAATCTGCTGCAGGAACTTGATCGTATCCTCCTGATAGATCAGGTAACCGAGGTTATCTTTTAGAAGCTCATCAATAATCTCTGACGGATTACTATGTGGCTTTCTTGCAAGTAACGCATCCCTGTAAGAAGCTCCTGATGGTCGGATACACGCTGTAACGATTGACATATCAAAAATACTCTTTGGAGTGAATTTCTTTAAGCTCTCAAAAGCAAATGCGCCCTCAAACTGGAATATTCCTGACGGATTCTTAATCATATCCGCCCATACCTCTTGATCGTCCCAGTCGATTTCATGTGTCTTCGGATATGGTCTGTTCAGGTATCTACATGTGTCTCTAATTACCTGTACTGTTTTCAAAATAAGGAAGTCATATTTAGCAAGACCTGTATAGTCGTGGATATTCTCCATATCAAGCATCAGACAGGTTTCTCCATCTTTCTCGAAAATACCGAAGTTATCATCAAGAGTGATTGGACTGATTACCATGCCTGCCGGATGTACTGACTGCGATATCTTCGTGTCAAGTAATCCATCGAAGTAGTAAAACAGTTCCTTATACTTACTCTTAGTTTTCTCAGGATTAGCTGAATACTCTTCTTTAATTTTTGCAATCTTAGGTAATGTCCACGGGTTTTCCTTTGGTGATGCCCCGCTATCTACGCCGTGTTCCTTATTCCATTTCTTAGCAAGGTATCTGCCGACCTCATCGACAACACCTTTCTCCTGCAGAGTTCCGAAAGATGCCACTCTTGCGGTCTTATCCGCCCCAAATCGCTTAATGATGTATTGGAATATTGCTGGTCTGTCAGACTCAACGCAGTCTATATCAATATCACCGATTTCCTCTCTATCTTCATTACAGAATCGTGAGAATACTGTGTGCCATGTTTCAGGATTCAAATCAATGACATCTGTTACATAGGCTACTCGTGAACCGCCTACAGATCCTCTAGCTGTTCCAATCGCCATGCCATGCTCTTTACACCATGAAATCAATTCTGACATTGACAGCATAAATCCGTCCATTTTCAGCTTTCTGAATACTCGAAGTTCCTCTTCAATCGCATCTCTAAATGCCTGTTCCTGGCTTCTTGGTATGACACCGGATTCTAGTTTTTCTTCAAGCTTCGTATATACTGTTTCAGTGAACTTCTCTGAGTCCGCTTCTCGTGAACCGTATAAAATTGGGTACTTAATCGCAGTGTCAAGCTCAATATCCTCTGTGAGATCGTATAGTTGATGAGTATTCCTGATTGCCTGCATATACTCTTCTTCCGGTAACGCTCCCTGTACTCTGAACATCTCTACGAGTTCATCGTATGTTTTGTATGTCAGATCAAACGCATCTTCGTCACCATAAGATTTACCCTTTGCGGATATTAACGCAGCTCTACATTCTGCTTTGTATGGAGTAGAACTGTGAGTATCTGTTCCTGCAATTAATGGGGTGCCAATCTCCTTTGATAATTCCAGAAGCTTCTTATTAAAAGTGATCTGCTCTGGGTGGTTATGTGCCTGTACTTCTAAGAAGTCATACTTACGAGCCAATTCCATATATCGTGGATGATCTGATGGCAATTTATTCAACGGAGAAGCTAAACAGGCACTTGTCGATATGATATTGTCTGAAATATTTAAGAACTCATCAAAAGAAATTCTGTTTGTATAGTACGAATGCTGTTTGTCACATGATTTTGTAATTAAAGCATTGAGTTCTAGCAGTCCATCCATATTTCGAGCCATGAGCACTGTATGATAGTTATCTCTGACTTTTGGTTCCAGTTGTTCTGTTAGATATATCTCTACTGAATGTATGTATCTGAGACCTGCTTTCTTACAAGCCGCCCATTTTTCAGTCCAGTTCATAGGTTTTCCGTGCTCTGATATTGACAGGACTTTCTGACCATTTTTTACTGCTAAGTCCACATATTCTTGATATTTTGTGCAACTGTCCAAGAGACTTAGCTCTGTATGACAGTGATACATTTCGTAATAATCTTTATTCACTCTGCCTATCCCTTCTTTATTGCAAATTCATGGAGGAAATCATCAAGTTGAGCATCATCGACTTCTGGATCGCACAATATCTCTGATGTAATTTCTCTCTGGTTCATACCATTCTCCACACATCTGGTGATAATCTGATTTATGCTTTCCGATAATGTAAGCAATCTACTGCCAGTTGCCGGATCGTGTATTTGCGTATACATCCTTACGACATCCAATAGAATACTTACAAGCGGTCGTGGAGACCCTCCCGGCAGTTTCATATCCACCTTGAATTCATTGAGAATTTCTACAATTTCTGCTATATCATATGAATATTTCGTCATGTTTTCAGCAGCTCTTCTCTGTCTATCATCTCTGCAATATCTATACCCATAAATTGTTGCATCCATTTTGTCCGATATTGATCTTGACATCGTGCTACTTGACATCGTACTGCTGCCGCTTCTCCAACGTCTGTCCGTACCGACTACACGAGACATTCTTCCATGACCATCAAAGCCATATCTATCTGAATCGGTGCCGATATTCGTAAACCTTATCAAATGTTTCAACCCCCTTATCTACTGGCGCATCTTTTTCTTCTAATAAATTGTCTTTGTCCCATACATACTCAACATTCACATATTGTTTTAACTTGTTGATGTTATGATCTTTTTTAATATTTACTTCCTTATCTAATGCAAACACGACTTTTACACCGAGCTTTGCAAGCAGTTTCATTTGAGCCGGATTCAAGTGAGACGTAAGAAGTGCTCCGGTATTTCGTATTCCCCACGACCTTGCCAATAACACCGATTTACATCCTTCAAAAATAATGATTTCTTTCTTCTTTAGGATCTCTTCCATATTCTCGAAAAGTCCGTAAATCACGCTCATCTCTCCCCATCCAGAAAGATATGTGTACTTTCTCATTCCTTTTTCTTTCCATTCAGGATCAAGGATTCTGCCACCGATATTCACAATATTTCCTTCAACATCTCGTATCGGATATACGAGCCGGTTAGAGAAGCTGTCATAGTACACTTGAAATGTATCAAGTGCCTCTCTGGAGATACCCTCTGCTTCCCATACAGCCAACTTATCATCTCTCTTTTCATACTTGCTCATGCAGTCGTCTGGAAATCGCTTCGTTTTTGATTCCTTATGGCGTACTTGCTTTTTCATATACTTCCTACAAGCCATCGTAGCCGCCATTCTTCTTCTCGGAATAAACTCTGTTCCGTCGCACCCTGCATATTTCTTTAAAATATCTACTGCTTTGTTTGCATCGCATTGATAGTAGAACTTTGTGAATGTAAAGACGTTTCCTCCAATACCGCTGGAGAAACAATAAAAAGTATTGTTCTCCCTGCGGACTGAAAACGACGGTGTTTTCTCATCGGAGAATGGGCTAAGCCCCCAGTATTCTCCATTTTTCTCCTCAAGTTCTACAAATTGTGATATGTATTCCACGATATCTATCGAATCAATCAGTTCTTCTAAGTCCACACCGTCGTCTCCTTTCGTGTAAATTATTTTATTAGCTTGATAGTTTAATAAGGGGTACTCGGTATGTGTTGTTTTGCTTGTTCATAGGAAATCAAGTTTCCATTAAACTGCAAATCTATGTATTCTCCGGATGCGTGCTGCATACCATTTCGATTAAGGATAACCCTTAATTTCTTATTTCCGCACTCAGCTCCATCAGCTTCTACCTCTTCAGCTGTTTTGTCCTGAATAATTGCAATCGTACTTGCATTTCGTCCAATCTTAGCTGAATCTGCGACTTTACCTGTTGTTGTTGCTTGTGCGGCTCCTATTCCACAAATCCCCATATCTCCACAAATTTTGTTCTTAACCATATCTACAAATCTTCCCAGTTCCTGATATGAATCAAATGCATCTCCATCACCAGATCCTTTGAAGTAATCAACAATCAGTACGTCAAGTCCCATTGTGTGTTGGACTCTCTTTACTGCTGTGAAAATTGTTTGCTGATCAAACATTGGGATATACAAATGAGTGAACTTTCTGGTCTTCAGCCATTTTCTTGCTTCATCAATTCTCTGTGCTTCTTCTGCGTTGTAACTTCCAGATGTAAGTCTCTTGTACTCTACTCTCGCAATATGAGCCAGAATTCGTGCTGTAAACATTCTTGTGTTAAGCTCACTATCCAGATACAATACTGCTAAGTCTTTCTTCATCAGATCGACTGCACAATTAAGGAGCATCATTGATTTTCCCTGCTTCGCTTCTGCCGCAAAGATAAACAACTCACCAGGCTCAATCGTGGCGTATTCGTTTAATGCTGGGAATTTGAACTGAATACCTGCGTATCCATCTCCCTGTCTGGACTGAATCTCGTCCCAACAGTCATCCACAACATCTTTGAACATCGGCACATCATTTGTTGTTGAAAATTCTGTCATTACATCATCGATGATGGAATATATCTTCTCTTCAACATTTGTTTCTGCCCGGTTGTAGCAAAGAGCCTGACACTCCTTTAACCTCTGGAATGTATCTCTTCTGAAAGCTGCATCCAGAACATTATCAACGAGCATCTTGTATTCTTCGACTGTATGTCTTGCCAGTACATCACTCATTTCCATAAGTTCATTCAGCTTTTCAATAGATAATTCATCAGCATATTTTCGTGTTGCTTCTGAAGCATTGAGACTTTCTATGATGTTATACGGGTCTATTGTGGTAATTCCTCTTTCAACGAGATCTCCAATAGCTGTATACACACATCTGTTTTCTTTATTTGTAAAATGGTTGGGTAATAAATATTCGGAATAGAAGATGAAATCCGGTTTATGTATTAGCGATGCAATAATACCGGCTTCACTCTCAAGACTATTGATGTCATCTACGCTAGTCATGTTCTAGTCCTCCTCTCGGCTCGTGCTTCTATGTCGTAACAGCAATGATTGCTGAGACCACAAAGGTAATAACACGAGAAAAATTCCCGATTAGGATAGAATTCATCTGCGCCTAATATCTCTTCGACTTTGTGCTGCGCCCATGATAAGGCTTCGCGATATGCGTCTTCGTTAAACGGTTCTTCGATAAACACTCCTGTCCTAAAACAGTTAAAACATAATAATTTCGGCAATTTACCATACTTTTGACGTACTGCTTCTGCATATATGTACAGCTGCCGTAACATTAAATCAAGTTCTTTATCCTTTAGCGTTGGCTTCGCTCGCCCGCTTCTCGGTTTTAAATCCCTTGATTTATTGTCAATAATAACAAACTCTCCGTCCTCCTCTCCGAGATAATCAATTCTTCCTGTAAAATTAAACTCTCCTATTTTAAAGTCGATTTTCTCTTCCACAGAAATCATTTTGAATCTCAGCGGCTCTAATGATTTAATAAATTCTGTTCCTGACTGGAAATATTTCTGTACTGTTGCAGCTTTAGGTCTTCCAGTTCCTTTTGTCTTTGCTTTGAATTGCGTGAGAAACATCATTAGTATTTCTTCTTTGGAATTTTCACCTTTAAAATATTTCTCAAGCAAATCATGCATAAATAATCCGTATGCAGCATAGAATTTATCTTCTTTTTTTAATTTGGGAGTATGTATATATGTTAGAAACCACCTGTACGGGCAGTCGTCAAATATTTCGAGCCTACTATAGCTCCAGGTCATCGCCTCAATCAGTGGACGATAACTTATTTCTCCCATTTGTCACCTCTTAGAATGGAAGCTGTGAGTCATCAATTTCTCCACTGTCCACAGCTCTCTGAGGTTCTGTGTTAAAACCGGAGTTTCCACCACCGCCAGAATTGATCTCAGCCTGTGTCTCAAAACTAAAGATTTTGAAGTTGGTGTAGGTAATATTCTTCTCCTTATTGTAGTTATTTGTAACATCGACATCTCCCAAGCGGATTCTATCTTTCTCTTTTAATGTAAGAGCTTTTCTTGCAGCCGCTGTACCGATGAAGTCAACAAATCCAGAGAAGTCTGTGTCGTATTCTCCTGTCTGTTTATTCTTTCTACTGATTGAAATTCTTGCCTTTGTTCGAGTGTCTGAAGCACTTTCTACTGACCAAATAGTTGCATAACTTCCTGTCCTGAATCCCATATGTATTATTCTCCTTTAATGAATTTTTCATTGAATTTTTCGAGTAAATCAGCTGCTAACGCAGGTTCTTTAATTGCAAGATAGTTTCCATTTTTCACATATCGTTTTACGAAATTCTTTACATCGTCTGCTTTTCCAGGATTATCTGCAAGGAACTTTCTTATAATCCCATCGAACTGAGAAATAATCTCTTCTGCAATAGCTTTATCTTCTGATACTTCCGCTTCTTTCTGTTTGCTGCGGTATGCATCAACATCTGAGTCAGCCTGTGCAATCTGGAAGTAGTTGCAAAGAAAATATCTTGTGCAATATGTAAGACCAGAACCGAGAGCCTGTGATGGGTCTCCCTGTGATCCGGTTACAAACCACGGAACTTCGATAAAGTCTTCTGGATTTGCATCATCTACCCACTTGAATACCATATCGGCAGTCACAAGCATTTCTGATGTCTTTGACTCATATGCCTCGCCAGTTTTAGTAAACTTTGTATTGGATGTTACAAACTGTTCAACATGAGATGTTCCCGGAACAATCTGCGGAATCAGGGAAACCCCATATTTTTTCATACCTGCTGTAATCTTAGCCAGAATTGATGTAATGTCTGCATAGCTGTAGTTGTATCCTCTTTTTTCTTTTGCTACAACGTCAGAAATTGCACGGATTTTTGCAAGTTTCTGAATAAGATTTAATGTTTCTGTCTCAGCCATAATTCCTCCTTACTACGCTTCAATCAGCGCTTTAAAATTTTTGATGATCTTTTCATTCTTTGATCTTGTTTCTCCCAGACCATCCTTAGTTCTTGCAAGCTCTGCCTGATACTCATCAATTTCCTTGATTTTCTCCTCAATGCTTTCATTAAGTGATTCAAGGCTAGTTACAGTGCCAGTTACCATAGATACAGCATCATTATACCGATCTACAAACTTAGCAAGTTCCTCTTTCTTTTTCTGGAGCACATCGATCTCTACAGGCTCCTGAGCAGCTCTTCTTCTCATTCTTATTCTCCCTCTTTAATATATGTAGCACTTTCATCTGCAACATGCAGCAACCATGCAAACCAGCATCTTCCGTACGCACTTCCGACATCTTTATTACCATCCCAAGAACCCATGTGGCAGTTGATTGCGATTGCCTCTATAGGTGTCAACTTGATAAAGTTCTGAGCAAGAAATACTGATTTACTGCCATGACCTCCATAACAAAACTTCTCTTTAATGGTGAATGCATCGTAGCTCTCCCACTGACCTGTCTCGCTATTTTTACGATTCCTCTTTTCTGTTGCATAAAAATTGACTTTGCATAAATCATGAAGCAGTGCAGAAATAATCACTGTTTCGTCCGAAACCTCTACTTCTGGGTACACTTGTAACAATCTCTTTACTTCATCATAAACATTTAGAGAATGTTCACATAAGCCCCCGACGTAGTCTCCATGGTATGCACGAGACGCAGGTGCTGTGAAGAAGTCAGATTCCTCAAGCCATTTCAGCAAGTCAGAGACACCATCTCGTTCTACTGAATTCAGAAGCGCCACAACTCTGTCATGGTTTTCAACTCTTTTTGTTTCTGTCAGCATTGACGTTCTCCTTTCATATTATTTTTGGACTTTTACGTCCGAACAAGGGTAGTCGGATTTGAACCGACGAATGCAGGAGTCAAATTCCTGTGCCTTACCGCTTGGCTATACCCCTATGCAGTTTATTTAATTAGCATGATATATGTAATTGAAAGCCTACTTCATAGTAGGCGATCAACTGAGTTGTAGACTCAAATAATATTATAAAAACCACGCAAGTTTCCATCTTTCGTAGTCTTCTTCATAATCTCTTACAAGCTGTCTGTGCTTTGCTTCGATTGTATTCCTACCGCTATCAAGCTTGTAGGTTTTCCCTTCCATCTGTTGAGAAACTATTGCATTAAAGTCTGGTGGTACGCCTATTATTTCCTGCTCATACATCCTATAGAACACACCAGATAACCACACTCTAAAATAACTCAACTTCAGCGACGTCTTGTCACTGTTCTGCTTTGATCTTCTTGATAATTCAACCCTCAAAGCTTTTAATGTAGGTATTGACTTAATACCTCGGATCAACGTATCTCCATTCGCTCTGTTTTTCCAGATTTCTTTTGAATACTTCGGATGAACATACAGGAATTGTTTCAATTCGACACAATTATGAAAAGCTTCCAAACCCTCTGGGTAAATTGGAACAACTGTGAACTTTTGATCGTATTTGACCTCTAATCTTTTGAAATCAACATCCGTGCATTTCACTTTTAGTATGTCTTCTTCATCCATTCCTGCATAAGCAAGCCAATAGTAACATCTGTATATATTATCTGTTGCTTGTGTTGATGCCGGTTCGCATATTGCATTTAGATAATTCTGCAAATGTTTTGGATTTGCTATGGTTTGTTGTTTAACTTTATCAAGCCCGATAGATTTTATCTCTAACATACCCGGACAGGCTCCATCTACTTGCATTTCTATACACCATTTCACATAGTCTTTCAATAAGATAAGCCTTGACCATTTACTTCTTGATCGAAAACCAGCAATTTGACTTACCATCGGCTGAAGTTCTTCTGCTGACTTAGTACATAAATCTGCTCCCCATTCTTCTTCATATTTTTCAGTATTCCCAAATACTGATTCACATAGCTTTAATTTCCAAGGTGTAGAAGAAACTACTTCACTTATAAACTGATGTTTTATTTCTGCATTATACATCTGTGCCTCCTAATTAGCTATCGCATTTAGTGCTAACGCCTTCTGCCAAACACTCATCAGTAAATCTGGATCAACGAATGCTATTGCTGATGATGACAATATGCTACCTACCGCAACCTGCGCCATATATTCTTCTGGTAATGTTGTAATATATTCCCCGAGCTTGTACTTTGACATACATTTCGGATTTTCACATAATACCATACTATCTTTACGGAGTCCAACCTCCTTCGGAATAAATACATGTGTTGGCTGATTCGTCTTTTTCAGCGCACTCGTAAGTGGTAAAACTATTAAGTTAGGACTATACTCATTTCCCACATTATTCTGGAATACTAATCCAGGTCTAAATCCTTGTTGTTCATTTCCGCTACCATCGAAATATACTAAGTATATATCTCCTATTTTTGGATGTTTTGTGTTATTACTGTTCTTCAAAGGCTGCCACTCCTTTCGCTGTATTTTACTTTTGTTTACAGTTAAAGAATAGCATATTGCGCCATAATTGTCAAGCTAATAAAATAATTTACTTTAAGGAAATATCAGCTACTACCGTATATGTATGATTATCAATATCGTTTGATACATTTCCGCATATAATTTCTATCATAAGCTTTGTTCCAATTTTCTCTATATATGCATATTTCGCTCTCTCTATGATTACATACTGCTCACCACAAGAGTTTTGCGCATTATGCATGAATATTTTATTAGGATTGAATAGGATATCGAGCTGATTGAATATCATGCTGCATCTGAGTGTAAAGTTGTTGATATTGCTCTGATAATTGCTTGAAAAAATATATTTAGTATACTTTCTTTCAGAAAGATAATCTCTTAGTTCAGCAATCGAAATTTTCTTACATTTATTTCCGATTTTGCCATTCATTTGCAGTATTCCTCCATTGACATTTTGGCAGCGGTGTGGCATACTACAATCAGAATATGTGTTCTATAAGTGGGCATGTATTCCAATCGTAGTGGCTGATTCATGTCGCTCCACTACTGATTCAGAAGCCGTGTGAAATGTGGTTGTTTGCGCGGTCTGATGTTAAGTAGCTGTGTTTCGTGGTTGTTGCACAGCTACTTTTTTTGAGGTGAATGTTCGGTCGTCACGCGAACGTTTGTTCTATTTCTCTATAATTTTACCATGTATCTCCTTGACTGTCAATGCAATTTTAATAGTTGGTATAAATTACCATAAACTCTTAATTTCAGGATTCCATTTCTTATTTCTGTGGGGAATATTATGTTCCCAGTGCAGCGAACCCATACTAAGTTCACTATAGAACTTGCACCCATCTTTTACATATGTTTGTTTTCCAGGCACAAATAGTATTCTTAATTCCGGATAATACAACTGTATATTCTTCTCAATACACTGGCATGTTTTAATTATATATTTCATTCTTTCATCGCCTACTCCTCCGAGCTGATACTTTGCAGCAAAAAGACTAGGAATCTTTCCGCTTTTAGATAACAATAAGTGATACGCCTTGCCCCATGGAAAATATATCATTGTATATTCACTTTCAAAATTTGATAAATCTATAAAATACTTTTTCCATTCAGTCCCATATATCTGTCTCAATTCACTAGAAATAGAATTCAGCGCATCCCATCTCGATCCATTGCTTTTTAAAACATTCTTGATATATTCTTCTTCAGCTCTCGAAGCTGTGATTTTTTGATTAATCTCATCTGCGTTTTCTTGACGCTTCTGGGCTACCTCCTCATTGGCTTTCTCGTCAATAAATTTGTAAACCCAATAAGCCCCTCCTATTAAAACAATCGGTATTCCCCACATATTTTCCCTCCTAAGCAGAGGCTTCTACTATATAGTCTTTTGCGCTATCTATATGTTCCACAGCCTCCTCTAGTCTCTCTATTGCATCTTCCATCTTCTGACATCTATCACTATCCAATAAGTTTTCAGGCATATTATCGAGGCAGTCTTGCTCTGAATCTAATGCCGACTGAACCATATTGGATGCCTTGCCAAGCAAATCCGTCGCATTTCTTAACAGTTCTCGCCTTTTATTATTCACGCAGGTTACCTCCAGCCTACATTGCTTTATCCCATACGCTTGGGAATACAAAGTTCACACACATCGCTTCTCTCTCTGGTGATTTTGAAAAGCCGAACTTGATAGCTCTTTCTACAAGCTGATGGAACTGATGCTCTTTCGATTCGATTGTTAAATCTTCGCATTCAATCGTAATGCTGATTGTCATTTTAATCTCATCGACATCTACATCGACTGAATCTCCAGCGAATTCTTTTAAGATTCCATCAATCGCATCACAATACTCATGAAGGATATCCAGTTTCTCCTTATCGACCTTCCATAATGGTTTAAATCTGTCACTTGCCTCTTCAACCACCATATTTACTACATCAAAACATTTAATCACACTTTCCATTGCAACCATCTCCTCGCTTCTTTCTTAATTTGTGAAACGTGAAGTTAAGCTGAACTGTGCCATTTGTTTTTGGATAAGCCTCAAAATTCGTTGCCAATGATGTAACAGTTTTGAATACCTTGCTATTTTGATAGTCGATTTTTCTCCCTGTCACACTAATATAGCCCATATTTTTAGACGGCTCAAACAGCTCGTACTTCACTTTCACATTTCTACCCTTTGTTATATGTCGTAAAGCCAGATAACTATACAGCATCTGACAGATACGTGCTTTGTCTACATCTGGATTCTTCTTCAATACATTATCTGCTGTATCGGTAATCCATTCTTTATCAGACGAACTTAAAAAGCTCAAATCAATCTGATTTCTTAATGTTTCCATGCGGCGTAACCTCCTTTATTGTACCATTAAAGCCTTACCTCTGCAATCCGGCTAATGCTTCAATGCATGATGAAAATATTGCAGCAGCCTCTTCAACCTCTGCTGGTGTGTTGGTAGACGAAAACGATATTCTTACAGAATCTCTCGCTTCATCATCAGAAAGCCCCATAGCTGTCAACACCCTACTCGGCTCCGACTTATGACTGTGGCAAGCAGATCCTGCAGATATACACACCCCTTTTGCATCTAACATCAAGAGCAGCGTTTCGCTGTCGATGTTTTCGACTCTAAGGTTCAGTGTTTTACCCACATCGCCTACAGAAGCGCCGTTGACATGAATCCTATCTTCAAGGTTGACTTCCTTCAGATAAGATATCATATTCCCATAAAACAACCGTTTAAGCAGTGATACTGTCACTCTCTGTGTCCCAAAATCTGAGCAAATTAAATCACACGCCTTCCCGAGACCAACTATGCCTGCTACATTTTCTGTTCCTCCCCGGAGACCAAACTCCTGATTTGCGCCACCATATATCAGTGATCTTGCAAGAGTCTTATCTTTAATATATATAGCGCCGATACCTTTTGGAGCATAGATTTTATGACCAGATATTGTTGCGAAATCACACCCAATTATATTGGTATCAATCGGGTGGCATCCTGCTGCCTGTACACAGTCTGTGTGGAACAGAACTCCTCTTTCTCGGCATATCTCCCCTATATGATTTACTGGATTGACTGCACCTGTTTCATTATTAACATACATTACCGACACAAGACCGATGCTCTCATCCTCATCTAATAATGCCTCTAAATGCTTCACATCGACTGTTCCGTCGCTTTTTGTATGTATAAACTGTGTATAAAAGTCGTCTTTTATATCCGCTTTGCCAGATGGTTTGAACATATGCGTCGCTGCTTCATATACTGAATCATGTTCAATCTGAGAAATCACAACATGTTTCTTCCCTCGCTCTTCAAGCATACATCTCATACCGTATGAGAACACCATATTGTTTCCTTCACTTCCTCCAGATGTAAATACAATCTGATCGGCGGAAGCATTAAATAACTGAGCAACCTGCTCTCTTGCTTTCTGAATAGCTTTTGCAGATTCTCGTCCTATTCTATAGACAGCCCCGGCGTTCCCATATCCACCCTTTAAATACGGCATCATCGCTTTGAGCACCTCCGGGTGAATCGGAGTCGTTGCTGAGTTATCTAAGTAAATCATAAATTCCTCCTATAATACGGACAAATATCCATACTTGTTCGTATTTACCTCTACATAGTTAATGATTGGAGCATCCACATTATTATGCCGTAAATTCCAAACCTTTGAAGTATCAATCTCTCTTATGTATCCAGCTCCTGCGAAGCCGCAGCGAAATGCATAGCTTTCCTTACCTTTATATACACGTTCACTCCAGAGTGGCTCTACACGCTTCTCACAGAACTCCACGACTCGTTGATCGAACATGAGATCAAAATCATTTGCAAAATCCGGATTACTGTATCCGATATTCTTACAAAAATCTACCAATTCATCTGGAGCCTCAAAGCAATAATCAAATATAATTGCTTTCTTCATATTTGATTCTTTATTTACAACAGGCATATCTATTTTTCCGCTTCCTCCGCAAACGTCGCATTGCATAATCCCACGGATGCCTTTTCCTATAGGAATAACACCATGACCATCACATCTTTGGCACTTCACTTTCTCTGTAGTATGTTCAAAAGTAATCATTCCAAACTTGCCGTATGAGAATTCTTCATAATATTCAGTATATTTTGTATACGCTCCGAATTCATTTTTCTCAGCTGTCTCCGGTACTCCTTCAGGGAAATCTGCAAAATAGAAATAATAGCTGGCTCCGCCAAACCAGCTTCCAAGTCTTAGATACTTACCCTTTTCTTCCTCAAATGTTTTTATATATCGTGTGTCAATTCCTGTTTGCTTTGCATAATACAGCACATATTCATACTGTTCTTTGGATACTACTTTGCCTGTCGGTCGCAGTTCCAAAAACGCCCATGTCTTATCTGCTGATTTTTCTTTTGCCTCTGACCATTTCAAATCTCAACACCTCCAATAAATATCAGCTCATCGATGTATCTTCTGCCTTCTCCTTTGAAAATTGGAATGTCATTGTCAATGATCCATGCTGTTTCAGGCTCTTTTGGATTCCTGATTTCACATGTTTCTGTTCCATCGACAGATGTACTGATGAATCTTCTGTTTCTTACGCAGCAGCTACCTCGCTTGTACGATGTAGCCATGTCATTCCAGTTAATTCCACGCTGAGTCATTAACATATCCTGTATTTGGTCACATGTCTTATTCAGTAGTTCTCTGTGGCTAAAATTTGCCTGTCCGACCATCTGAATCGAGTTTCTGCTTGCATCAAGCTGTCTCCAGTAAATATTGTTCGTAACCTCTTCTTTTGGAAGATTGAACGCTCTGGCATCAAACATTGCTCCTTTACACATCGCATTGTAATAGACATCATTTAATCGTTTGTCTTCATCTGTTGGACTTCCTTCATAAATCCATCTATTGAATTCTTCATACTCATACATGAAAAATCTATTGAATGCCATTGTAGCCATACTTGCCACAATGCTACACATTTTCTGCACCTCATAGTCAAACCAAGCTTCTGAATTCAGCTTCTTATAATCTATGAGAATCAGTGTAATTTCATCGGACTGCGTATACCCAAACACACATCCCTGTATATTCTCACATAAATACTTCATTGTATCCTGCATTACCCGCATTAATACGTCATCAAAAGGCTTCTGAAATCCTTTTGTAAAAGTATGAAACGCCCGACCATCAACTCTGATGATTACGGGCGTTCTTCTCATTAACGTATTCTTCGGCACTGCTTCATACTTCTTCATTCTTTTCGCAAGTGCTGATGTATCCATAATTGTTCCTTTCTATAATTTCTTGATTTTTATATCGGATATGCCTTGTATACCTGTTACCCTGATATATTTCTCGCCTTCCCACCAATCGTTTAAATATTCTACATCATACATATCGTATGGGCTTGCGACTTCATTAAGACGCTCATAATTCTTCCCGTCTCTGGATATTTCGATTGATACAATCACGTCTTCAGTGCAGTGATGTTCCCAGTATTTTTTAATATACTCACTTACGATACCATACCCAGTCTGCTTATCATCTAACACTACTGTTTCTACAGGATTTGTGTATTCAAACGACGGCATAAGAGCCAACTTGAACAAATTCCTTTCATGCATAGTATCAATTCTTTCTTTTGTATGCATATCATCGATTTCACCGGTTCTAATATACCTGTCCAAAACTGCATATGTAAATCCGAGATTATCTTCGTCCGTATGACCACACAGACCATCTGTAGGAACCTTTTCAACTAATTCTTCTGGAAGACCAAGCTCACGTCCGATTGCTTTAACTTCAGTTACAGTGAGCTTTGATAACGGACTAAAGTCCCCGGCTCCGTCTCCATATCTCGTAGCATATCCAACCCAATCTTCTGATAAATTGCAGGTATTTGCGACTCTTCCACCGATTGTTTGAGATACTGCATACAATGTAGCCATTCTAATTCTTGCCGGAAGATTTACAGAAGTCTGTACAGACCAATGATCTCCGAGCTGCGGTTTGATCTCATGCTTCAGTGATCTAATTGCTTCATGAATATTAACCACACAATAGTCAATCCCGAGATGCTTTACCAGAGAATACGATGTGTCAATATCAACTTGCTCCCCATTCGGCATAAGCACTCCGAAAACCTTATCTTTGCCAAGAGCTTCTACGCACAGAGCTGCAACCACACTGGAATCCTTTCCTCCGGAAATCCCGACTACAGCACTACATCCTTTACCATTCTGCTCAAAGAATTCTCTAATCCATTTTACGATGTCATCTTTTACTGCCTTTGCATTAAATTTACTCATGTCTTAGTTCCTCCCGTATTTTCATCAGAATCTTTCCAAGTTTGTTTTCTCCTTCACCATTCACCGTTCCCCATACTTTATCACCCCATGTATTACCTTCTTCTAAGGCACATTCTCCTGTTAAAAGTAATTTTTCTTTGAGTTCTTCATTCTGGGAGAATTTAGCAAGGCAAATCTCGTACATAATTCTTTCCTTAACGTTCTCCCAGTCTGGTCTAAGCGGAACTTGCCTACCTAATTTCTTAGCTTCTGAAGCGGTTAATTCTGCAAATTCCTGCCTGTACTCTCTTCCTACTTTAGCAGATTGAAACGCAGCTTCATTATTCTTATAAGAAACACCGTCCCACACCACAGGAGCTGCATAAAAATTGCTTAAAAAATAATATTTTCCTCTAAACGCACTTATCATCCTTTATCAAGCCTCCATAATTCTACATTTACTTCTCGAAATGTAGTTTCAATTAAAGCATAAACATCTTCCCAGTTTGCGCCTCCTCTAACGCTTCCAATCTTATAAGGCATTGCAATACTCATATTTCTCTCCATTGCATAATCCCGCAGATTTTCAAAGCACTTTTTCAACGCTTCCAAATCTGTATATTGTTTGCCATCATATCCATAAGATTTCTGAGCAAATAGGTTTGCGTATATTTTGTTATCCATATTTGATTTGAAATATCTCACATCTCCTATAAGATCATCTGCCGTTTTACTGGAGCAGTACGCACGATAATCATGGAAAACCTGAACATCATATTCCCGTATTGCCCTTGCAACACCAGAGTTAAAAGCACCTTTGCAATTAACCTGGTGTGCAATAATATCTGTTTTGGATGCGAGTAAATCACCGTCAATAATTTTAATCATTTACTCCATACATCCTTTCTCTAATATCCATAAATGACTCCTCTTTAACAAGCTTGCCATCCTTGAAAACTGTTGTGAGCAAGCTATCATCGCTCATCTCCGTCAGCTGATCCTGGCACTTCAGCTGTCCATCTTCTTTGTATACTCGGCAACAACCTTTATGCGATTTCTTTAAATGGCTTGTGTCTGTCTTCGGGTCTTTATAGATCATCAGTTTTTTACCGTTAATAACACCGTATGTTGCTTTCATTGCAATGCCAAATGTATCTCTGGTAGCGACCACAAGCTTTCCATTTTCTACGATTGCTGTAAAGCAAAATGCCCCAACTCCATATGCAATATTATTCGCAGCAAATCCACGTTTCTCAAGTTCTTTCCAGATAGTTTCGACATTGGATAATGTGCATCCATCTCCGTAAATGATTCCGATATGGGGGTCTAAGACCTTATAACCTTTTGAGTTTTCAGTACCTCCGAAAATCTCCCACAACATTTCAACTGTTTTAACTGAGATTTCCACGATATCTCCGCTGTCCGGTCTGACTAAAAGTTTTCCATTATGGTTCATAATCTCATCTCTACACTGAGGCAAGATGTTGTTTACCATATTCCAGTAATCATATGTGTCTGAAACCATACTGAATGATGTATCTGGATATAATTCAGTAAGCAATCTTTTGACGAATGTGATTTCATCACCATCGATTGAGAAATTTGCACCCATTACGCTGTGTTCTGTTGACACTGCTCCGAGACCAATACCATTATTTTTACAATCTGCGTTGTAGTATTTGTCAATATATGAAATCGCCGGAATTGTAGATGTCTTGTTGAATGATAACAACCATGAAGCCGAGCATCTGACCGCTTCATCCATGCATGACATTCCTCTCATGCCAAAATCAGCACAAGCCATTGCGCCGTCCAGACCATCCGTTGTCTTATCGTACCAATAGTCTGCAATATTTCTGTACATATGACCGATTGTTGCATGGCAGCAGGGTTTCCACAGTTCTACTTGCAGAATACACTCTATCCACTGTACGAGCCATGCAAAGTCTTCTTTGGTGTTTGTGATTTCGATACATGGGATTCCCATTGTAACAAGCGTTCCCTCCGGAAGTGCTCTGATTTCCAAAAGGAACCTCCATAAGCTATAATATCGTCTACCATCAATATAGTCTGCTTTTGCAGATCAATACCGTTTGTCTTAATAGCCAGTCCAAGAATTTTTCCTGTCTCCCAATCTCTTTTCTTCTCTCCGTAGCAATACTTCATACCCGGTAATAAACCTGAATATCTTTTCGCTGCTCCCGCGTCTGGAAAATATAAAACTAATGGTACGGTCTCATCTATCTGACCTATTACTTCTTTTAAATACTTCTCTGGTGTACATACAAGTACATTATTCAGAAGTGCGGCTCCTACGTTGCTGTGTACGTCAAGGACTCTCACCACATCAAACCGTAGCCAGTTGATTACGTCTGCAAAGCCTCTTAATGTGAATACCTCTTTATGGTTATGGATACGATCCATTCTTGCATTTGGAAGATATAACAGATTGAGGCAAATTTCCTGTATACATGGCATATTTCTCAGGTGTCTTGTAACATAAATCAGTGTCGAAAGTTCCTCTTCTCTCTCAAATTTCCATGTGATTTCATGTGTATTTCTCCATTCCATATTTGGGAGATTCTCCAAAACGATGCGCTGTGTCCCGTCAGGGAAATGTTCTACTTTTACTTCTGTGCCATCCAAAATAATCATATCTTACTCTCCAATCACTTCAATTTGACAGCTTTTCAGCACTTCGAGTGCAGCTTTATGTTTCTCTGGTGTTGATCCAGCACAGCAGCTCGCATCAACTGTGATTTCTATATCTGGATTCAATGTCTTGATAAGCAACGCATTTGTTACAACACAAATATCGGTATCAAGACCAATCATCTCAATGCTATCCGGATTTCCAAGCATATCTAACACCTCAGCCCATCCCGCATATCCGAATGTCGGCTTATCAATATGTCTGCTATTATGTGTCTCAAGACCATCGACAATTCTATGTCCGCGAGTCCCCATAATGCAGTGTTTAATAGGCAGTTTTCTTCCTTCCGAAGTGTACAGATAGTCCACATCATGCGAATCTCTTGTGAAAAGAATCTCTTTACCGTATTTATCATATTTCTCAATTTTAGCTTTCACAGCCGGGATGATCGCTTGAGCTTCCTTGCTACCAAGTGCACCATCCACAAAATCATTTTGTACATCAACTACAATCAATACTCTCTTCATATCCTCTACCCCTTTCTTACTCATCTAAATCTTCACTATCAAAACAACTATCATTTATTTTTGGAACTGTAACTGTAAGGATTCCGTCATCCAGTCTGATAGTTATTTCCAAATTTGTGTTGCATTCATACAATATCTCTCCGTTTTCATCTACGACAGAAACTGTATCAATATCTTCTACGAAATTGCTCCGTCTCCGCTTCGGGATTGTAATATGTATCGGTGTGTCTTCATTCGCTTCGCCATTCCGTACTTCATCGTTTTTAGATGTACAGCCAATTATTCCGAATGTAGCCATTAGCGACAACATAAATATATAAAACCACTTTTTCATCCACTGCCTCCTTCCTCATATTCTGCCAGCTTCGCATCAGCAATTTCTTTCTGCACATTAGATGCATGTAGCCTGTTATCTTTGCACCAGTCACAATTTCCATGATTTCTGCAAGTACGATCAGTAGATTTTCCTCCGATATACGGTTTCCTATGTTCTTTACCATGCAGAATTGCCTTATCTAACGACATTACGACCTCCTTTCTACCCTGCTGAGTTTTCAACTTCGACAAGATTACTATCAACCAAATAATTTCTGGTTCTTCCTCCAAGATTCAGTTCCTTATACGCTTTCTCAATCTCCTCAGATGTAATTCCGATATAGTCCAGCGTCTGCGCTGGAGATGAATGATTGAGCATTTTCTGTAACAGAAGAAGTTTTCTGCTATCATTATTCGACATAACCATCTGATGATAGCAGAATGTTTTTCTCAAGCTGTGAGTTGCCATTCTAATATTCAAATGCAAATCCACAGCAATCCCTTTTAGTATCCTGTCGATTGACTGTTTTGAAAGCGGCTGATTTGATGATTTACCTCTGTTGGATTCACTTCTGAATAAATAGTCACTCAATGTAACATTTGGTGTATTCTCCAAATACAAAGTTACCGCCTCTATAACGGCGGTATTAATTGTGATATATCTATTCTTTTTTCGTTTCCTTGTATTTCTTGTTTTCTTTTCATACACTGGGAAATTATCACGAAATGTGAAATTATCATTGATGAGATTTGAGAATCTGAGCATTCTTAAATCGCTCACTCGAAGACCAAAGTTAATACCAACTATGAAGAGCATATTATCTCTGTATCTTTTTTGTGAAATAAGAAATTCTGAAATCGCATAGATATCGTCAAGACTTTTAATCGGCTCCGCAGCATGTTCTGGTGCTAATTCGCAATGGGTTTCTTCTGTTGCCGGAGCGATAAGACCAGCTGCTGATCGTATCTTACTTCTCTGTAGAGCTTGCAAGTCAATTACCTTGTTTTTTGCATCAGCAATACTTACAATTTCACCCACAGCTTACACCTCCTTAAATTAATCCCCTAACTATTTAATGAACAACCTCTGACATCAAGACCAGAAGTTTCTATATTAGTACCATAGGCTTGACTTCCGCCAAGCCCTAGCATGATAATTCTATTTCCGAGATGCTCATTGCTTTTAAGGAATTCGTATTCGCCGGATGCAATCAAATCTTTAATATGTAATAAATTCATACTACACCTCCACGATGAACTCCTGAATTTTCTCCAGATACTTATTTCTTTCCTCGTCTGAACATTTTTCAAAACTCATTTCCAATGGTTTTGTTAAGTCAATGCTAAAAATCCCCATAATGGACTTCGCATCAACTATGTATCTGCCAGACTGAAGAAGCACATCTCCGTCCACCTTTGAAGTTACATTGACAAATTGTTTTACCTTATCAATAGAATTTAACATTACTTTAAACATAACAAAAATCTCCTTTTCTAAGTCAAACTATTAATACTTCTTAACTCGATAGCACGAGCAAAATATTCTCGGAAGATGTTCCGTGCTCCAATCTGACAAGATTTTGTCTTTAGCCTGACAGGAATAAAACTCCGGCGTTAATCCCATCATCGATGGGTTAAGTATTTTATGTAAGCAATATTTACATCTTCTATGCTTTTTACGATACTTCATTACTTTTTCATCCATAATAACCACCGCCTCTCTTAAATTTGAATGGAACTGAGGGGAATCGAACCCCTGTCCAAAAATACTACTCACTATGAATCTTTACGCTGTTTTGGAATCATGTACTGATTTCTTGTCCACCACCCTGTTCTTTACTATCTCAACCAATACAGGTATTCATATACAGGGAACCGTATACCAAATATGCTTGTTTTTGAACCTCAACATTTACCAGCATTATCTCAATGTGTTTTGGCGTAGCAACTTAGGCTACTGCTAACATCTGTCTGTTTGCGTTTGTATTTAAGGTTTGATGATTAAGTCATCACTCTAGCGAATTCATACCTTTCATACCCCTGTCGAAACCTTTACAGCCCCGAAATCCATCCAGCTATCGCCCTGTTTACTGGTGGTAGGAGGCTCATTTCCTCCTATGTCTGGTCACACGGTTACGTCGCTTCTGCAGGCTCCAAACTATTCTCCCGTAACCCGGATACCGATATCACCTAAGTCGGAAGGGGTCTCTCCTCAAAAACTACCCAAGACTTTTGGAGTGTTGCTCGTTATCAATGCACTTATCTGTTTTCATGCACTGAATAAATCATATACCGAGCAAAGTCTTCTACAATAGTTGTTACAGATACCAACTATCGTCTGCCGTAGAAAATCAATAGGGCAGATGTGGCTCTACCCTATCAAACATCAATTTTATAAACCAAGTTCCTGAATGACAGGTAAAACCTCGTCTTTTAATTCAGGATAGAACTTATCAAGTGTATCCCTTGCATTTAAAGGCTTATCAGGCTTTGTATACCTAGCACATTCCCAGTCCACTACCATCTGGACAAAATCACTATGTGTCTTTGCCTTAACAGAATGATGCCTGGAATGGTTCCTATGCCAGTTATGTACTGATTTATAATCAAAAATCATATACAGAAACACCTTATCCAAATCATGAAGGATTCCTCTCAAGGTATTATGTCCGAGTAGTTCTTTCTCTACTCTTCTAAATGCTTTTCTGTGCTTAATCGTGTAAGCAATTTTAGCTTTCTGCATTTCTTCCTCCATTCGTTTATCTTAATCATCCCAGTCACCTCTAAATGGGTTGTTTGGACATGTTTCGCATTTATGTACAAGCTCTCCGTTTTTATCTACAGAGTAATCATCTCCATAGCCTTCACATTCATAGCAGTAGTCAAACTCATCTTCATCCATATTGGTATTGCCTCCGTCAGAATTTTAAAACCCTGACAGCAAGATCATACTCTTTAGCCAGGTCTATCATTGATTTTGTTCCTCTACTTTTCCCGTCCCAAAACGCTACCAAAGCATCTGCGTTTTGAGCCATCTCTCTGTTTCTTATATATCCAGCCGCTTTGCCATACCGTTCCCAGTCTGCCGGGAAGTATGCAACATGGAAACCATTTTCTTTTGCATACTTCTCTCCCAGCCTGTCTGCTCCTCTTGCGGTTCCGCAAACTATGGATATTTCATCACTGATGTTCTGCAGCAGACGATTCATATTTGCTTTTAACATTTCGTAGTTCGCAAATGACCGGCTACCTGCAATTATTACTCTGAACATATTTTCACCAGAATTACTTTCCTCGCTGTCTCTTTGCTTCTTCGAGAATCTGACGAGCATTTCTTTCTCTTTCAGAAGCCGCAAGTCTACGATCTGCTGCCTGTGAACTTGAATCATATGCAATTCTGCTTCCTTCAGCTCTTTCTCGTGTCTTTCTCGCTCCCTCACGAACTCGCTCCAGCATCCTCTCACTCTCGTTGTTCATATTAAGAGAGTCCATACTCTGATGAAGCTCAATAATCTGGCTATCGGCTTCCATCTGAAAGACTACCTGCTCTTTTTCTTCTTTTAGACGCTGTAAATCATCAGCCGCCTGCTGCATAATATCTTTCTGATGGGCTTCGGCTTCTTTCATCTCTGCGATTGTATCCTTTAACACATTGATTTTATTTTCCAGAGTTGACTTCTTCATCGCATACTGCATTGCTTCATTTTCATTATTACTATCAATACACTCATTCATCTGCTTCGTGACTCTCATATACTCTTTATTCGCATTTCGCAGATCGTTCTGTGCCGCCTGTCGTTTCCCTGAAATTTCTGCAAAGCTCGTAGATGCTCTGTTGTAAAATTCCTCTTTCTCTCGAATCGCTGCATTGTAGTAATCTTTTGCTCCCTCTGGAGTCTGAGCATCCTGCCGCATCACCTCGTCAGTTCTGCCCTTCATCTTTACGCGAAGCTGCTTTCCAAAGACGGTTCCGAAGAGAATGATTACAGCAAGTACGATTACAACAATTATCATAAACATGAAGTTTGTCATAATATCCTCCTATTCTGCGTCAATTCCATACTGGTTACAGAGAGATTTGAGACCTCCGCTATACCCACTTCCTACAGCCTTAAATTTCCATTCGCCATTATAACGGTAAATCTCGGCAACAACCAGTGCTGTTTCTGTAGAAAAGTCCTCACTAAGATCAAATCTCATCAATTCTTCACCAGTATCTGCATCAACAACTCTGACGTATGCATTTTCAACCATTCCAAAGTTCTGGAGTCTGTTTTCTGCATCGTATATTGTCACAGTCACAGCGATTGTCTCATAATCAGTTGGGATCTGATCGAGTTTAATATTGATTACCTCGTCATCTCCGTCTCCATCTCCGGTGCGGTTATCGACCATATGAATTACGCTTTTTGAACTGTGTGACAAGTTACCGTAGAAGATGAAATCTCCGTCTGACCCCACCTTTCCGTTTGCTTTCGTCATGAAAGCTGATGCGTCAAGGTCAAAATCTGCCTCTCCGTCATAATGGTTAATATCCCAACCAAGACCCACGAAAATATTCTTTAATGAAGGGCGACCTTTTGTAAGATCGACCCTCTGTCCTTTACTTAATGATACTGACATGTTTCTTCTCCTTCGCTATTATTCTCAGCAAGATTCTCTGATACCAGAAGAATTTAACCCCAAAAAATCTCTCAAGAAACCTATCTGGATTTTTCTTCCAGTATTCAGTTATCTCTGCATTATTTATATCTATTAGTGAGTTCGCTGATACTGGTGTCATTCGTTCCCTGCCCGATCGCATTGAATTTCCATTCACCATCTTTCTTGTAAACCTCCGCAAACACCATAGCAGTCTTTCCTGCATAGTTTTCTGACAGGTTGTATTTGCAAATTTCTTTTCCAGTTGCATCATCAACTAATCTGATGAATGCATTTTCGATCAGACCGAAATCCTGTTTTCTGGACGTGCAGGCATAGATATTCACAACAAACACAACTTTTTCCACGTCTTCTGGCATCTTGTCCAAATTTACTGTGATCTGTTCATCGTCGCCAGCTCCATCACCAGTAAGATTGTCACCATGATGGTAGACACAACCATCTTCGGCTGATCTATCTCCATAGTAGACCACGCCTCGATATTTATTACCTTTTCCTAAGATAATAGCAGATGCATCGCAATCGATATTTGGCTTATGACCAAATAATCCCTGTTTTGCTGCATCCCAACCGAGACCTACAACTACCTTCTTTAAACCTGCGACCTCTTTTGACAGATTGATTTTTTGACCTTTTACCAAGCTTACTGACATATTCATATACTTCCTTTCTTATAAATTCATACCAAAGTTTCTACAAATGGCAGATAAACCACCAGCGAACCCAGACCCAACAGCATTGAACTTCCACTCTCCGTTTCTACGATACAGCTCTCCGGCTACAACTCCTGTTTCCAGCGAGAAATCTTCATTCAGTTCATACTTAAACAGTTCCTCATTTGTATCTGCATCGTATGCTCTGATATATGAATTATCTACCATGCCAAAATTCTGCAGTCTATTCTCAGCATCATAAATAGTAGCTGCAAAACTGATTTTGGAGATATTTGCCGGAATCTTGCTAAGCTCGACAATCATTGTTTCATCATCCCCGTCGCCATCTCCTGTTCTGTTGTCGCCAGAATATGTCAGTGATCCACTTGGATGCTGTGGCTGACCGTAGAAAACAAAATCCTGTTCTCCTGTAACTTTCCCGGAATCATCAGTAAAAAACGCAGACACATCAAGATCGAATTCTGCAGCTCCGTCATACCTATTAAGATCCCATCCGAGTGCAAAGACTACTTTTCTAAGTCCTGCATTACCTTTTGTCAGATCAATCTTCTGACCTTTGACTAAACTAATTGACATCTCTCATACCTCCTTAATGTCTATTATCAACAATCTTTCTGATAAGATCGATTGGGATAACCATAAATGCAAGAGCAATAATTATAATCCACTGATGTGGATGAAGCGCGGTTACTTTGATGAGCGAACCTGCAAAATCGCACAAAATAACAGTCATGGCAAAAATACCAATAGCTATATACGAAAACAGCTTATTCTTTCCGATACCTTTGAATAAATTGACATGCTCAGTGCGGATATTAAATCCATTAAATACTGCCATGAAACATAATAAAGCAAATCTTGCTGTCATAGATTTGATATCCGATGCAAACATATTTGCTACTGGACTGAATGTGATAATTCCATATAATGTGATGAATGCTGTAGTGCTGATTGCGATCCGTTTTTTCGCTCCTCTGATAAAGAGACCAGAACCCTTTTTAATAGGTCTTTCTAACATATATTCCTCTTTCGGAGGTTCTCCGCCAAAGGATAATGAATTCAGAGAATCCATTATGATGTTGACAATCAGAATTTGAACTGATGCAAGAAGCGCTCCAGTCGCAACCATTGGATAAATCACACTTAGAATCAAAAGTGCAATATTGATTGGAAGCTGGAACTCAAGGAACATCATGATATTGTGCATGAACGTTCTTCCAAGTTCAACCGCTTTTACTACACTTGCAAAATTATCATCAGTCAGTACGATATCTGATGCCTCTTTTGCTACATCAGATCCACCCTGCATTCCGAATCCGACATCCGCCCTCTTCAGTGCTGGAGAATCATTCACTCCGTCACCAGTCATCGCCACAGATTTTCCAATCTCCTGAGCAAGAGTCACCAATCTCAACTTTGTGTTCGGTGAACATCTGGAGATAACTCTCAGTCGGGGAATAAGACTTTTCACTTCTTCATCTGACATCGCTTCAAACTCATCGTTTGTGATTGCTAAATCTCCAGCCATGTAAATTCCGCATTCTTCTGCTACCGCCTTTGCAGTTTCGAGACAGTCACCAGTAATCTCGATGACCTGGATTCCTGCTTTGTGTGCCATTGCAACAGCCTTAGGAACCTCTGTTCTAACCGGATCAACAACACCAATAATGCCAAGAAGTGTCATATTATTCGGAAGCTCGTTTTCGATAAGCTCACCATTCGCTTTCGTTAAAGCAATGCATCTCATCGCGCTCATTGTCATGAGCCTAATATTTTCTAACAATCTACTTTTGTCGCTGTCAGTAAATGTCTGGATGCCATCTCCGAGAGCTGTCGTACATCGTTCAATTAACTTCTCTGGAGCGCCTTTATAATACGAAGTATTGTCTAAACAGGTTATTGCAGAATATTTATTCGCACTGTTGAAAACCTGCTTAGTTTTGACATGTAAATTATTATGCGTTCTCTGATACTCATCGGTATTAACAAGCGTTAAAACTGCTCTGTCGATTGAATTACCTCCTGTAATCTCTCCATTTCCATCAAATACCGCACTATTATTTAAACAAATATTTGCAACTATTTCGTTCCAAAGTTCTGAAGATGTCTTCACCTCATCAGCGAACCCATCGATGATTTTCTTTGGTGTCATAACTCCTGTTGTCAGAGTCCCTGTTTTATCAGTGCAGATAATATCTACATAGGCAAGCTCTGGAATTTTTCCCGGATTTTTTGCTAGAATATTAAACTTCTCCATTGTCTTTACATTTTGCTTTGTTACTAGCTTTACAATAAGTGGAAGTCCTTCTGGTACTGCTGCAACAATGATTGTCAGTGCCACAGAAAAATTCTGTGCAATTTTCTGAATTACTTCAAGGATATTTCCACCGAAGTAATTACTGAATCCAACTTTAGCTATACCAGCTCCGGTAAGAACTGCAAATGTAACTGCTGCTGCAATCGTTCCCCATTTTGAAATGAAATCGCTCAAATTATCCAACGCAATATCGAGCGCCGTCTTTGGAGATTCCAATGTCTGCATCTTAACCATCGTATCTCCGTTGACTGTATTAACACCGACATCGGTAACGACCATCTTTCCTTCGCCAGCCATAACTGTAGTTCCTGCAAAAAGACAATTCTGATTTGTATAGGCAGATGTCGAAGTGGTTTTTGCGTGTATGTAACCAGGAATCGGCGATTTTTTACATTCCTTTGTTTCGCCATTGATTGCTGCATTATTTACAGAAATTTTTCCCTCTACGATATAACCATCGGCAAATATTTCCTGCCCCATTTCAATGCATACAATATCACCTACTACCAGCTCATCCTTATTAATTGTCTGAACTTTCCCATCACGAATCACATCACAATACCTAACTGCCGTCTTTGCCCGTAATTCTGCTGCTGATTTCTGTACACCGAGACCGGTCTTTACAGCAATTACAGTTACGATTGCAAGGACTACAAGAATCATGATCGGATCAGAAAGCTCCATCACTCCCATAAAGCCAAGGAATAACTGCAGAACAGCGATTGCGATCAGAATCATTGTGATTTTTTCACTTAAAGCTTCTTTTGCAAAGTCATACCACTTTTTCATTTCCGGTTCTGGAAGCTTATTGCTACCATGAAGTTTTCTACTCTCCAGAACCTCCTTGCTACTTAATCCATTCATTAATTTGCTCCTTTCTTTTATTTATCAAAAAATGATGAGACATACATTTCTGTACGCTCACCATTATTGATTACAACTACATACTTTTATCTTTGTTCCTATCTTTGTTTGGATGTCTGCCTTTGAATTTCTTTCCGCCATACTCTTTGGTATATTTCCTATTTGATTTACACTGATTGCAGTTATTTCTGTTTTTACAGTACCAACATCCGTCTTGATCCATCCAGTACCATTTAGGCATCGATGGCTTCGGTTTCCTTTTGGCTTTACCCATCACTACAGTCTCCACGGCGCATAGCCTAAACCGTGCAACATCATATTGCTCACCCCGGCTGATGTCGAGGATGGTGGCGAACCCCTCCATGAAGACATTACCGAATCGTCGTCAAACTCCCAGGTCTCGCTCATGTACATCGGTCTTTGGCTTACCATCTTATATATTTCAAGCTGCCTATACATTAAATTTCTGAAATCAGATGCAGACATCGAGATAATACTCACGTCATCCGGTATACATACCACACTTGCGGTATTATCCCTTATCACATCATTAACGATATTATATATTCTGTTGATATCTTCAAGTGTATGGTGCTCCTGATTATATCTCACTACTAACAGTCGATTATGTATGGTAATACAATCAACAGGAAGTCCTTCTACGGTTCCTACATGACTATTGTACTTATCTACAATTTTCATGATTGAAAGCTGATCTGCGTATTTTGCACCCAACTTCGTACTCACAAATTTGCACAACTCTGCTTTAAGTTTATCCACCACATCCATACTAAACAGCCTCCTTAAATTTGAGGAGATCACCTTCCCAAAATAGCCATTCTGGACTCTCCTTCAGACTGATTAAGCCACTGTCCTCTATGTGTGCGGTAAATACCTGACCTACGCAGTTTTGGATAAATTTCTTATATCGATCATTCATTGTTGCATAATTCTTACTAGAAACAACACGCTCAACGTTCACCATAACCTTTTCATCTTCTTTGATGTCATCATGAATTTCTTTACCGCTAAGCATCGTAAGATAAGCATCGATATATTCATCTGGGATACCTTTCGTTCTTGCTTCCTTGACGAATTTCCTTCTTTTTTCTCTGTTCAATTCAATCACCTCCTTACATCTTAATCGTTCATGATGTGCTCATGATGTTTTATTCCTAGCCGATTTAACAAATCAACTAGCCCATCATTATATCCATCCGTATAGCCTGCGTCATATCCGCCTTCGTCATAAGATGGCATTTCGCAATTCTCCTTATTATCTTCTATTAAATCAATAATAGCTGACTTAATATCTTCCATATTAATGTTCATTGAAAACCACCTGCTCTCCGCTCTGAAGCGACCAACACCCGCCATCAGTAATTGCACATTCAGTACAATTACCTGCGCATTCAACTGCATCATCTTTCGCCGTTGTTGTTCCGTCTCTATACCTCACATGAGCTTCTGGAAGATTGAACGGATTCTCCATTTTAAATCCTACCCAACCGCTTAAAATCAAATGCAAATTGACCGGAATCGGATATGAAAGTAGTATTTTATTTACTATTTCAAACTTCTTCGTGAAGCATAAAATTTCACAATGAGGATTCCTCTGTGCAATTTCAATCATATGTATTAAATAATCTTCATCTGGTATGTCTCCAGATACATGGAATCTAAAAAATCGAGACATCATAATTGACGCCTCGACTTCTCTCCAATACACATCTGGTTTGTTATTTAATAAATCGTAGTTGTGCTGATACGCTTCTCTCACTGTCTTCCTGAGTCTTTCAAGTTTCTTTGCGTAGCACTTATTACTACATTCACAATCATTCCTGCATGTCTTCCCGGCAGGAAGTGATACACTCGGGATTGCTCCGAGCTTGCTATTCCCTTTTGAAATCTTTACATTCATACACACCTCACAATCTGTTCATAAAGCAGTATGAACTTACTCATCGCAGCTTCGTTTCCATGATAATGACCGAAGAACCACCTTGAAAACTCGACTGTTTCTGCAACGACATTGAAATATCTTGTTATGGAATCCGCTTCATAGAATCCGCCAGAGAGCATTGATGCAACCTGTTGCGGGCAACAATGTGTAACAATAAAATCAACCTTGTTGCTATTATCATCAAGCGTTTTTAATCCAAACTCCATTTCCTGCTCACTTGGTAGTTCCTCTTTCCACCAAGAACTATGGTTGATACGTAACATCTCGCCACGTTGTGTCCTTTTATTGAAATCCCGGTAAAGTGACTTTTTATCTGGATATTCATCTGGCTCAAGAATTCCATCTTGAATATCGTGACTGCTCGCACCTCCAAATGCAAAGAATTTCTTGCCGCATAACTCAAACACATGTCCTCGCATTAAATGATACACATTTTCACGAATCTTATGAACCTTTCCACCGTGAAAATCAATAATGGGGAACTCATCGCTATATAATCTGTCGAAATTTTCGTGATTCCCATCAACAAAAAGCAAGGTAAATGGCTTGCTCTGCAGCCAGTTCAGCCAGTACCGTTCGTCTTTTGTGTCGTGCCAGAGTCCAAAATCGCCGCAAACAATAACAAAATCGTCTCTTGACAACCCCTTTTGTTCCGGGAAACTGTCTGTAGAAAACTTTCTAAAATCACCATGACAATCACCCGTTATGTATACGCCCATTATTGACCATCTCCTTTCTACATCTAGGGAATGGACATTCATCACAATTTCCATACTGACATCTTGCGTCTGGATTATCTACAATAGCCTTAATAACTATCGCAAGACACCAAATTGCAACCACAAAAATAATCAGATGGAGAAAAGAATTAATCATTTCATCACCCCTGACCACTATTCTGCAAGCGTCCATCCAGTTATTGAATCATGACCAAACATTTTCGCAACCAGAAAAGCGTCATATCCATCAATTAACTGACCGCCAGCCTTTATAATTACTTTTTGAAATCTACCTGTGTCATAAAACTCCTGAACTCTTCCTGCAATGGTTTCTGGCTTAACCGCTTCCATCTCAAGTTCCATCGGAACATACACATCTTTCAACTCATACTGTCTCGCAACGGCAATAATTCCTTTTAATGGAAAGAGTCTTGCCGGAATAATCTTCGCCGCATCAGCTTCTGATATTCCATCAAGAATTTTTACAACCTGACCATCCATAGTCCCTCTCACTGTTGTGCAAATAACATCGCACCCCATACGAATATCGGGACTAAGTTCTTCTGGCACAGAAAACCAGTAGGCTTTCTGAGAGTCTGATTTCAATTTAACTCCTACAAATGTTGCCATAATACATTACCTCTTTCTATCGGCTCCCTGATTTGAACAGCAATTTATTCAAACATGAATATCAGAAACGGCTTACTAAGCCATGCAATTAAATTTGCAAAAGTATCGTTATCAGTCTCTATGACCGAATAATAATACATGTTTTCACCAATTTTACACTTACCGTATGTGTCTTTAACCAAAACTCAAATATCCTTTGAGGAAGAAAATAGCGTGTTTATTGATTGAAGATTAAGTAGAGTTTAATGCACGCTATGGGGTTTGTGATATGAGATTATAGGGACATAGGGATATGGCGCATAATGCATTGCAAGGCGACTGGAGAACTTAATTTTCACTCGAAAATTTATATTCTTCTTTTATGATTTATAATCAACACCTCCTAAGAGATGTCTTTTACAATATAGACTTCCATCGCTGAAAGCCAACAGTTATGTACTGTCAGACACCGATATCATACTATCCTAAATTACTGTCCAAATCAGAGAGCCGATGGCTCCCTTATTCCTGCTTCTCAGTCTGATTCATATTAAGGAAAGCATTCATCACATCCTCAAACGAATCATTTACATCAAATACTGGAGTATATTCAACTTTGGTATTCACTTTTGCAGCATCGATTTCAGATGATGTCTTGTCAGCCTCAGAAATAATTTCTTTCATAGCTTTCTTTGCAGCATCTTTGTCATATGATTCTACGCTAGTTACCTCAACATCATACTTGTAATCAACCGGATCTCCTGCCACATTAAACTTATGACCGATCTCCGTTTCCACACGATTGCAAGGTTTAAATCTCATCATGAAAGCAACTGCACTATTGAACTGCTGCCTGTATTTGTTGACAGCCAAAGCCGCATCAATATCCAGTCCAATCGATTTCTTCGCGTTGTTGATTGCAATAGTGAGTTTCTCCTTCTCTCCAATCATGAAGAGCATTGCTTTGATTACATCATCATTTGCAAAGAATTCTTCCTCCACTTTGACTTCTTCTTCAAAGTCATTTGCTTCTGGATTTACCTTGCTGCAGAGATGTTTTCTTGTCTGTGTAAGACAATGATCTCGTTTCTGGATGCTCAGAGCGGCTGCACCAAACATCCGATCCAGAAAATTCTGATATCTAAACGCTTCTTTTAAATTCATAAGTAACCTCCTTCTGTTACAATTTAACCCCGTCCGTTGGAAGATGAAACTTCTTTACGAACATATCAAACTCTTCATCTGGCATCTGTGAAATATTTTCTTCGCATGTTTCTCTCGTACAAACCCCATAATCTGCATACCCGAAAAATTCTTCAACTTCTCCTGGCATTGCACGATTCAGAATGTAATCAATCATCATTTCCTCAATATCCATATGATTCTCCTTTTATTCTCCGAATTCATCATCTATCGCCGCAATTAATGGATCGAAGTATTGATGTTCTGCTTCTTCTCTCGCAGCAACTGCTTCTTCATAGTTTTTAAAAAGTCCGAGATGTATTTTCTTGTAATGAACAACAATATATGCCTGATATTCATCCCTTTTCTCGTTATACCAGACACCCGATCTGCCACTTTTATTGTTCTTACTAACAGTTCCATTTTTAATTCGCCCAACTTGAGTATGGTACTTACGCATTATTGCATAATGCTTTGCAAATCGAATCCTAACAGCTTCTGCTCTCGATGTCCCTCCTATATTTGTCATAGCATCATTCATATGTATTTCCTCTTCTTTCACGATTTACTCTGTCAATACTAACTACAGCCATAAGCATCACCCCAAGCATAAGTCCAATGAAGAAGCAAACCGCGCCAATGATAATCATTTTGACCACCATATTTATCATCTCCTATTCATATTTGAATTTCTTACCGGAGTCGGATTCATAAAACATATCTCTCAGAGTGCAAATGTCTCTAGGAAGACTATCAACATCTTCCACATCATGTAGTGTTTTTACCCATGAGTAGAACTGGTTTGCAATAGGAGTAACCAGTGCCGATGTTCTCTTCGGGTCAATATATCCCTTTCTAATCGCCTCGTGAGCAATAGATCTCATGAACTTCCAGAAATGGTAGTATGCCAGTTTCAGCTTGACCATGCATCCATCTGAATCTTCAACCACAAACCCTTCAATGAGTCTTCCATTGTATCTGTAGTCTTCCGTCATCACCTCGTTATACCAGTCAAAGAACTCCTGCCATGTATCAATCTCATAGCCAAGCTCTTTATGTGGAATATTCATTGAGTCAGCCACGTCACACATATCCTCGTAGCTCAGCTTCTGGAACTTCATATCGTTTACTACAATATCAAGCAGAAATACTTTACTTTCTGGGTATTTGATGATGTGTGGGTCACGCTCCATGTCTACATTTTCAAACACAAAGGATACATTATGCTCTTTTGAATACTCATTTACTTTGTCGAGTGTTTCTTCGCCGAGCTGTTTCTGAAGTGCTTCCATAAACCATTCTGCGAATACTCCTTCCGGATTGGATTTCGTTGTTACAAACAGTTTTCCTGTTTCTGGATTATTTGCGACAATTCCGAGATATCCATTCTCCTTAACATACGCTCTCACTGGGAATGACAGTTTGTCCTGCAGCATTTCAAGTTTTGTCTCTGGACGCTCATTCACATTGAAAAACTTATCATATGCTCTGGCTACTATTTTCTGTTTTGGAATATCAATATACAAACCTCTCGCCTTTGTAGTCTGTGCATCCCAAATACCATCATAAAACGCTGTGTTTATGAAGAAATTTGATCTGAATCAGTACAAGCGCATCCATCATATTGGAGATATTCATGGATGTAGAACTGCACTGGATACATATTTCGAGATGAATGGCGGATTCAAAGATGATGAGTTTTATATTTTCTGTGGCGATTATACAGATCGTGGCATCGAAAATGCAGATGTCCTGAAATTCCTCCTTTCAACCTACGATAAGCCGAATGTTTTACTGCTTGAGGGGAATCATGAACGGTGGTTATGGGACTGGGCGAATGACAAAGTAAGCAATTCAAAGGAATTTGAGTTCCATACGAAAGCTGAGATTGAAGATGCCGGAATTGACAAGAAATCAATCAGAAAGCTTTACAGAAGAATGGGACAGTGTGCTTATTATGAGTTTCGTGGCAAGACAGTCCTTGCTACTCATGCAGGATTGAGCTTCATCCCAGAGAATTTAACTGCAGTCGCTACGAGTCAGATGATTAAGGGTGTTGGAAGATACAATGATGCCGAGCAGGTCGCATCTACCTTTGCTGAAAAGATGGGCGATGGATTCTATCAGGTTCATGGTCATAGAAATACCAAAGGTCTTCCGGTAAAAGTCAACGATCATGTCTTCAATCTTGAAGGCAGAGTTGAGTTTGGTGGAAATCTGAGAGCCGTTATCCTCGATAACGACGGGTCTTTCGTCCCTGTTGAGGTACAGAATACGGTCTTTAAAGAGCCTGAGAAATTAGAGTCCAGTGCTGATTCTGTAGGTGAGTGGATTTTTGAATTACGCCGCAACAAATACATTAAAGAAAAACAGTATGGCAATATTTCATCTTTCAACTTCACCAAAACAGCGTTTAACTCATCCGGCTGAATGACCTTGATACCAGACGGAATCTTCTGTGTCTCAAATCTTGCATACATCTTATCGATCACTTCTTCCGGTACTCTTTTCAACTCCTGCCGTCCACGATTTCTTTCCTTTGTAACTTCAATCGGAATCGTAGTAAAATCAACGCAAAACATTCTGAATCTGTATTCGTCGCACATCTTCTTGTATCTATTCATCTCAGCTGTTTTGGAGTTTGTGGCATCAATTACTGTAAACTCTCCATTTCTCATTCTAGTTTCCAGAATATTAAACAGTGTTTTCCACACTACTCCATCGTTTGCCTGATTAATCGCGTGTGTTCCATCCGGCATCATCTGATGGCTTGAACACATCATTCTGATATCATCAGCAGATAATGCATACTGCTTTAACCCGTTCTGTTCAATCCATGTTGATTTCCCGCATCCGGCACTTCCTCTTAATAACAGTAAAACTCTCATGATTTTCACCTCATATCTGTTTCTTATTTTTCAGTTTATTGCATAAGTAACTTCACTCCAGACCTCACCCATTGCCTTTACGCATGGCGATATTTAACTACAACAATTTCTCAAGTACATTGCCAATAGTCTTTTCAGTCTTTCTATCGAGGAGCAAGGGGATTAGTGTTTCCCGTCTTAATCCACCAAGGTATTTCTTGAGCCAGAAAAGGAATAACGGCTCTGAGGTAACGCATTACGCATCGCCGAAGCTCATCGTTTCGCTTTGATAGTGCAATACTATCTAACCTCTATTTCTTTTACGCCCGGATACACGAATTATTATGTACCAACCACAACATATTTTTCAGTGTATCCACCTTGGAATCCGACCGCTACTCACAGCCGTGGTATGTTATCTCAACCGGGCAATAAATCATGCAATACGAAACAACTTCTTTGCTTCTTTCTTTAATGTTGCAATAAAAGATTTCTTTGTATATTTTCCAGCAGGAACATTTCTAAGTGCTTCTTCGCATACAGGACACACCATCCTGCCTTCTGGAATTGACTCATTGCAGAAAATACATGTATTATCTCTACTCATTTTGTTCCTTCTTTCCGTCAAGATACTCACAAGCAGTTTTGAAAAACCTCTTCTGTGTTGCGATGTCTTCGTCCGTAATCTCTCCAACTCTTTCAAGTTCTCTTTTGATTGCCTTGTTCTGTCTTGAAAGCTGAACGAAATTCTGTGTGATTCTTATTACCTGTGTAGCAACAAGAACAGTTGTCATTACAATAAGATATTTCTCAGCCATATGTATGCTCCTTTCTTTGTTTAAACTGTAATCTAATGTACGGTAACCTGGAATTCATTGCCGGTATCCCGCGTATCTGAAGACTCGCCTTGGTACTGAAGTTATTGATTTTCAATATGTTATACTGTGCTTTCGATTTTCCAGCGGAGTCGTCTGGGTCTGATCCGGATGCGGCGTCGCCTGCCGTGCTGGAGGCGTCCCCTCCTTTCCTTCTCAAGATGTTACTTCCACTAACAGTAAGAAGCACTGCAAAGCAGTAATATCATTACGGTTTAAAACATGATATTTTCTTTTATAATTTTCTCTTTCGATTGTTTATTTGAGTATTCCAACCATGAAATCCATTTATGATTCTCTGTGACATCCCCGGTCACGTCGTATACCCTCGCGCCTATACGAGTTCCAAAGCATTTATTCTTTGGATCATACATGATGGTTGCATTATTTCTAATAAATCTCTTGAATAAAATAGAAGCAAACCAATAGCTATTAGATTCAGAAAATGAATCAATAACACCTTGATTTGCTCCATTCGAGGTAAGCCGACATATAAATTTCATTGCATCATTCATAAATCCACCTCTTTTATTACTCGGCTACTAATACTTGCGATTTATTGAGGAAAATATCTATATATAGTAGCCGAGTTTCTTATTTAATTATTTTTCGCTTGCATCAACAACTGTCGCATCTGCTCCCTGAACAGTAACCCAGCCATGTTTGAGTCTTGCTTCTGCCTCTGTCATCTGGATAAGCTCCGGTGTTAAACTTTCAGATTTAAGTTTGTTTGCTTTCGCTTCTGCTTCAGCCTTTGTAACCTTAATATCCGCATCGTTCTGCGCTTTAATCAGGGCTGTCTGTGCCTGAACCTTCGCAGTTTCCTGCTCTACCTGAGCCTGCTGCTTCTGTTGAAGCGCTGTTACTCTGTTATCGATAGATTCCTTCAGTTTATCATCTGGATGAACATCAATAATACTTGCATCGAGCACCTGAATTCCATACTCTTTCTCAAAAGCATTGTTCAGATACTCTGTAATCTTATTATTGATTTCACTACGATTTCCAGAATAGATATCCATCATTGAATAATTCGTTGTCACCTCAGATACTTTGGATTTGAGAACAGTCTTCACTCTATTGTTTACGATTGCTTCTCCGTCCATTCCTTTGAACTTCTTATATGTATCCACAAGTGTTTCCGGATTGAATCTGTATGACATCTGGAAACTAATTGCCAGCATCGCATCATCAGACGTGGAAACCTTAAAGGAATCGTCACCCTCACTTCCCTCTCTGCTATCTTTGCTCAGGATAATCTGCTCATTACTGATTGTGAAATTCTTTACCTGCTTCATAGGAGATACCACATGCCATCCTGTATCTAATGTCTCTCCAGAAACGCCGCCGCTGATATTATACACAACCGCTTCGTATCCTACCGGGATCTTTTCTACACATTTCACAACACATACTAATACTGCGATGACAACTATTGCTGTTGCAATAGCTCCGATTAAACCATTTTTCTTCTTAGTTTTCTTCATTTTCTTCCTCCTCTGACTCTGAATCATTTTCCTCATAATTGATAATATTAAAAATTCTCTTCACCAGCTTCAGGAGTAAACCTCCCAAAGGAATAAAGATGAAGGAAATCGCAAGCCATAACACAACAGCCGCAAGAAATACCAGGAACCAAAATACTGGATTCATTATCCTCTTCCTCCGTTTTTCTTTTCTAATAGCTCTTCGATATTTGAAATCTTTGTATCAAGTGCATTCCATCTCTGATACGACAGATCATCTCTTTCATCCAGGTATTTCCATCCCAAGATACATATAATTACCGTTGCACAAATTAATAATGTGCAAATTACGAGTCCAATCATAGACACCGCCTCCTTTAAATAATTTATTTATCTTATTCAGCACGATTCATTGCCTTTTCAAGCAATTCCAATCCATGCTTAATACGATCTGCATACTTCGGGTCATCTTCCAAATGAGGATAAACTCCGCAATCATCTTCATTTCCATGTAAATGGCATTCATGAATCCATCCAGTCCCTGAGAGCTGCATTGGCGGAAATTTCTTTCCATCTGGATGAGTAAATGAATTCCAGTAGTCATGATCCCATCCATTTGTATCTAAATCGACATCCTCATATCCTAAATCCTGAAGAACATCTGAAATCATGTATGGATTAAACGGTGAAATGTTTGTAAAATCCACACCGAAATCGTAGCTGCTACCATCCGTATTTTCTGGGTTGAACTTTGTGACCTCGTTAATTGCAACCAAAACCATATCTGTCAGGTTTGTCTTTTCAACATCATCCATATGGTACATTGATTTTTGATTATGTAATAACATTCTGATCTCCTAATTACCCGTAACTTACTTCTGTTTTATCTGTTCTTAATCCAACAAAAACGGGGAACTGCAAGCTTTCAAGCCCAGTTCCCTTGTCCTGTGAAATCTCTTTATATTTTACTTCGCAAAGCGTTCCTGTCAGATCATCTCTCTTCTGCCAGAACTTCTCTCTCTGCTCATCAGTAAAGCCGGAACCGACTTTAACCTCATTACCTTTGTATTCAAGAACAAAAGCTCCAAGCGTCCCTTTTAGCCTTCCGGTTCCTGCCTCGCATCTGATAATCGGTAAGTCCATAGTATAGAATCTCTTCACTTTAAGAATACCTTTATGTCGTGTTCTTCTATACGGAACATCTGTATTAATCATCAACCCTTCTTTATCCTCTCGAACCATCTGCTCCAAAAGTTCACTTATTTTGGACTGGTCGTTTCCATGATACAGTACGGGCAGTACATTAACCGCGCCTTCCGTATTATCAATCCTCTGCGCAAACTGATTCAGAATCTCTCTACGATAACGATATGTAGTCTGTGGCGTCGGTGAATCGAAATCTCTGATTGGAATCATGTCAAAAATCGTGTAGCAAATCACCGTTTTATTAACACTGTCCGAGTTGAGAACTCCAGTTGCAACTCTAAACGCTTCGTTATCACTCAGATTTCCTTTGTCTTTGAGTGTCAATTCTCCATCAGCAACGAATCCTGCCACTCTTAACCAGGACAATGCAGAAGTGATATGTTCCAGACCTTTGTATGGCATACCACTTCTTGCAAGCAGCTGACCTTCATATAAGGTTGCTCTTGCTCCATTGAGCTTCTGTGTCAACCAGAATTCTGTTCCTTCTTTCAAAGGATACTTATCAACCGGATAAGCCTGCTGTACTTCCCATTCAGGAATAAGATTCGGAATGATCTTGTTAATGGTCTTACCTGTAATACCGAGACGTACTGTCTTTGAGAGCAGTTGCATATATAACTCTCTTTCTGCCTTATCGGAATATTTCACATTTAACAGCATTTTTACCTGCCGTAATGTTGCATCATCCATACTTCTCAATCGTGAAAGATGTTCGCAGCACTCGAAAATATCATTAAAAAAGATAAGCTTTTGACCTTCTGTGCTTTCTTCGGTCATCAGCTTATCTAACGATTTTTTCGATATATTGTATGTAAGTAGCGGATTCAGTGCAAAATATAGGAATCTTTTAAAATACCAATCATCTTCATGTTCTCTTATGAAATCGCATTTGGCTTTTGCTCCTCCGATTTCCTGCAATTTATATATATCTTTATATCCCATGTAGCCTCCTTTTTTATTTACTCACAATCCGTATGCGTAAACCGGTTTCCTTGTTATGGAAACTCCGGTTTAGCGTATGCTATATCATGCCATCGAAAAATTCGTATGATTTGAAAATTAGTATCAACGCAGTTGATAGTCTTTTTCAAATCTTATGTAATTTTGAGATGCAAGTACCATTGTCGAACTCTCGCTAACAGCAGGAGTGATTGCTATTATGTATTGCTATCGTATTAAATACTTCAGCCAAGAAACAATCTATCTTCATTGTGAGTATACTAATGCACTATGTGCAATAATATCTTTCTACCATCCAAGTACATCATTAAGAGCATCTCTCAAAACATCAAATACTCCGTTGATATATTGACATTTCCCATTGCTATCTATTTCTGATATCACAACCTCGCCATCTGACTTTATCTGATACAACTTAGCGCCTTCAAAATCAGCAAGTCTTACCTCGGCTCTTATTCCATACATTGCATAGTCAGAAAATGTTGCCACAAACAAATCTTCATTACTGTCGATATGATCGCTAACAACTCTTCTGACGTTGCTGTAAAGGCTTCTTGGATGGTAAAGTAAACTGGATCTTTCAGGAAATACCATTTTAGGAGCATCGTCATATGTATATTTATTCTCGGATATAATTCTGCGTAAAAGATTCTCTACATCCGTACCTTCCTGTCCGGTCACTATGATGAGCCTCATAATACCACCTCCCTCTAGTTGACCCTCATTGCACTCAGGAAATCATCAATCTCAGTCCCATCGATTTCTTCTTCTGGAATAGGTTCGAGCATATCAACAGACAACATAACAACATTTCCTTTTTCATGCCCGCTATACTTACCATCATGAATCTTCGTAATGGTAAATTCATCCCCGCACATGTCTTTCATATATTCGGTAAAGGAAAATTTGCATGGGATATTTCCATCTTCATCGATGCCGAATTCACTTTCCATATCTTCCCACGATCGAATCCTTACAGAATCACCGACCTGTGGATCAAAGTTACTTCTGTCCATCCTCTGTACCTCCTTTGCTTTCCAAAATTTCATTTAATGTTCTCGGAATATAATTCATATATGTCATCATGCATCCAACATTAAACATTCTCATTGGGATATCTTGCAACTTGCGCAGCTCCTTTTCAATGCTCAGGCAGTAATTATACTGATGTGAGTTATGGACATGACCATACAAATGAATACTGTTTCTGTGTTGACCATTCCAGAAAGGCATCGGATAATGAGACATTACGACTTTTTCTTCTCCGTCTTTGATTTCTGCATACTCACAAATCCGGTCAAAGTGTCTTGCGACTTTTGGAGAAATATGGTCATGGTTCCCTTTGATAAGAACCTTATGTCCTTTAAGACATCCAAGAATGAATGCCGTCTTTTCTTCTTTATACCAGCTAAAGTCGCCGAGAATATAAACAACATCATTATCTCCGACAGTTTCATTCCACAGTGTAATCATTGCCTTATCCATTTCTTCGATAGAATCAAATGGTCTATTGTCATATCTGATCACATTCTTATGACCAAAATGCATATCGGCTATATAAAAATTCATTGTTCCTCTCTTTCCTTAGCATGAAGCAAGCAATTTCCGCATATGTATGCTTTATCCAAGCTAAAAGTTTTATATTTCGCACACTTTTTATTTCTGCATATGCAAGCTGTATGAATACGTCTGTCTTCGTTTGAAAGAAATTCTTTCTTTTCTAAGTAAGCGCATCTCATACTGTTACTCCGCCAGACATCTTACGACTCTTTTTAAGTGTCCCATCTTTTTCTTCTTAGCCTTGGAAACACGCTCAATTCTTGTGATAAGAATTTCTTCATCTCCAAATTTTGTTCTTACAATAGCATGTGATCCAACATTAAGATTCAGTCTATCCTCTGTATCATCAACTACTTTCCAACAATACTCTTTGTCTACGCCTGGATGAACTCCATATACAAGAGTCGTTTTACCTGATTCCGTCTGTTTGACTCCGATTACAGACTCGTTGTTTTCTTTCAAAACCAGATACCCGATATATCCATCCTTGAGCTGCATATTTTCGTCAACCACGATATCTCTATCGATTTTATGATTTTCTCTATAGTAGGCTCTACATGCATTCATCTTATCCTCGCTTGGATGAGAGCTGCTGAATACCCTAGGAACCCTTATTAAATTGATGTTTGTGTTAAAATACATATTCTATCCTCCTTGAAATAATTTGTCCAAAATGTACAATCTGATGTATAATGGTGATGTCTTTATGAGTCTGCAGCTCCGTTACGTAGATCCTTGCTTTGTCGAGCTTTGTAGGGATTGCGAAAAAGCTGATTGATTATCAGTGTCTTACCGTTATTATGTATTTGTTTGATGTTGCTTGGAACCTTTCCTGGATCTGGAGATCATGGTTTAGGTGCCTTAGCAGCACGGGGTGCTCTTCTCCTTTCCCTATCAAGTTGTCACTTCCGCCAACGGCTAAAAGCATATCCAAAGGATATAATTTCATTGTACATTTGCTTCTATGCAATCTAGTGTATATATGTCTTTCTTGAGAATTCAGGCGCCTCTCACTGGTCATCTAGTTCTTTGGATGTTTTCTGACTGTAAGAGATTGATAATCAGTGGTTGGATTTTGTTGGTGCCTAGTAATTCTGATTTTGTTTATTGACATCCTGGAAGGAAGCTTATGGCAGCTGGCTGGGAGGTGATTCTTTTCCTTCTCAAGGTGTTACTTTCGCTGACAGCTAAAAGCACTGTAAAACAGTAATTTCATTGCATAGATTTTATTTTCTTGTTATAGTTAGATATAGATATTGATGATTATTCCTCTGTAATTTTACGGATTTTTGCTTCAAATACGGCTGTCTCCATAACTAATTTGTGATACTTTCTCTCTATTCTATGGAAACTATTTTCCCACTGGTTACACATTTTAATTATCGTTGCGATATCCTCATCATAACCATATTTTTGTTCGATATTGCGTAATGCTATAGCATAGTCCTCGCCATCTACTTGAATGTCATCAATACCATACAGCATAATATTCTCCCAAATGATACCTGTTTATACCTTTTAATACCTTAGAAGACCTACAGCCTAAGCCGTAAGGTCTTCCTTAATTGCCTTTGTGACGTCCACACCGAATTTCTCGCTGAGATGCCTAACGATTCCATTAATTGTTTCCGGTTCAACCATATGGTAATAATTTCGATACCCCTCCATTGTTTGAATATCGTTTTTATCCCATGCGATTCCATTTTTTCTATCCATAATATATGAAGAAAGCATTGCCTGGAACTGTCTCTTTTTCTTATAACCTACTGTAATCTTGTTGTCCTTATTTAACATAAGACCAAGGTTCCAGTTCTGTCCTGCTGACGATCCGTACCGTGTCTTTTCACTCTTGATTGTAAACGGTGCATCAAAATCTTTTAAGATAGACATAATTACATTTTGGATCTCCATGAAACTGAAACTATATTTAGATGAGATTTGAAAATCATCAGCATACCTTGTGTATACAAACCTCTGATGATTGTATTCTCTTAATTCTCTGGCGATTTTAAAGTCAACAGGAATCATCATGATATTTGTAACAGTTGGTGATAACGGGGTTCCTTGTGGAAGACCGCCATCAAGGAATCCAAGCTCAAGCGCTTTCGTAAGCTCCGTCCTGCCCCTTTCATCTTTCATAACTTCTGAAAATGGGAAAACCATCGAAAACATATGAAGAACCCATTCCATCGTTGTGCTTCCGAAGAAATTGGATAAATCCAGCTTCTCGAACCATTTACTCTCGTTCGCCTGGTGACGCTTCAATAAATCAAGTGTGCTTCTCTTCTTGATATATGCAAACGCAGATGTATGATAAAGAGCTTTAAAATCTACCTCAAAAATATTCTTTAGCGTGCTGAGTGCTTCTTTTAATTCCTGTTCTGGTGCATCTATCTTTCTAAGACCGCCACTTTTTTTCGGAATATGGAATTCATAGTACAACTCACGCCTTGGCTTTTCTCGTAAATAATCAGTTCTCTCATTAAACCACACAAGTCTGGCAATAAGCTTGTCTATATCAACAAGCTGAAGAAATCTTTCACTTACATTTTCAACCTCATATGTTCTGGTATTCGTGAGGTTTTCATTTATTAAACCAATTTGCGCATTTCCTCCAAAAAGAAACTCTTCTAATGTCATCTGGTGATATGACGGAGGCTGTTTTACTGTAATATAGTACATTTCTTCTCCTTTCAAGAACTTAGCAATCTAATGTATGTATGGGCTGTATCCCGGATGATCTCTTCCTGACATGTTATTTTGTTTTTGGATGGTGTAATCCGTTGATAATCAGTCTGTTATTTATCTCAACCTGATGGTTTTGTTATTTGGATCGATTTCTGGAGGTGATAGATTCTGGGTTCGACGCATTTCCGGCGTGCTACGCCTTCTCTGCCGTCCCTGTTCTTTTCCTTATCAAGTTGTTACTTCCACTAACAGTAAGAAGCTACCTCGAAGAGGTAAATATCATTGCATGTTCTTAATAAAACCGCCACACGAAGTGGCGGTTTGTTCACTTTTAGCGCGCATTCTTGCTAATCTTATCGACATATTCATGAAATCTACTAATCAATTCCGTATCCTCTATATAAAATGGATCAGAGTTATACTCATCATGAAAGAAATTATACATTAACTGACCGAATCTCATATCTGGTATTCTTTTCCATTCAGCCGATAAGATTTCGCAGAACGGGTCAATCCTTTTCATATCTCTCATAGCTAAAATGCCAGAAGGTCAAATTTGAAACCGTCCATAATAAGCATCTTCTTGATTCCTTTTCCCTTTACAAAGTTGATGTAATTATTCACTCCAAGGGCTGAAATCAATCGCACTGTTGTTGCTACTCCAAGAGTCACACCACAAGCAGATATCGGGGTCTCATCCTTAGCTTCATCGTGTGAAAACTGCATAGAGTTCAACAGGTCTTTCTTCATTTTGGAGTCAGACCAGTCTGCTGCATAATGCTGTGCGCTTTCAAGCAGAGTTCTGAAATCAAATACCGCTTTTACATACGGGCTATCCATATGCTTTTCAACGATTTCTCTTCTCAGTTCGATACTGTCCACACACAGGAAGATATATCCAGACATTAATTTCCCCTGCCATCCTTCCGGCTTCACCTCGATCTGATCTGCGATTTCTGGATTGATATCTGTAAGGATGTCCTTCAGTGCATCCACTTTCAGTCTTCCTACGTCATTCTGATCGAACATCTGGTTTGCAATATTATGCGGCTCAACTTTGTCAAAGTCATACAAAGTTATTTTTGTCACACCACATCTGGCAAGGTTTTCCGCAACTGTTGATCCAACCGATCCACATCCTACGATGTGGATTCTTGCTTTATCTTTCTCCGGCTGAAAAAATTCATAAGATTTACTTAAATCCATGTTGTCCTCCTTAATTTAAACGTTATATATTCCTCTTGTTCCATTGTTCGGCACAACGAAGAGTTCTGCGATAGACATTTCCTCGTTTCCTACCTCATATCCGTCATCTGGATCTTCTTGCTCATCAGGCTCCTCAATATCTTCTTCCGACTCTTCGTCCTCCTCATCTTCCTCATCAAAGATACCTTCATTCTCAGCCCAATCAAAGACATCATCTTTATGACAATCAAAGTCCTCGTCATCTAACTCTGTAAAATCGCCATATCCGTTCTTCAGATAATAATCGTCTTCGGTAGGGATGTCCTCTAATTTCGATAATAAATCTTTCCAGTCCGTTGCTTCTCTTGCCATATCTACGATACTATTATCGATTTCTTCGTCCATCTCATCCTGTGAATAAATATCGCTGCATACTTCACAGCCATATTCATTACAAAACTCTCTAAGATCGTACCAGCTATTTACATTCTCCTGAAATTCTTCTCTGGTCATTTATTTCACCGCCTTAATAATCAAACCCACACCGACGTCTCCAATATTCATCATCATCATCATATTCGCTTAATCCGCCATGAATATCTGTGTCATCATAATCATCATCGCCACAACCGGGATATCCATAATCAGACATGCTCATCTGTTTTCCAGCCGACTTATCTTTTTTACGTTTCCCCTTGCGTCCTTTGCTTTTCTTACCCGTTGACACAAGGGGCTGATGTTTTCCCAGGCTTGTACCGTTCTTCGGCTCATCTTTTTTTGTGGCTCCATAGCCAGGATAATGATATGGATAAGCCCCTGTTCCGTATCCATAATTGTATGTTTTTGTCACAACCAGCTCTTTTGCATCTTCGAGGAATTCCGTCATATCTTCCATACCCTTGATAGTCACTGTGACATCTGCTGTTTCAAACAGGATATTCTCTCTGATGTCATAGATTTTTACAGTCTTTTCACCACGCTTATTCCAAATCATAAAGATATAGAACATATCACTACTAAGCTGATCCAGAAGTCGCTCGTACAGGCTAAGATCTACGCTTGATGGGCTTACCGCCATATTTACATGCGAATGTCCCTGCATTCTAATCTTATTAAATACATCGTCATCATGAGACATAAGCCATTCTTCATATTTGGACTGGTCTGTTGTTACTGTAGATCCAGTTACTTCCTGTGGATAAACAAGGATGTCTGAAATCAGATATGTATCTTTCTCTTCGCATCTCTCTGCAATTCCATGCCATGCAACTTCCTTATCAAATTCTTTAACAAGCAGCTGCATTTTTTCCCACGCCATTTTAGTAAAAATGACTGTTGCTTTCCGTTCAACAGTCCCGAGTGTTTTTGTGAAGTTTACTTTCCCATCTGAAAATTTTCCCGATCTCAGAGTTTCATAGAACTCCTTTGTATATTGATCGAGAATGTCCTGTGGTAATTTAATCAGTTTGCTCATATTCATTCTCTCCTTAGAATAATTCATCATCGTCAGGTAATTCGAGGTCATCTTCGATTTCTTCATCGATATTGTCTACATCTTCTTCAGTTGGAGCCTCTTCCGCTGGCTCTCGCTCTTCAGCCTCCGGTGTTTCTTCCAATATCTCTTCTGGAACTTCTGTTTCCTGAGCAGCTCTTTCCTGTTCTTTCATCCATTCGATTGCGCCCTTCATGTCCACAACGCTTCTATCTGGAAGTTCAATGCATTTATTATGTTTGTATCCATCTCTACCGCACATGCGATCCATAAATACCTCCATGACTGTACTGTCACTGAAGTTTAAACTCTTGCATGAACTGATACACTGTTCAATAGCCCCAATCGCATCATTTTCCATCAACCGTTCGTTCATTGTTCTCTCATAGTTACCAAGACAACTGTAACGATCAATATGCGGATTCGGAATGTATGTATCACAGCTCTCGTTGTAGTCATAACCTCGCATACCGGTTACTCTTTCTCCGAGACGGATAGTATAAGCGCAGCAAAATCTGAGCTTTAATACCTGATCGATAAAAATTGCATACATCAACTTTTTCACGTCTTCGCGATCAAAGCTTCTTGAATGCCTATATATATAGCTGTTGTAATTGTCAATGATTGTCTTCGCCATATCCTCATCGAAATACAGTAGATGATCTTTTACGACAAATGTAAGTTCTGAACCATCAACGTATTCCAGATCGAGTTTTGTATTGCAGAGGAAGTATTCCATGATTTCAGAATCTTCTCCCTCAAGTCTTGCAATTTTCTCTTCCAGTCCCATCAGTCTGATTTCCGCATCATTTTTATTTCTCAACACATTAGAAATCTGATCGTTATAATCTCTGATCTTTCTGATGTAACTCTGGATATTATTTCTGAGAGAATCACACTGACGCTTCTCATAAAGCGTTTCAAATCCTTTCAGAGAATTTCTGATATGCATACTTCTAAAGTCGTATGCAGATGCAATTTTTGTGATTGCTGCCATGTATCTGTCTGGAGTAGTTTCTCTTAAAGACTGAATCAACTCCATTTCATCTTCTGTTACACCTGCGTTCGGGTCAAAGTACCACGGCAAAAATGCAAATATCGCACACTGTAAATAATGCATTCTGCGAATGTTCAGTTTATCTATGAAGATAACGACTTTACGATCATCCGGGTTTACATAGCACAAAGAATAAAAAGTTTTCCTGAAAAATTCAGTCACTTTCTCAATTCGTTCAAATCCTCTATTATTTGATGTGAACTCTCTCTCGATAACCTTAAACGCTGCAAAATTATCTGATGCGTTCCCCTCAAAACTATGGATAACAATGCTTCCATCTCCATAATCATATGGATTATATATAGCATTTACCACAGCATTACCCGGATTATCTTCGATGGTGCTTTTTGAATAGCTAGTATTTCTAAATGCAACGGATACACTTTCTCCCTCATTAATTCTCGAAGCAACTAACGCTCTTAATGTAGAAATAAATGTTACATCATTGTGGTAACTTTCTCCACCAATGTTTCTGAAAAAAGTGTGTGCCGTCTGTGATGTCAGCGGTGTTGAATTGATGGTTGGTCTGAACATTTTAAAATTCCTCCTTTTCTAATATTCAGTGGATCGTATCCGACTCGAACGGATGACCGACCGGTTATGAGCCGGTTGCTCTAACCAACTGAGCTAACGATCCGTTCAATGTGGATTTTCAGCATATTTGTACCGGCAATCCACAAGCCGACTGTTTCTTACATCTCGGACAGCCTCCTCATATCTCATTTCCATCTATGAGACAGAGGGAATGGATGGAATCGAACCATCTATCAGCGCCTCAACGCATTCCATTCCCTATACCGTTTTCCTTACAAAAATTACTTACCGCAAATTTTGCAATCTGATCTACGGCTTCATTGTATTCGATACCTGTATGAGCTGCGACTTTCTGGAACATGATTGAGATTTTCTCTCCCCACTCCTGCATTGCACGAGCGTATTTCATTGTCAATTCATTATTAGTCTTCCATTCCCCTGTAGCCCACATCTCAATGCCACTGTAGTCATAGCAAATATTCACAGATTTATATCCGTTCTGCATTGCATATCTGACTGCGTTCATCGCTGCAAGCATCTCTCCTGCCACATTTCTCAGTTTGACAGATTCTGGATTATTGCCAGCTCCGTAGTATTTTTCTACAGTCTCATCTTTTTTGATAACAACGCACCCGTAACCATAAACACCAGATCGTTCATCAAAACTACCATCAACATAGATAGTTACATCTGCTTCTTTTAAATCCTGTTCTTTCGGCGCGCTGTTACCATTTAGATACCTCTCAGCTTCTTTTCTGGTTGTGAAACCTTTGTATAGAGCGCCACTAAAGCCTTCAACCTGCGCTCTACATTCATCCCAAGTTTTATATATACCTGGATTCTTTCCATTTTTCACCGCATAAAAGTTGTTTTTCTTTTTAGCCATAGTGACCTCCGATTGCTTTGTAAAACCGGGAGGATTTATTATCCTCCCGGAAGCCGAGCATTGGTAAGCATACCGACGAAAAGATCGTCGGCTTGTTGCAGCTAATTATGCATTATCAGCCTTTACCACATTCAGCAGGAAGGTCTTCTCTTTGATTCCCATTTCCTCAAATGTTTTATCCATGTCACCCGGCTGCAGTGTAGAACCATCCAGATGCATGGTTCCTTTTGTGTAATCAATGTCATTGTCTTCAAGAACTGATCTCAGAGTTGTCTGCTCGTCTACGATTACACTGTTTCTTCTTACGTTATTTCCTACTGTAACTTTAATCATGGTTTGATCTCCTTTTCTTCTTAAAAACTATGTACTTGAACCATATTCAATTTTGAAAACCGGCTACCGCAATCAAGCAGTAGCCAAGGTTGCCAGGATTAGGCGATTGTAATACCATCCATAATAGCTGTTCTTTCCTTGTCGATAGAATCCAGAACTGCCGGGAGTGTCTTTTCCAGTTTTCCGAGGTTTGTCAGAGCGCCGCCGAGTTCATCAGCGATGAAACCTTTGATATCGTCACCATTGTAGTTTGTTGTCATGGTAATGGTCGCCAGCTTCTCATCATCACGGGTTGCCTCACCGAAGGAAGCTCCGTATGTATTGATTTTGCCATCACCAATTCCGATTCTGAAGATTTCCTCTTTGTTATCCTCGCCGCCTTTGAGAACCAGGGCTTCCGGACGATACTTCTGAATTTTCTTAATGTCTTCCAGTTTTACCTCAGATGTGATTACTACTGCCTGTCCTACGCTTACTACTTTTGCCATAATGATTTCTCCTTTTTTCTCTTATATTTACTCCGTTAGCGTTATCCGCTTACGCTTGGGTGGCATCCCGGAAGCCGAGCATTGGTAAGCATACCGACGAAAAGATCGTCGGCTTGTTGCAGCTAATTTTTGTCCTGTTTGTATATTGGATTATCATCTTCAAAAACCATGTCATCGTAAGGATACTCAGTAAAGTAATCCTCACCAGTATCTGTGTCTTCAAGATACATTGGTCTGTAAATACTGATTCCCAATTTCCGATGCATATACTCAAGAAAGTGTTCTTTTAAGTCGTCTACAGCCTCATCTGTCAAATTGTAGCATCCTGTATCCGATACAATATTCACAAGATCTCTAACGGCTGCATCAATTTCTTCCTCTCTTTCATCTATTAACATCTGCTCATCGTCATACTCTTCCTCGGATTCATCTTCGATATAAACCGTTTTATCTTCCGAATCAGTCATTGTTTCGATTGCTTTAATACTTAAATAATCATCGTATATCCGATCGGCTGTCCTTTTTGCGTCTTTCTCATTAAATATATCTTCTCGATAAATTTCATTACCGTCGCATTCGACAATGAGTTCCGGAGATCCGTTAGCCATTGTCAACCAGACTTCCATCCCATAATCATCGTTCTCAGCCATCAGATGCTGATTTCTTGATAATTCATCCTCATGTTCTAGGCTGTAATCCCAGATTTCTGACGATTCTACATCTATTTTCTGCATAAACTATACCTCTCTGTATACTTTTTTCTTCAATGCCTCACTCGGCTTAAACACAGGCTCAATATGAGCAGGAATTCTTACCGGAATACCAGCCTTGATATTCCTTCCGACTTTCGCTTTTCTTTCCGTCGTCTGAAATGTACCAAATCCTCTGATGATTACATTGTCACCATTAACCATAGCTTTCTCGATGTTATCTAAGAAAGAATTGATTACTTCCTCTACAAGAACTTTTCGTGTCATTGTATCGGCTGCAATCTGTGTTATAATATCCTCTTTAATCAAACCTTATACCTCCTGTTCATATTCCCTAGATACCACGTAATCGAATCTTTCTTCGATTCCGTCAATAAAATTGTCTGTAGTGCTATACACCATGTAAGATACAACCACCGTTCCGTTCTTTACTCCGTCTACCCTTGAGTAAGAGATATAGTAACTATCCGGGTCGGAGTTTAAAATCGTGCCGTCGCCTGTTTCTGCATCCGTTACGATTCCCACGCATCTTTCTACAATGAGCTTACCATTCCGGTTTTCAAGCATTTCTGCCGTCAAATCCCCGGAATCATAAAGTTCATAATCAGAGAATCTTCTTTCAAAATCCTTTAAAAAGAACTCTTCTGCTTCTGAATAATCAACCGTGATTTTCCCGCCGCTGAAATCATATGTATGCTGTGTGGATTTCTCACGAGTGGCTGTAAATCCCACAAGACCTGTTGCGATTATAACCGCAGTAATAACCATGACAATTTTCTGTGCAACTGATTTTTTATTCTTTCTCTCTGACATATTCCCATTTCTCCTTAATCCCTGAATGTAGGGTAAAATATCAACTGTATCTTTCTTGAATGCCTGCATTTATTGACAAATCTCTTGCATTCTAAGTAGTTGTCAAATGTCTTATCGACTACCGTATTGGTTTCTACAACCAAAAACCTTACCATTAAATCCATTAGATCACCTCCGTATTGAAAGCCAATCGCCACCATAAATGGTGGCTAGATTACCGATAATTACGGATTCTGTAAAGCGGACGAACGCCAAAAGAATTAGACGCGCCGCCGTAGTTCGCACCGCCGCCGTAGTTCACAAAACAGAAGTAAGTCGCAGACCCCACACGTTTGTTCTGCAACCAATAAGCCTGAGTTTCACCGTTTAATCCATCGAATGCCATACGGTTCCTTCTCTTTTTCATCGGCTCGAATTGCTCTACTGTATTCGGTTCTTCCTCGCCATATATGTTTCGTCCAAAAATCTCTCTTTCTGTGGGGATTCTCAACAAATCCCCATTTTCAAACGGAACCATATTTAATCGAAGCGCTGCCGGAAACTTCTCAAGATACTTTGTGGCGAGCTGGTCTCTCAGGTGAGATTCCTCATACCCTCCATCGTTTGTATCATCCCGATTCATACGGCATTCCTCTTTCAGGCAATCCAGAAGCATGAATACCATGCACAGATTCCCATGTTTATCAAATTCCTCTTTTACTGCTAATGCCTCTACTTCCTCGCCATCTTCCATTGTGTAACTGACGATATCGCCTACCTCGTATTTACCTCCGGCTAAAACCTCGGAAGTTCTATATACTTTCATAGCGCACCTCCTAAACTATGCAGCACTCTTTTGAGAACAGCATGTATAATCCCAATGGTACTGTGATAAAAAGAGGAGTACCATCTAAGTCACCTCTTACCTGTGCATGGCTTGCGACCACGAAAATCAGAACGCTAAGCAAGAGCATTCCAATTCCAATTAACCTCTGAAAAATCATTTTCGTTTGATACTCAACTTCTTCTTCTCGTTCTTCTCTGCTGATTTCCCTGCGATATTCTAACCATTCCTCGCGACTCATTCCGTCACATTCATCAAATTCTGTGTAATGCATAATTAACCTCATCAAATAATCTTCACAAATTTATAGATATCAACATACTGATCTAAATCTGCTAATGTTGCATTGTCTACTATTGCGTGTAACATCAGCGGCAGGATTTCCCCACCGCATAAGATAAGTGCTAACTCGCTGATAATTGCCTCATAAATCCTCGTAGGCAACTCATACAGCTTTAATGTCTGAATTTCCTGCATAGTGAAATATGCTTTTCCCACGCATAAACACCTCTTTTCACAGCCGCCTACAATTCCGCCACTGCTGCGTGACCGGAACCCCAGCGAACAGAAACCTTTAAACTGCTTGTGCTACCGATGATTTTTGTACCATCAGAGCAGCTTGCGATATGCCTGCCATTTTCCCGGTCGGCTCTGTACGATACAGAAATCCCACCGCCAGCTCGTTTAACCATCTGCTCAACTCTCCGACGGAAAACCAAGAAACTCATACCACCCTTATTTGCCTTGCGATTCCATAACCATCTCAAAGCCTTATCCAGATCGTCAGTTTCCATCTCATCACCGCAAGATTCCCCATCATACTCACAGATAAATTCCTCTGTGATTCCGTAGCGAGAAACCATGGCTGTATTGCCATTAGCCATGCTCACGCCTACCCAACAATTTCCCTCCGGACGGGACATATATTCCCGCATTTCCTCAATACTCATTGCATTCATAGATTGATTGCCTCACTTTCTGCTTTTACCTATCGGTTTTCGCTATTTGTGTAATACCCACAGACCGCCGGATTCCCGACGGTTTCGCCGTTATTCCGGCTCATCAGTGTGGGAATTTCCCTGATTACTTACGAACCTTGCGGAACTCGATCTTGTAAGTCTCGCCCATTACGATACGGTGACAAATTTCCGCACAATACTGTCTCATGTACTTGTGGTTCGCACATGATACGGTTAAAGCCGCACGATTTTTCCGTGAAAATACGGACATCAGGAAGTTCACATCATGAGATACTGCCTTATATTCCTCGCCGATCATAGCCTGGATGACCACATTCAGTGTTTTCAGCAGGTTTGTCTTTGATGTCGGATTCTTACCCATGTCGATTTCTTTAGAAATGTCAGCCATAGCAAAGCTGTCATTTACCTCTTTCGGGTCAATACCCAGATCCTTTGCCTTCTGAGCAGTCAGCAGGAAGTTCAGCTTCTCCACCTTATAAGCCCAGTTCTTGTCTGCGCCGATACCACCCTCAGTTGCCTTATGTAATTTCAGCAGGTCGATAGGTCTTTCAATATCCTCAATTACCCTAACAGGAATCTTCTCGTCACCCTGCTTTGTATCTCTTGCACGGATTGTCGGGAATGTCAGCTGTTTTACAGCCTCAAGCATAGGATTTTCAGTTGCCTTGAGAGCCTCGAAGCACTCTTCTTTTGCGATAGATGTATACTCATTTACCGCCTGCTCGATTTCGTCGTTCAGTCTGGTAGTTTCCTGGAAATTCCCATTCTGAATATTGTCGTTATACTCTCTGCACAGAGCCTCAGCAGTCTCACGAAGTTCTGCTTTTGTTTTCTTACTTTCTGCCATAATGATTTTCCTCCTGGATTCTCTATTTTCTTTGTTACATGGGATAAGCCCATAAGAGAACGCCCGAAACCATGCGATATACACAATCTCGGACGCTCAATATAGGTTTATCGGAATGTTTGCACACTCCGCTTAATATTCAGTTTTATTTCGCTATACTCCGTCTGCATCGGAAATCCCGCAATAGTCCGGCATTTAATTCCTCGGAACATAGCCGATGTACCCTCGGGTACTGATACCACTACGATTGGAAACCTCAACAGATTTTTCCTGCTATCCCTCATGTTGACGCACTCAGGATTATGCGGCAAAGTTTCACATCTAACGAACTGCCGAACTATGGGGATTTTCACTATCTCGAAACCATGAGCCTAACTCTCATGCACCATCGACGCATCTGATAGCAGATGTACTCCCTCAAATCGGTTAAAGGAATCCACGATAACCGCAGAGTTTTGCCGATATTCTAAAGCCGTCGGTAGGTCGGCTCACCGAAACTATTTGTATAGCGTCCTTTTGCCGGATTTCCCATATTGAACGCTTCAACTGGTATAGTTCACTTATTTCCTATCACACAGGTAGCCCTCACGATACCCCGAAAGGTACCGGTATATGCACTTATTACCTGTGAGCAGGTAGACCTCACAGTCGTATGGACATAAGCCCATAAAGAAAAGCCCCTCAATATAGAGAGACTCTTCTTTAGAAACTTATTAATCATGGCGGTTTATGTACTATGTCAGATCATATTTATATACCGCACATCTGACATAAGCGAACTCTCTGGGTTCTCAGCCTTTTCGCTCTGTCTTTTGTTCGTGTTCCACACTTACAACCGTAACCCACTAGGAAACCCCTGTGAGCCTGTCGGCTGTCGTGTTCCACACTTACAACCGTAACCCACTAGGAAACCCCTGTGAGCCTGTCGGCTGTCGTGTTCCACACTTACAACCGTAACCCACTAGGAAACCCCTGTGAGCCTGTCGGCTGTCGTGTGGGTTACGTTTTGGACGGTATCCAAAAAGAAAAAGGGCGGTTGTGTTCCGCCCTTTGTGCTGTCGTTTTATCTGTCTTTTCTTCCGTTTACAATACGGCTAACTGTCATTTTAGAAACGTTGTAAGAGTCTGCTACAAATTTCATTGTGTGACCGTCTTCAATCATCTTTCTAATTGTTTTCTTGTCTTCGTCTGTCAATTTGCTTTTTGGTGCTGTTGCCGTTGGTGCTGTCATTGCTTCGACAAGGTAAGACGGTAAAGAAAGTCTTTCAATAGCTTTCTTCTGTATTGTCTGTAATACACTTCTTACACTTTCTTCTTTAACACCTAAATATGTACCGATTGCAACGCAACCATAACCAGACATGCGCAACTGTAATACTTGCGCTTGTCGTGCTGTCAGTTCCAACGCCTCTGTCATTCTGTCACAGTCCGCAACGCTTGCACCGTCCACCGTTTCAAATTTTACCGCACCATTGAAGTCTGTCACGTTTCCGGCAAGGTCTGAAAACTTATTCAATCTTCTGTATATGGTTGTTTCTTCGTTGCTTTCTTCGTCCTTTGCAAGGTCTTCGAGATACATATATCCGTTTGAAGGGTCAATGTTTAAAGAACGGTTGTTTGCTACTTCACGACGAACTGCCTTGTATACCTCTCTGATAGGTGAAGTTTCCACCGTTTCCCACCCGTTTACACTGTCTTCTACTTTTATCCAAACTTTCTTTTTAAGCTTGCGCACTGTGTAAACCGTTTCAAGAAAGTTTTCTGTTGTCGTGTCCACTTTAGAGCATTCGTCCAGAAGTGAAACAATAGCAGTGTTCACGAGGTCAAGTCCGTCCCCTAGTGTCTGCTGTGTAAGTTTGTTGTAAGCATATCTGTAATCACTGTCTAACGTCTTTGTCTGTCTGTCTCCATCTTCATTGTACACTGTTGTGAATGCTTTTTCACAACTGCAATCAATGTTCTTTAATGTGTTCGTGTCTCTGTAAATACTTCTTTTAACTTCTTCTAACTGAGGGTTGCAACCGCTGTTGCTAGTTTTTCCGCTTTTCGCTTGTGGGTCAAGACATTTTCTAATTACTGAGTACGCAATAGCTGTTGCAAGGTCTGTTGCTACTTCTGTGAAAGTTGTGCTGTTGCGGTCTTTTCTGTATTCGTTACAGAAGTTTACAAGTAATGTTTCAAATGCTGTTGTTGTGGTTGTTGTTGCTGTCTGCTGTTTTGTCATTTCGCTTTGTCTCCTTTTCTTGTGTTCCGCTGTTGCGGTTGTGGTTGTTTGATTGTTTTGTAAATTGTAGCTTGGAACTATAACATAACATGAATATATAGAAATGTCAAGCTAATTCTATAACGTTTCATTCTTTACCGTAACCCACTAGGAAAACTTTTTGAAATTCTATATATCTATGTTCCCTTTTCCCACTATGTCACATAGGGGCGGTGGTTATGGTATTTTCGTCTGCTGTCTGTTGCTATTGTAAGGAAGTCGCTTCATCTCCCACATACAGCTTAAACTCCCAAAATCAGCCTTATTTCAAATAAGCTTATCGCTGGTTATTGGATTTTCTTATGCTTCATTGATAATCAATAATTACCTATCCAATAAGAAAAGACGGTAACCAGCGAACCTGATCGATTGAAAAAATTGTTTCTATTTTACATGCTAATTAAATTATTTACTTATTGACATGCAGTACAATTAATGATATAATAATGCTAAATAAATAATCTGCTTGTTTCTAATGCAGATTTTTATTTTTGGATTGTAATGCTAATTAAATTATTTACAATGATGAATCCGCTGTGTATTTAATGCTCTATCAAGTAGCCTTGTATCAAAAGCAAAGATGGTGTTTTTCTATAGTTGTTAGGAACGCCTATGTAAGACATTGATAATCAACGGATTAAGAAATGAGTTACAACTTTTAGGTTGTAAAATCACAAAAATAAATTGTAAAAAGGAGGTTTAAAATGATCCAAGTTTGTGATGCAATCATGGGTACTGGCAAGTCCAGTGCTGCTATCACGTATATGAATGAACATAAGGAAGAAAAGTTCATATACATCACACCATACTTGGAAGAAGCTGAACGAATTAAGAATGGATGCAAGTCAATGCATTTCGTAGAACCAAGTGACAAGCTAAAAGAGTATGGATTTAAGAAAAGCGAGCATACCGCTGCTCTTATTAAACAAGGAAAGAATATCACAACCACGCATCAAGCATTTAAGCGATATACGGAGGACATGTTGGATGACATCCGGGAATATGGCTATCGCCTCATCATTGATGAAAACGTAGATGTTCTGGAGAAATATGATTTTCATCCGGATGACATTCAATTAGCTATTGACTCTGGGCTGATTATTCGAGATGAGGATACTTACTATCTTGCCAAAGAAGATTATAACGGAAGACTTTATCACGAGCTGCGGCAATTCTTAAAGGTTCGCCAGTTAATTCAGATGGAAGACAGTGCTGGCACACATCTTTTTTATTGGGTATTGCCACCGGAGTTAATCACGGCATTCAAAGATGTAATCATACTGACATACATATTCAAAGGGCAATCGCTTCATCATTTTCTGGAGATGTACCAGCTTCCATATGAGTATATTGGTATCCAGAAAACAGAGTCAGGACACTACCGATTCTGTGACTACCCTGGCTATACGCCGGAATATGTCAGCCATTTAAAAGATATGATTCATATTCTGGATAATGATAGGATGAACAATATCGGTGACAGCTATCATGCGTTATCAATGAGTTGGTTTGGCAGAGACGAAAACAATGTAGAACAGTTAAAGAATAATGTCAACAACTGCATTAATAATATTTGGAGAAATGCTCCAGCTGGTGAGAAGATGTGGGGTACGTTCAATGACTGCCGATGCAAAATTAGTGGTAAAGGATATACGAGGTCATTTTTGCGTTTCAATATGAAAGCGACAAATGAATACCGAAACCGCCATTATATGATATATCTGGTCAACCTCTTTATGAATGTTGGTGAAAAGACATTTTACCACAAGCATGGCATAGAGGCTGACGATGATATGTATGCTCTGTCTATTATGGTTCAGTGGATCTGGCGATCAGCCATCCGGGATGGAGATGAAATATATTTATACATACCGAGCAGACGTATGAGGAATCTGCTTGAAAATTGGATTGAAGAAACAGTACAGGGAGGAAATACAATCAATGAAGCGTAAATGTAATAACTGTGTATATAAAGAAAACTGCAGCGAGGCAACACCATGCGAGGACTTCTATCCTCTTGATGGAGATTTACTGACAGATGATGTTGTAGAGCGAATAGTCGAGGATGGTCGATCAGAATTTGAAAGTGCGTGGCGTGAGTATATCAATGAGTTCAATAATTGATTTGCGCAATCATGCTAATAAAATAATTTACTTGAAATGAGGTGTTCACAATTAGCAAGCAACTTACTTGTCAAAAATTTATTTATAAGCTACATAGTAGCCGCCTTCGTAAACATCGTTGGCGGCTAACACTCCCGATCGAGGAAGCAAGAAGGAATGAAGAAGTGATATCTCTTGCGGACAGCCAGACATTGCGCTGGATTGATTATCTGAATGACATCACAGATGCAGACGCTGAAGCTAAAAAAATCAAGGAAGAGATTCGCAGTTTAAGAACTGCTCCAAACAGCGTAAAAAACAGACACGCCATTAAGAAACTGTATGAGGATTTGGATCAGCTTCAGTATAAGGCAGACTATGTTACTCTGATTATTGACAAAGAAAAGGACTACTATCGTGCCTGCAAAGGCTTTCAGATCAATGGCGTAAAATATCGACGCCTGCTCGGAACCAATGGTGGAATCAAGAACAGCACTATCGTATTTGTAAGCGAAAAGGTTATTGACGAACTGCATCGCAGAATATCCAATGGACGAAATCCAGAAAAAGAACTGGTTACTGCAAAGCTAGAAGCATATCAGGCTCTCACCTGTAGTGCTTCTACTCCGGTTTCATTCCCGAAAGGAATCGCTGTAGTAAATGACTGCGAGACTTCGTTCCTCTCTGACATTGTATATCTGACTGATGAATGCGATGGCGAACCGACAATGGAGTTACAGAAACAGCAAAAGGTTGATCTTGATGCATCAGATGGTTTCGGAATGATGCTTCCATCACTCGCAGAGCGTTGGAGCAAAGAGCTTGGACTCGACTATACAATCAGTGGAGCAAATACCCGCTTCTCATTTGAAAAAGGAATGGCTTTCACATTTGATTATGTAGATTTTGCAGAAAAGATTGCCGGAGGAAAATACATTATCAAAGATGCGTGGGGAAATGATTTAGATGTGCGTGATGTAGAATTGATTCTCACTACTTCTATGGTAAAGCTCTGGGATAGTTATGATAGCTGCGAAGCGTATGTACAGAACTCATTATCCAACGGATACACATTCGGCATCGCAAAGACCTGTCCAAAAGAATTGGAAAGTGAGCACTCACTGAACTATCAATTCATTCAGAGCTACAATTTATCCGATGATGAGATTGAAGAACTGATAGCCCCAACCATGAATGAAATCAAAGATGTTCTCCATGGTGATTGGCGTAAAACACTGCTGTTTTTAAAAGGCATCGGTATGAATGAGTCCAATATTGAAAATCTGGATGATGATTTTGTAAAGGCAATTATGATTGATAAGCGCATGATTGATGACCCGTTTGTTCAAAACGCAATATACCAGCTTATCAAAAATCGTATCGATGAAGCTAAAGTGGGCGTACTTAAAGTTCATGGCAATTATTCCATAGTGTCTGGTGATCCATACGCACTCTGCCAGAACATGTTTGGATTGGAAGTAACCGGTCTGTTGAAATCTGGAGAAATCTACAATAAATACTGGAGAGATTTTGGTTCAGAGAAGCTTGCTTGTTTTCGTGCGCCTATGACCTGCCACAATAACATCCGTTTGGTATATCCCGTTCATAGCTCCGATGCTGATTATTGGTATCAACACATGAAGACCTGTACGATTTTCAACGCATGGGACACCGCAGCTGCTGCATTAAACGGAATGGACTTTGACGGTGATTTGGTCATGCTCAGTGACAATAGAATCCTAGTTGAGAAGTTAGAACCGCTTCCGGCTCTTATGTGCGCTCAGCGAAAGGCAGCTAAGACAATTCCTACTGAAGACGATTTTGTACGTTCCAATATTGAGAGCTTCGGTAATGACATCGGACAGACAACAAACTATATTACATCAATGTTCGAGGTTCGTTCTCATTATCCAAAAGGAAGTGTTGAATACGACACACTCTCCTATCGTATCAGATGTGGTCAGTTATATCAGCAGAATGCAATCGACAAGGCAAAGGGAATTATCTGTAAGCCAATGCCGAGAACATGGCATGATAGACACGCTGCAAATAAAATCGAGGATGATGAACTAAGGGACTTCTACAGAAGTATTGTTGCTGACAAGAAGCCATACTTTATGAGATATATCTACCCAGCTCTCATGAAACAATATAATCAATACATAAAAAATACGAATCGAAACTGCCTGAGAGAATTCCAGATGACTGTTGATGAGTTGAGAATGGTTCCTGCCGATGAGCTGACAGAACGGCAATCTGATTTTCTTAGATATTATGACTACCGGATGCCTGTAGGTACTGGCGATTGTGTCATGAACAAAATATGCAAACGATTCGAGCAAGAGTTTGATGGGTATATCAGAAAGCATAATTCCAAAATCAAGTTTGATTACACGATTATGAAAAATGCTTCTGAGGATTATACCACCACTCAGTACAAAGCTATCAAAAAGCTCTATGAGGACTATAACAAAAAAATGCAGAGCTATACCGTATTTGCTCAGAGCGAAAAAATAGACAAATATGATGCCTTTACAGAACTTTCTGAAATGAATGCAGAATTCCGCAAGTCCTGTGACATTATCTGCCAGAATGAGTCAGCGTTATGCAATATTGTTCTGGATCTGTGCTACCAGAAAAGCTCCTCCAAAAGATTTGCTTGGAATATGTGTGGCTCAGAAATTATACATAATTTATTATTAAACCATAATCACACAGTTAATTTCCCAACACTGGATGCAGATGGTGATATTGAGTATTGTGGTGAACGATTCAAAATAGTATCAAAGAAATTAGAGGTGAACGAATGAGTATTGTATTAAAAGAAAATGATTGGGCTGAAAAAATGATTCAGTCCAAATCACTTGGAAAGAAACCATCTGAAACATTGCGTCGCATTGCGAGATATTACATAGATAATGGTTATGAAAAGAAAAAGGAGGTGCGTCAGAAACTGGATATCTTCCTATTACAATGCGACCCTCTTGCTTCTCTTCCGAAGTGGGATGCAGCTCTTGAATACGCAGTAACCAGTGCTTTTAAATATGAAGCAGTTGATATTGACCAACTCGATATTACAGAGAATGAGCTGAAGCTTATCGAATCATTGGATGGTGTCCAACTGGAGAGATTAGCCTTTACGCTTCTGTGTCTTGCTAAATATTGGTATGCCGTATCACCGGAGACTGATTACTGGGTAAATAATAAGGATAATGAAATAATGGCTCTTGCAAATATTAATACATCTATTAAACGGCAATGTTTATTATACGGCGTATTAAAAGATGCTGGGTTACTCCGATTCTCTAAGCGTATTGATAATACAAATGTCCGTGTGTGCTTCGTAGATGACTCATCTCCTGTTGCTTTATCGGTATCGGATTTTCGTAATCTTGGATATCAGTATATGAAATATAAATATAGAAAGCATAAACGTAACCCGTACTTTGAATGCGAAAATTGCGGTATTACAGTAAAGTATACAGACCCGGAAAAGGGACGTAAACAGAAATTCTGCAAAGCGTGCGCTACAGAAATAGCCGTTCAACAGCGCGTAAACTACATCATGCGAAGGAAAAATTTAGATATGTAAATTATTTTTTTAGCACGATATAAATTTGCTACCACTCTTAACCTATTGATACTCAACAATATATAGGTATTTGATGAGATGCTTGTATGAAGGGAATATATGAACGTGATTGTTCTATAAATACAAGAGTCAAAGGAGAATCGAAATGGTTAGAGTAACAAAGGTTGAGAAGGAAGCAATTTTAAAAAGTTTTCCAGATGCACATATCCGTAGAACCATGAAACATAAATCTGGCAGACATCATTATTTCTGCGAAGAGTCTGACAGAATCATGGCTTTCCTTGAAGCATACCGTAACGAGTGTACTGTGTGCGCCGAAGGGTAGGTGCTCAATATGAATATAGAACGACAACCACAAGAGTCGCTTATGGATTATCATAAGCGACTTATTTATGGTAAGCTTGTTGATCGTACACTTGCAGATGTAGATTATGTCGAACTGTCAGAAAAGGTATACGGTCAGCCTTATTCGAGTGATGTTGCCAGACGTATGATGTATGGCAGTCGAAAAACGCTTGAACTCATGGATAGCATGAATCTGTCTGCTATTAGTGATAAGAATATGATGTCAGAAATCGACGAAAAGATATTAGAGCTACGCAAAGAGAAACAGAAAATGTACGATCAGCGCGTTGCGCTTAATAGTTCTATTAGATCGCGTTCCAGACAGGAAGAACTGAATGAGATTCTTACGAATGCAATTCTGAAAAGCAAGATGAAAGGTCTCGAATATCAGCCACATGATATTGTTCATTCTGATAATGACCTATTAGTGAGCCTGAATGATATTCACTATGGAGCGAACGTACATAACGCATGGAATGTCTATAATTCTGACATCTGTGCAGAGATGATGCGGTCTTACCTTGATCGTATTATTGAAATTGGCAAACGTCATAGCAGCGAGAATTGCATCGTATGGGCGAATGGCGATCTGATATCTGGAAACATTCACTATTCTATCGCTGTTACCAATAAGGAAAACGTAATCCAACAGATTACAGGCGTGTCAGAGCTGATAGCTACATTCTTAGCAGAACTTAGCGAACATTTCAGTACAGTGTCATTTATCAGCGTCGCAGGCAACCATAGTAGAATTTCTCCTAATAAAGAAAATTCTTTGCACACTGAGCGTTTGGATGATCTGGTTGAGTGGTATATCAAAGCAAGACTACAAAATTTCAAGAATGTGTTCGTCATGAACGACAAAATCGATGAAACAATGTATACCATCGATATTCGAGGTAAGACATATCTCGGCATTCATGGCGATTATGACGGATCTGCTGCCAAAGTGCAATCTTTACAGACGCTGGCAGGCAAACCGGTATATGCAATTTTGTCAGGACATCTGCATCATAACCGTGTTGAATCAATCCAGGGCATCAAAACCGTCATGGCTGGAAGTTTCATGGGCGTAGATGACTTCTGTGTTCAGAAGAGAATCTATGGTACGCCGGAGCAGATGGTGTGTGTTTGCGATGATACCGGAATTGTATGTCATTATGACATTGATTTAAAAACTACATAGCAGATATAGCCGGAGCTGTAAAATGCTCCGGTTTTTATTTGGGAAGTTATCCCGTAGAGGCAGCGGTGCTGACTGTAAATCAGTTGCTTAACGGCTCGGGTGGTTCGACTCCATCACTTCCCATTCAAAATAATAACAAAGGAGGTGCTTGCGCGTGGGACGTAAGACAAAAATGAACTCAATCACTAGCCCAGAGCTTCTGGCGCAAGTGAATCCAGAAAATACACAATTACTTGAAGACTTCAAGGACTATCTTCGCTCAATTCAGAGAAGCGAAACAACTATTGCTGGATATGAAAACGATATTCAGATTGCATTCGTGTGGTGCTTACAGCATAACAACAATACATTTTTCGTGAATTGGACAAAACGAAATATCGTTGCTTATCAGAATTGGCTTTTAAATTCAAATGAGAATAGCCCAGCCAGAATCAGAAGGCTGAAAGCTGCTCTCTCATCCATGAGTAATTTCATCGAAAGCGTATTGGATGATGAGTTTCCGAACTTTAGAAATATCATCAATAAAGTAGAAAATCCAGTAAACAGACCTGTTAGAGAAAAGACAGTATGGGATGATTCTGAACTCGAAGCACTGTTAGACAAGCTCGTAGAGCGTAGAGATTATGAGAAAGCCTGCTATCTTGCACTTGCAATGTACAGTGGAAGACGAAAATCCGAATTATGTCGATTTAAAATATCAGATTTCGATGAGGATAAACTGGTATGTGGAGGAGCTTTGTATAAAAGTGCTCCAATAAAAACTAAAGGCAGAGGTGGCGGTAAGATGATTAACTGCTACACACTTGCAAAGAAATTCACTCCGTATCTTGATATGTGGCGTAATCGTCGTCTGGACAAATATGGCGATAGCGAATGGCTGTTCCCCGATGCAAAGCATCCAGAAGAACATATTCAGATCTCAACCATTAACAGTTGGTCAAATACGTTCTCAAGGTTATCAGGCAAACCAGCCTATATTCATAGCCTGCGACATTATTTCACCACCAGTCTTGCGAAAGCTGGAATCCCGGACGGAGTAATCCAGAGTATTGTTGCATGGGAGTCTTCTGATATGGTTCAGTTGTACAAAGACATTGATGCTGATGAACAGATCGGAATGTACTTTAAAGATGGCGATATTGTTGCGCCCGAACAGAAAGGCTTGGGAGACCTGTAAATACAGAGACAAAGGAGATTGTGAATATGAATAGAAAGGAATTAGTCCGTCGCATTGCAAACGTGATGCGAGAAAATAATATTCGGAAACCTGTCTCATCCCAAAAGCAGGTTTTCCATATATCTGATGACGAAGGAAATACAAAAGACTTTGTTGTCAAGAAAACAGATAAAGGTGTTCTATTTACATATGACGATGTAGAGGCAATGATGGATACCTGCCTTGCGGTTATCGGTGACAGTTTAAAACGAGGTGAGTCTGTGTCTATCAGAGGTTTCGGTACTCTCTCTCTAAACTACAGAAAACCGCGAACTAATAAACATCCCGTAACGCATGAAGATGTTGAAGTCTCTGGCAGGTATGTACCAAAGTTTGAATCTGGCAAGGATTTAAAGATGTGCGCCAAAATGTATGAACTTTCTTTGGCTGAGCGTCTATCCGGCTATGAATCACCTGATTTTGACGAAGAGGATGGTGATGAATAATGGCTTTGGAAATGAACACAGATAAAGTAATCTGTCCCACATGCGGCACTGGATATTCCAAAAGAAAGGGATTTTTCCCTGTAAGTTACGGGGAACTATATAAAGGTCTGGGGTATATACCGTATTGCAGATCGTGTATTGACAAAATATATAGTCAGTACCTCGCACAATGTAAGGACTCAAAAATGGCGGTCAGACAGACATGCCGTAAACTGGACTTATACTGGAATGAGAATATTTTTGATAGCGTAGTAAAGAAAAGTTCTGTGCGATCATTAATGACACAGTATATTGTTCGTATCAATAGCGTTTCCTGTGCAGGTAAAAGCTATGATGATACTTTGCTCGACGAGGGCATCCTGTGGTCTTTTGATACTACACAGGTTGCAGCAGAACCACAAGATATAGAACCAGATGAACCAGATGAGGCAAATACTGCCGATGAACCGGATATCCCGCAAGAAGTAATTGCCTTTTGGGGAACCGGGTATTCTAAAGAGATGTATGAGCAGCTTGAACAACGTCGCAAATATTACAGTTCAAAATTTCCAGATGCCTTCTCTGATGCTGGCGGAAATGATATTGGTAGCGACGTGTTAATGAGACAACTCTGTAATCTTGAAGTAAGTATATCAAAAGACGCTGCTGCTGGACGCTCTATTGATAAGAGTGTCAATTCACTGAATACTCTGATCGGAAGTTTGAATCTTAAACCAGCTCAGAAGAAATCTGACGAACTGGATGCTTCAATAGCTAACACTCCGCTTGGCGTATGGTTATTTAGGTATGAGAACAAACGTCCATTACCTGAAATTGATAAATCTTTACAGGATGTCAACCGTATTAAAAAATACGTGTTCACATGGCTGGGGCATATATGCAAAATGTGTGGTGTAAAGAATGGATATACCAGGTTGTATGAGGATGAAATTAATAAACTTCGAGTAGAAAAACCTGAATACGAAGATGAGGACGATGAATCTGTATTGATTGATGCGTACTCAGAAAGTCAGGACGGTGATGAATAATGGATAGATATGAGTCTGTCATGGAGGGCGCTGCTATATGGGGCGCCTTTTATCGCGCCAATCCTGATAAGTTTGCCGAAGACTATTTGCACATTCAGTTAAGACTATTTCAGCGAATCTTACTTGCAATGATGTTTTGGAGTACCACGTTTGTATTAATTGCTTGTCGTGGTCTTGGTAAGACATACATCAGTGCTATTTACTGCGTCGTAAGATGCATCTTATATCCGGGTACAAAAATTTGTATTGCGTCCGGAACCAGAGGGCAGGCTATCAATGTTCTTGAGAAGATACTTCTTGAATTGAAGCCTCAATCAGAAGAATTGAGGGCTGAAATAGATGACAAGCAATCGAAGATCAACGGAACCAATGCACAGATTGTATTCTTCAATACAAGCGTCATCAAGGTAGTAACAGCCTCTGATAATGCCAGAGGTAACAGATGTAATGTGCTGCTACTGGATGAGTATCGACTGATCTCAAAAGATACGATCGACACTGTTCTGAAAAAGTTCCTCACATTAAGACGTATGCCGAGATACGAGGAACTGACAGACGCTGAGAAGAAGATTGAGTACGCAAAAGAAAAGAACTTAACTATGTATCTATCTTCTGCTTATTTCAAAGATCATTGGTCATATACGAAGTGTATGGATACCTTTGAAATTATGAAGGATGAGAACAGACATCAATTTGTATGCGGATTCCCGTATGAATTGTCTATCGAAGAAGGATTGCTTGACCCTGAGACAGTTGCGGATGATATGTCAGAAAGTGATTTCAGCGAAATTAAATGGAGTATGGAGATGGATGCTCTATGGTACGGTTCTGAAGACGGAGCATTTTTCGACTTCCCCACTATATCCAAAAACAGAACCATCAAATATCCAATGTTACCAGATGAAATTGCATCTAAGCTGAATAATTCTCAGAGCATCCGAATTCAGGAGAAAAACAATGGCGAAATAAGAGTCCTTTCTGCAGATATTGCATTAATGTCAAGCAGAAAGAACAATAACGATGCTACTGCTATCTTTATTAACCAAATGAAGCCTTCGAGAGCTGGTCGATATTCAAGCAATATTGTATATGCGGATGCTTGCGAAGGAATGAGAACTGACGAACAGGCATTATATATTCGTAAACTGTATGAAGATTACAAATGTGATTATATTGTGCTGGATACAAATGGTCTCGGTCTTGGTGTGTATGATGCTTTAGCAAGGGATATGGTCAACCCAGATACCGGAGAGCTATACCCGGCATTGTCTTGCTGTAACAATGCTGAGATGGCTTCAAGATGCACCGTTATTGGCGCAAAGAAGGTAATTTGGTCAATCAAGGCAAGCGCTCAGTTTAATTCAGACTGTGCTTTTATGTTAAGGGAAGCATTCCGCAGTGGTCGAATGCGATTACTTTCAACAGAATACGATGCTGAAAAATATCTGGCAGAGATACGTGGATATAATTCACTTTCCGATTCAGACAAAATGTCACTTCAGCTTCCGTATATCCACACAACTCTACTCGTAGATGAACTTACAAAGCTTTTATATGAAGAGTCTGGTGGAAAAATCAAAATTACAGAACGTGCTGGAATGCGTAAAGATAGATATTCCAGTCTTTCGTATAACTACTATGTTGCTATGCAAATTGAAAACAAAATGAGTAAGCGACAGAATATCGGCGATGGAGCATCCGATATGTTTATCATTAAAGCTCCAAATTATAGAAGAAAGGCGGTGAATGGATTGTATGGCAGAACAAAAGCAAGTTGGAGATTCTAGTGTCAAAGATTTTTCCGGCATGATAGGTATTTCTAGCAAATTTGCTGTTCTTAACAGATTGATTACTAGAGACCTAAACAATAACACTACTACTCCTACATTCTCTTTGTATTCCAAAGAAGATGTACAGGGGTATCTTGCCAACCCATATACATACGAAAAGCAAATTCGTAATGCTGTTACATATATATATGGTGCTTCTTCTCATTTTAGAAGAATCATTCAGTATTTTGCAAGTCTGTCTGATTTAGCATATGTAGTGTCTCCATATAAGATTGACCCTAAATCTACCAATGCCAAAACGATAAATCGAAATTATCGTAAGGTATTAAATGCTCTGTCTGCAATGAGCATTAAGACTCAGTTCCCGAAAATCCTAACCGTCTGCTTACGAGAGGATACATTCTACGGAACTATGTGGGTAACAAATGACAATATCACTATCCAGCAGCTGCCTAGTGATTATTGTGCTATATCCACAATCGAAGGAAATGTATTGAATGTATCCTTTGACTTTTCGTACTTTGACTCCCACAGTGCTCTATTGGAGTTTTACCCGCAGGAATTTAAGACAAAATACGCTGTTTACCAGAAGCAGCGTACATCAAGATGGCTTGAATTGGATTCTCCGACTTCATTTGCAATTAAGGTTAATAATGATATCCTGGCGTATTCTCTGCCACCGTTCATCGGTATATTAAGAGAATTGTATGATCTGGAGGATTACAAGCAGCTAAAATTAACCAAAACAGCATTGGAAAATTATGCAATGCTTGTAATGGCTCTTCCTATGGATAAAGATGGCAACTGGGGCATTGATCTGAACAAGGCGAAAGAATTCTGGCAGAACTTAGATTCTGTCCTTCCTGAAGAAGTTGGTTCCATCCTTACTCCAATGCCTATTACGAAGATCGGCTTTGAGAAGTCTAATACTGGCGATACAAATACAATAGCAGATGCAGAGCAGAATATTTTTACATCCGCTGGCGTATCTTCGCTTCTGTTTAATAATGAAAAGGCATCTGCTAATGCTCTTTCATTATCAATAAAAGCTGACCAAAGTCTTACATTCGGTATTGTACGAAGCATTGAAGACGCTGTAAATAGATTTATACAGGCTCAAAGCTATGGAAAGAATTTTAAAGTCACTTTTCTGGATGTATCTCCATACAACCGAAAAGAAATGGGCGATGCATATCTCAAAGCTGCTTCATACGGACTTCCTACGATTGCAATGTATGCAGCGTCTCAGGGACTTGGGCAGGCAGAACTTGATGCTATGAGTTTCCTTGAAACAGAGGTTATGGGTCTGCAAGATATGTTTAGACCAATTCAGAGTTCTACTCAGATGAGTGGCAATACCACATCTACGGACAGTAATGCTCCAACCGATGAAGGCGGCAGACCGCAGTCAGATGAAACGGATTTGACGGATAGTGGAGAACAATCCGCCGAGCAGAGTTCTGATTGGGGATAGGCGGTGATGATTCATGAAAAAATTCATATATGCTTTTAGTGAATCAGATAGAGACATACTTCTATCTCATGGATATACATTACTGAAAGCAGACAACATCAAAAAAATGTATGTATTTAAAAATAAAGAGGAATTGTGTTTCTCCATGAATGACGGAACATTTGCTCTTTCAGACATTTTAACTTTTTAGCCCGCATGAGTAATCATGCGGGTCTTTGTATTACGGAGGTTATAGATGAAAACAGAGATTTTAAATCTTACATACGCATCATCTTTAACCGATTTATGCGAGATTAACTCTTCTTTTGATTCCGGGATTCTTCGCATTGCATATACAGGAGATAACCGAAATGGCAGTTCTATTTCCAAAGATGTATTTGAAAGATGCATCAAAACGATTTATAACTGCCCGGTTGTATGCAATTACGACAGAGAGACTGATACTCTCGGTGGTCATGACATGGAACTTGTCCGCAAGGATGACGGCAGTTTGATTCTTGTGAATCTAACTCAGCCTATTGGCGTAGTTCCACAGACAGCAAAAGTATACTGGGAAACTGTCGAGGAAGATGACGGTACTGTAAACGAGTATCTGTGCGCCGAGGTTTTGATCTGGAAGCGCCAGGAGGCTTATAGAAAAATCAAAAAAGATGGAATTACAGCTCAAAGCATGGAAATTACCGTCAAGGATGGTGAAACCATCAATGGGATTTACTGTATTAAAGATTTCGAGTTTACAGCATTTGCATTGATCGGTGTTGAACCGTGCTATGAATCTGCATCTCTTGCATTTTCAAAACAGGATTTCAAACAGGAATTTTCTAAGATGATGCTTGAGCTAAAGGATAGTTTAAAAGATGTCACTGTCTCTGATGAGACTGGCAATATACACTCACACAAATACTCAATGGAAGGAGGAAGTAAAGGATTGGATAAACAGAATTTAATTGAAAAGTATGGCATTGATGTTAATACTCTTGATTTCTCCATTGATGATTTTACTGTTGAGGAGCTTGAAGAAAAATTCAAAGCAATCACAGAGGCTGACAAAAAGTCTGACCCAGAGGTTGATACAGATAAAAATAAATTCGCCCTTACAAGTAACGTCGTTGATGAAATCATGCGAGCACTCGATGCAGAGAAAATCCAGTGTGAATGGGGCGAATGTAGTCGCTATTTCTTTGTAGATTGTGACTTTGACGCTATGGAAGTTTACTGCTGGGACAGAACCGACTGGCTGCTCTATGGATTCTCTTACAAGACAAACGGAGACAGTATTGAAATCGATTTTGAGAACAAAAAGCGTAAGAAATATGTAATCGCTGACTTTGATGAGGGCGAGCAGGTTTCTCCTATTGCACAGGTATTCGAGCAGATGGAACAGGTAATTACCGACAAGTCTGCTGTTTCTGCTGAGTTTGAAGCAAAATACCAGAACGCATCTGAAACGATTACTTCTATGGAGGCAGAGCTTGAGGAGCTTCGTAAGTTTAAAGCTGATACAGAAACAGCTGCTATGGAGAAAGCTCGTAAATCTGAAATCGCAGAAGTATTCGCTAAGTTTGAAGACCTTGTAGGCGTAGAAGCATTTGAAAATCTGAAGACAGATTGTGATGCTGACTGCATGAAATTTGAATTGGATGCTCTTGAGGAGAAATGTTATGCAATTCGTGGTAGACGTGGAGTACAGACTAAAATGAATTTCAGTCAGAAGACTCCTAAACTGCCTATTGAAACACCAGAAAATAACAAAGCAGACCAGCCTTATGGCGGTCTTTTTGAGGAGTATGGCTTCTCTGCTAAAGAATAAGGAGGTAAAAATTTATGGCTAAATATGGCGTTGTTAGAACAGACAACATGACTGGTACTGATGTTCGTAGTGAACTGGTGTCTGTTAAATACATGGGTACAGCTAAAACTACTGCTACCGAAATTGAAAACGGAAGTGTCCTGAAAGCTTCTGAGCTTATGGACGGTGAGCGCGAGGTATTCCTCGGAGAAGATGTCGCAAAAGATACACCTATTCGAGAGGTCGTACTGATCGCTGCTCCTGAAGTACCGTATGATGAAAGACTCCACAACCTGGATGAATTCATCAACCCGGCTGGTAAGGCTTGTAGAGGATATAGACTCCATTCCGGAAATATGTTCTCCGTAACTAAAGAAGCTCTGACTGGTCTCGCATCTCCTGCAAAAGGGAACATCGTAGAGCTTGCAGCTGGTACAAAGCTGAATGTTGCAGCGTCTGCAACTTCCGGTGCGACAACTGTTGGAAAAATTATCGACGTTGAGATTGCTGGTCGATATACATACTACGTTATCAAGATTGACTAAAAATCGTCAGTCATGCTAACTAAATAATTTACAAGGAGGATTTTTATAATGGCTGAAATTAAAGATATTGTAAAACTTGCTGTTGATGGTTACAAAGGCAAGGTTGAAAAATATTCCGTAGGTCAGTCTCAGGAGCTGCTCAGACAGGCTCTGATCGAGGCTAATGGCGGAAGCACCGTTCTGGATTACAAGAAAATCAGAGACGGTAAATGTGCAGGTCTGTTCTCTCTTCTGGAGGAGACACTGAGCAGAACTGTTGTCGAGGGTCTTCAGGGCGATGAATATTTCAATGCTCTGGTTGATTTCCGTAATGTTCCTGAAGGTGATAAGAACATCTTCCTCGTTGAGGATAGAAATCTGTTTGTAGTTTCTGAAGCAGCTGATGGTACTCAGGGTATCAGACGTCAGAGACTCGGCGGTGTATCTGAGGCGTCTATTCCGACTTCTCTCAAGACAGTCAGAATTTACGAGGAACTGAACCGCGTACTTGCAGGTCGTGTTGATTTCAACGACTTTATCAACAAAGTATCTGAGTCTTTCCGTCAGAAACTTCTGAATGATATCTACACTCTGTGGAGTGGTGCTACTGCTGACCAGTTCGGCGGTACTACATACTTCCCGGTTGCAGGTGCATACGACGAGGATGAGCTGTTAGACCTGATTTCTCATGTTGAAGCAGCTGCTAACGGACAGCAGGCTACAATCATCGGCACAAAGAAAGCACTGCGTAAGCTGAAAGCTTCCATCCAGAACGATGGTGCTAAAGACGATCTCTACAATATGGGATACTATGGCAAGTTCTACGGAACTCCTGTAGTAGCCGCTCCGCAGCGCCATAAAGTAGGTTCTACTGAGTTCGTATTCGATGACGATGTTATCACTATCATCGCTGGTGATGACAAGCCGATTAAAGTCGTATACGAAGGAAGTCCTATCGTTCTCATGGGCGACCCGATGAGCAACGCAGACTTCACACAGGAATACCTGTACGGCGAGAAGTACGGAATGGGTATTGTCCTGGCTGGTGGTAACGCTGGTGTTGGTCGTTACGAAATGAATGCGTAATCGAAATAAGAATGCAACGGGAGCTGTAATGGCTCCCGTTTATGAACGGAAGGAGTAATTATGGAAGTTAAAACTGAAACTCAGGTTGTGGAACAGAATGCAGTTACAGAATCCGTAGCTACCGAAACTCCAAAGAGAAAAACTCGGACTAGAAAAGCTACTGAAAAAACTGTAAAACCTATTGTTCCAAAAGATATTGACCCTGAACAGTATGTAACTGTTCGCAATGGTTTTCAGGGACGACTGGTATATGTTAGCAAGCATACAGGAGAACGATTTGTGTGGGATCAGTTCGGAGCTGAACAGGAAATGGAACTCAGAGAGCTGAAAAATGCAAAGAACTCTTATAAGAAATTCTTTGAAAACAACTGGTTTATGTTCGATGAGGACTGGATCGTAGATTATCTTGGTGTACAGCGATTCTATCGCAATGCAGTACGCATTGAAGATTTCGACGAGATTTTCCAGAAAGATGCTGAAACTATCTCTCAGATTATCGGAGGAATGTCTGACGGTCAGAAGAAGTCTGTAGCCTACCGTGCCAGAGTTCTGATCGCTGAGGGGGCGATTGATTCCAATAAAGCGATTACCGCATTAGAGGAGTCTCTTGGAGTTGAGCTGATTGAAAGATAGGAGGGTTTCGTATGAGCGTTTCTTACGACGTGTTCATCGGCTCTTTTCTCGAAAAAGTAACTGAGCGTGATTTACTTTCTCTTGAACAATCTCAAAGGGACAGTGTTGTTATTGGTTATATGAAACGAGCAATCAGCGGATTTAGAAAAATTTGTCAGTATGACTTTTCCACCACTGGCGACGATGAAACAAGAGTGTTCAACGTGGACGTTCCAGATGATGATTTAACTGAAATTGCGGATATTGTTTCAGAAGGAATGGTCGTACAGTGGTTAAAGCCATACGTGTACAAGCAGGAGTTATTGGAAAATGCTATTAATACGCAGGATTTCACAACCTACTCTCCTGCTGAGCTGCTTTTGCGTGTAGGGAACGCATATGCAGATGCAAAAAAGGACTACACTCAGATGATTCGGGAGTATTCCTTTAATACTGGAGATCTGACGGACTTACACTTATGAGTGGTGTGGTAACGATTACCGGACAAGTAGTTCGGAATGATCTCGTAAAGAATTATTTCCACGATCTCGTAAATCGATTTTTTAAGATTCTCCCTATGCGAGAAAATGGAGAAGAGTCATTACAGACATATATGCGTAGCTTGCGTGTCGAGTTAATAGGCGGTAAAGGATTGATTCCTGAGCTGAAAGTAAATTCATCTTATCTCACACTCATGGCTATTTTGGAATATCTGATTGATACACCTGATTGCACCGTGAGCGATGTAAGACGCGAAGTTTTTCACGCTATCTCTGTATGCAATAAGCTTGAAGAGTATTTTACTGTTGCGGAGGTATAAGCATGGGAATCTGGGATGTATATGAAAGCCGTGTATGTGCTCAAGGCAAGACTAAGCGAGAGGCTGCTCTATTTCGTACTTCACGTAGATTAAGAGAGAAACTTCCTGATTCTTTATCATATCACAATGTGATAGTTGATGGTGAGGAACGCTCGGTTATTATAGATGACTCTGATAACTTAAATGAAAAAATCATGCACTCTCTTCCTGGAGAGGATTTTACATGTGGCGGTCTTGTAGAATGGGCTGATAATCATTGGCTTATCGCAGAAAAAGATGCCAATACTGAGCTGCGAACCAGAGTTAAGTTATTGCAATGCAATTTCTTACTCAAATGGATCGACTCAGATCATGTGATACATGAGCAATGGTGCGTTATCGAAGATGGTACAAAGTACCTGACTGGAGAATATGAAGATAAAGATTTCTTTGTAACGAGAGGTGACTCCCGTATTGCGATGACGATTGCTCGTAATTCTGACACTGTGAAATTTGCACGTAATTGTCGCTTTCTTATAGATGACCCAGAGTCATCCGAGATGAATGCTTATCTTCTGACCAAACCATTAAAGGTTGGTAAAACATATAACGGTCATGGTATTTACTCTTTCGTATTACAAGAGGTTGTTTCAACAGATAATGACAACTTCGAGTTAGGAATTGCAAATTATTATCTGCATTTTCCGAAAGAAAATACATCAGATATCGTAGATGATAAAGATGACAGTTCTGCATCAGATACTGGAAAGAAGGGGTGGCTGTAATGCAGTTAGAAGAGTTTTATGACTACAAAAATCAGCTAATGGGCGACATTCTGACAAACAAGGATATCGTATCTCTTCTTAATTCAGATATCAAGTTTGAGGATGCTACGAAATTGGCATATACACAGGTATTTCCATGTGAGTATATCCCGGATACCGTTGAACACGGCAAAACATTCATTTGCTTCGATGTTGACATTCAGGAGGCAAGTGCAAATAAAACGTTCTTATACCCAGTTCTGTATATATGGGTATTTACACACAGAAGTAAGCTTCGTCTTCCTAATGGAGGTGGCGTTAGAACCGATAAGCTCTGTGTAGAAATCGCAAAAGCGATTAATGGAAGTAGGAAATATGGTCTTGGGGAACTTGAGCTATATGCAGTAAAAAGGTTTGCTCCAATGACAGACTTCAACGGAAAGATTATGACATTCCATGCAAAGGATTTCAATATGCAATATAATCCGAAGAAGCCAACTCCTATTAATCGTAAGACAGGATAATGTCAGCATTACATCTGCTTTATCGAGATTCTTATGCAATCAATGATTCGATACATATTTCCATACCGACAGTTGGACAAGTGCTGGATAATGAGGATTCATATTACAATGTTGTGTCCGCTATTACCGCCATGCCGATTGACTTTATGGTACAGCTTGATGATTTAGGTATTGACTTTACAACCATCAATGCTTGGCAGTTATTCGTACTGCTTTTTGAAAATATCAAACAGATGGACAAATACGTTCTAAGCCTCGTGTTTGGAGATATGGATCTGTCTGATTTTGAAATTGGAATCAGCCCGCAAAACGGTAAATTTGTCATTCGTGATGAAAAGCACGGCATTACGATTGACAGAGCTATTCATAGTCAGATGGCTTCTGTGTTGCGGAAATTGCACCACCTAGAAAAGAATCATAGGCGACCAGCCAATGATGAAGCTAAAGACTACATGCTAAGACGTGCTCGTGAGAAACTTAAACGTCATAAAGACAGGAAAGAAGACTCACAGTTGGAGTCTCTCATAATCGCAATGGTCAATACCGAACAGTTTAAATATGATTTTGAGGGGACAAGAGAACTTTCTATTTATCAATTCAACGAAAGTGTTCGGCAGGTTATTAAAAAGACCGATTATGACAACAGAATGTACGGTATTTATACCGGAACAATAAATCCAAAAGAATTGAGCCAAAAAGATTTGAACTGGCTTGTTCACTAAATAAATCAATAGGAGGAACATTATGAATATCAAAGATATCACTATCACAAGTCTGGAAACAATTACAGCCTTTGATGTCGTTACTGGTAATTATAAATTCACACTTGATGAGCTTCAGAATGCGACAATCGCTAACACACAGGATTCTACTGAGATTACTGGTAAGGGCGGACGTAAGCTCGCCAATCTGAAACGTAATAAAGCAGTAACAATCAGTGGTACAAACGGTCTCGTATCTGGAGGTCTGCTTGAGGCACAGACAGGTGGAAAATTTGAGACAAAAGCTACAGATGTTATGTGGACAGATTATCTTACTGTTGCAGGAGGTAAGGCTTCTACTCTTTATAAAGCTGTAGGAACTACAGGTGCAGAAATCGAAGCACTGTATATCCGTAATGCTGATGGTAGCCTTAGTCAGGAGCTGACACAGGCATCCGCTGCTGCAACTGGTAAATTTGCATATGCACCAGCATCAAAAGCCATCACTTTCCATACAGACGTGACTGATGGAACAGAAGTCGTTGTTTACTACAAGAGACGTATCAAAGCAGATGTGCTTAATAATGAAAGCGATGTATATTCTGAGAAATGTACACTGTATGTCGATGCTCTGGGCGAAGACAAATGTGGCAATATTTACAGAATTCAGTTCTTTATTCCAAAGGCTGACTTCTCTGGTGAATTCTCTCTGGAAATGGGTGAGAATCAGACAGCACATGCTTTCGAGGCTGAATCTCTGGCAGGAGCTTGTGGCGCAGGCGGCTCTCTGTGGACATACACTGTGTTCGGGGTAAATACAGCAGACGCTGAATGAAGAGCGCAGGCATTGTTCACGAATGACAGCAAGACAATTATAGACGAGGCTGCTAAGAGTCTCGTTACGGAATTAGGAAGGTGGGAATAATGCCTACAGCAACTAGAATTTGCAAAGTGTGTGGTAAAGAGTATGAATATTGCCACACACTTCGGCGTATTGAAGGTATCTTCCGGTATCAGGACGTTGCGTGTTGTCCCGAGCATGGTAGTATCTACCTTGCAGAGATTGAGGCATCACGAGCAGATGATGCAGAGCCGGTAGTTACACTTAATGAACCTACTCCATCGTCTTCGGACTATAGTGACCTCGACGAATGTGACGGGGAAGATTCTTGGTTCGAGGACGATTTTGACGAAGAGGAAGATACTGAGTAACAATTACATATAGCACATGGCTACACCTTTTTGTAAGGTGTAGCCTTATTTTCATGAGGTGATTATTATCGCAAGAACGAAATTCAATGTCGATAAAGACACTTCAAATCGTACTTATGATGGTATCGTATTCGATTCCATACTTGAAATGAAATATTATCGTGATGTACTTTGCCCCCTAGTGGAGAGTGGCGATGTGGTAAGATTTGAGCTTCAGAAACCATATGAGTTACAACCAAAGTTCAAACACGACGACAAAAACGTTCACCCAATTACCTACGTTGCAGATTTTTTCATTGTATATAAGGACGGAACTGAGGTCGTTATTGACACAAAAGGATGTCCGGATTCGGTCGCAAACATCAAAAGGAAATTATTTTGGTATAAATTCCCGGACGTAGATTATAGATGGGTGACTTATTCAGGAATTGATGGAGGATGGTGCTCTTACGAATATGTAAAGAAACAACGCGCTATCCGAAGAAAAGCTAGGCGAGAAGCCCAAAAAGAGAAAATGGAGGAAGAAAATAATGGAAAAAGCAAATAGAATTGATGCGTCTGCTCTGATCGAAGCTGTAAACAAAATTGCAGAACCTACTGTAGAATTTGAATGGAACGGCATGGGCGTTGTCGTAAACAGAGTTCTCCCAATGGAAGCCATGATGGAGTTTGTTGACTACGTGACAAAAACCTGCTTCGGTGATGATGGCGAATATCTGCCAGAAGTTAAAGACTTTGCAATCAAAAGCTGCTTACTGGAGATGTACGCTAATTTCAATCTGCCAGAAGACTTACCTACACGATATGCGGTGATCTACAATTCCGATATTGTTGATGCTGTTTTGAATCACATCGAAGGTCGTCAGTTCGGCGAGATTATCAATGCTATTGAGCATAAAGTTTCTAATATTGCACAGGCAAATATACAGGCAGTTATGACTCAGATGCAGCATATCAATGATGAATGTGAAAATCTGGTAAATAAGATTGCGGGAATCTATGCCGGAGTGAACCCAAATGATCTCGCAGCTCTTATCCATGCAATGTCTGATGGAAATATAGACGAAGGAAAAGTCGTACAGGCATATATGGACGAATCTAAAGACTCAAAGGTTGTGCAGATGCCTACAGGAGATAAATAATTATGGCTTCTATCAATATGGGTTCCATACTTGCGAAAGCACAGGCTCATATGGGAAGCGGCGCTGGTCAGGCAAAAGTAAATAGTACGGTTGCTAAAGTTATGCTTGGAACCATAACTTTAAAGTCCGGAGGTAAAACACATACGCCAGAGGAAGCTGCTGAAAAGTTCATAGAGGTTCTTAGAAACTCGATCAGCAGCTCTGGTATAAGCTCAGAAGCTGCTGCTGCAATTTCAGAGCTTAGCCACTCTTCTGCTATTCCAGCTGGAGCAAATGTATATATGATTGAAATCTTCTTTACTGGAAACTTGAGCAGACCTTCGTTGGTTCCTGGTAAGTACGGAGGTATTAGTAATTTAGCCGCACTGTTAAATAACGGTGTGGATCATGAAATGAATCGTGTTCATGGTATATGGCACGGTCAAGAAACTTGGAGTAGAACTGTGATACCGGGTGCGCATTTCGTAGATGATGCCGTCAGCAGTTTTATGGGAAGTTATGCATCCGAATACAATGTAATTGACATTTCTGTAAGCGGTGAATTTTCTTAAACACATAGTAAACATTCAGTGAAAGGATTGGCATATAAGCCAGTCCTTTTCTTTATATTCAAAAAGGCGGTGAGATAAATAAATGGCTGACATTTTACTGACAGTCGGCGTGGATACTTCGTTGAGCTATGCTGAATTTCAGGCAGGAATTACCAGTCTGGTTTCTCAAGTCAATGCTAATCCACCGAAAATAAAACTTAAATTTGATGATTCATCCTTGTCTTCTATGCGAAAACAGATTGAATCAATGACAAAGGCTGCATCAAGTACAAATGCATCCAAATTGACAGATGGATACATTCAGACAAAATCAGGCATCTGGATGAAGAATACTGCTGCGATTAAGGCTAACACGCAGGCAAAGAATGCTAACGCCAATGCAACAAAGAAAGCCGCCGATGCTACAAAACAGGCTGCAGCTAGTGAGAATGCTTTCTCAGCTGGAACAAAAAAACATACTGACGCACTGAACAAAGTAAATAATTTACTCGGACAGGTTACTGCAAACACTCAGAAATGGACTGCTGCCAGAAGTGGTAAATCAAGCGAAAGTTACGCAGCTTTGAGAGACCAAATTACAGCTCTCGAAACACTGAAAGCTGGTCTTATGAATGGCTCTATATCTGCGGAACAATTCGAGAGTTCATTTAGAAGTATTAAAGCGACTGTCACAGAATCTTCTGCTGCTATTAGAGCAGCCGGAGAAAATACTACTACTTTAGGTGATAGGTTTAGTGGTCTTGCGTCGAAGTTCTCATCGTGGTTATCTGTTACGTATGTGATTATGACTGCTATCAGAACGGTAAAGCAGATGGTATCTGCCGCTACCGAAGTTGAAAGCGCTATGGCTCAGATTCAGATCGTAACTGGAGCTTCTGACTCTCAGATGGAATCATTTCTTACAAATTCTATCGCTCTTGCAAAAGAACTTGGTCAGAGCGTAACTGATGTAGCATCCTCTATTGAAACATTTGCGCGACTTGGCTATAACATGAGCGATTCATCGAATTTGGCTAAATATGCAAATATCATGGCAAATGTCGGTAACACTGACGTGGATACTGCTACAACCGGTATCACCTCTATTATAAAGGGATACGAAATGGATGCAAGCGATGCAGAACACGTATCAGATGTACTCGTAAAGGTAGGTCAAGAATACGCTATTTCTGCCGAAGAGTTAATGGCTGCATTTCAGCGAGGCGGTGCTGCTCTCCATGCTTCTGGAACTGATTTTGAAAAGAGTGCTGCTTTATTCGCTGCAACAAATGCCTCTCTCCAAAATGCTGAAACCACAGGTACAATGTGGAAGACAGTAAGTGCTCGTATCCGAGGGGCTACAACAGAACTTGAGGAAATGGGCGAAGAGACAGACGGATTAGCTCAAGGTTTGTCTAAGTATAGAGAAGAAATCATGGCATTATCTGGCGTTGACATCATGAAAGATGAAAACACATATAAGGATATGTATGACATCTTCGTACAGCTTGCAGAAGTCTGGGATAACATGGAAGATGTATCCCAGTCTCGTGTTGCAGAAATTCTTGGCGGTACACGTAATACATCAGGTATTATGTCTACAATCACTAATATTAAGGATGCTATCGGTGCTTATGCAAGTGCTATGGATTCTGCTGGAACTGCAACAGAAGCAAATAATATTTACATGGATACCACTAAGGCAAAAGTCGGAGAGCTGAAAGCTGCATTTCAGGAACTCTCTTCTGACGTTTTCGACTCAGACTTTACAAAAGGAGCTGTCGATGCTCTTAGAGGTATTGTAGAGGCTATTGATAAAGTAATCAGCACATTTGGTTCATTAAAGACCATTCTTGTAGGATTAGGAATAGCCAAAATTATCAAGAACGTGGCTTGACCCAAAATCATGGGTTATCTGTAACAGAGGTCGGCATGGTCAAGGACATATCAATTTTGGAGATATGAGCCAAGGCTATGGGTGAGCGTTTTAAAACAAATCACACAAAGGGGTAATTGCTGGGAAACTGGTTAAACCAATCATACTACAACGTAATTGGAAACAATAAGCGTGAACGTTGCGAAAGGCAGAAACAAATGATTGGATGGCATATGGTGATAGTAAGCCTAAGTGCTACGCAGAAATTTCTGCAGATAGGATAACATCAGCCGGACGAAGACTCACAGCTTCATCTTCAGAGACTACCCACCCTTTGAGCCACTACTGCCTAGTGTAGTGACTTTTAATGTATAGTCCTCGTGTAGTGAGAACTTATCTCTCACTCTAATCATGGTACGCATGTGTCGGCGTTGATAAGAAGGCACAAATTATGGTTCCCATTTATATCCGCATTTTCCGCATCTATTGATAGTCTTATTACTGCCTATGAATCCGGTTAATAATGAAAAACCTTTTTGCCCGGTTACAACTTCATTAGAACCACAACGCGGGCATATCAATGTTGATCCATTCGACATATAAGAATCAATTTCAATATTTGGCTGAATATCGCTATTCGATTTGTTTGCAGTAACATTGCATTGAAATGGTTTTAATGTTGTGACAATCCATTCTGCCTGTTCTTTTGACACAGAATGAAAAAGAGTATATGGTGGGTTGTCAATAATCCTTTTCGCAGTTGTCAAATCTAATTTCAGCAACTGTCTGATACAGCCTATCATCTTTGCCTGGTATTTGTATTTTAAAGAGTTATTTTCAAAACCATTGTAGATAATATCATAAGCGCTATCTTTCTGAATACTTAGAGGGTATCCACAATGAATGCATTGCGTCGATTTATCAGATACATCCTGTCCACACTCAGGGCATTTTATTAGAGCCATAAACACACCTCCCATAGATTTTATTCAATTTTACCATGAAATATCCGACATGTCTATCGTCTGTTGCTAAAGACCTCGGAGGAATAAAATCTCTATCAGATGTATTCGTAGCATTACAGTTATCTTTTGGTAGTGTAGGAAATGCGATTGCAGATATGGTTGCTGCCGCTTCTAGCGGAGCTGGTGTATTTGGAACATTGTCCGCCGGAGCCGCCGCTTTGTCTGGAACACTCGTGCCTATCGTCGCTGTAGCTGCCGCTGTTGCTGCGGGTATTTATGCAATATCAAAAGCGCAAGCGTCTGCATCAGAAGCTAATGATAAGATGCGTGACTCATACAGTGCTTATCAAGAAGCCCAATCCAATCTTGAAAATGTCAATTCAGAGTTAGACACAACAAAGGCTTCTATGGATGAATTGTTAGGTAAAGAACATCTTACATTTGTTGAGGAAGCGGAGCTTCAGAGGCTTAAAGATGCTACAGAGCAGTTGTTAATTCAGCAAGATTTGGCAGAGCGTGAAGAAAATAAAGCCGCTCGTAAAGCAGCCGAGGATACGGTTTCAGCATATAAAAAGAATTTCAAAAATGAAATCAGTGCAGATGAGACTAAAGAGCGACAAGATTACGCTCAGATGAGCGGTAATAATGCTGGACTTACAGCTGACCCGAAAGATATCTCTGCAATGCTTGCTGCTATTAAACAGTTCGATGCTTTAAAGCAGGAAGCAAAAAACGAACTTGCAGAGGCTCAGAAAGCTGGCAACGATAGTGATATCGAATGGTTAGAAGAAGATATTAAACATTATGATGATCTGAATCAAGACTTGACAGACTCTATCTGGGATCAAGTAAAACTTCTTACCGAGTATAGAGATAAGCTGAAGGCACTTCCTGAAGATGAGCTTGCAAAAGTCGATGGTGCATCAGATGTATTGAATCAGATTGATGACCAGATTGCGTATATCTATTCAGAATTAGACCCTGCTGCTTGGAAGCAGATGCAATTTGACGAAATATTAAATAGCGATGAATACAAAAAGGCTAAGGATGAACTTACAGAATTAGCAAAAGCTACTGACGGCGCTGGTATATCGGTTGACGATGTGAAAGAAAAATATCCAGAACTCGCTTCTGCTATCGAAGGAGCCGGATTATCACTTAGTGATTTCGTAGATCTTATCAATTCCAGTGCGGATGCTACAGATGATGCGAGCGAAGCTGTTGTGTCGAATGCAGAGAGAATTCAGAATGCGATAGACGATACAACTAAAAAGTCCCAGGAGTTGACATCTCAGATTGATGCTGTGCAATCCGTATTAAACAGTCAGATGACTGGGAAATCTATATCTGTAGAAGACTTCAATTCTGATGAACTTGCAGATTATCGAAGTGCTCTTGAATATGTCAATGGCACAATGCAGTTAAATGCGGACAAGGTAACAGAAATTGCTAAAGCCAAAGCAGACGAACAGGTTGCTATCAACAACACAAACAAGGCTCTTGCACAATCTCAATATCTTGAGAACGCACGACAGATTGAACAATATCGTCAGCAGTTACGGGATGCAAGTTTTGCAGAAGGCGAAACAGCCGACAGCATACAGTCTTCAATAGATGCTTTACTGGATGAAAACAGTGCTATTGCTGATACATGTGCTCAGTACGACTTACTCTCCGCTTCTATTCAGGAAGCTGTTGGTGCTTACCAGCATTGGTTAAATGCACAGAGTGCTTCTGATTATGGAGATATGGCGAATGATACTGTTAGTGCTATACAGCAAATTCGTGATACATACGATGCGAACTCTGATATCTACGGGAACTTTGGTTCAAAGAAATTTGAAGCTGCCGTAGATTTCATCGTACCAGATTCTGTTGATCGTGAAGATCTAGGTTCTATTGAATCTTACATGGCAGACTTTAAACAATATCTGAAATTCGATGATGATGGAGTTGTCGATGGTCTTGATATAGATAAATTCCTTCAGAAATCTGTCGATGCAGGATTAATGTCTTATAGCGAAGATGACGGATTCAAAGTCCTTGGCGGCAAGAAGATGGAGGACTTTGCGGAGGGACTGAACTTATCTTCCGGTGTCGTTCAAGCATTTTTCGATGAATTACAGTTGAAAGGTGCTGAGTTTGACTGGGGAGACGAGGCGGTCAAAACAGTAGGTGATTTAGCTGTAGAGGCTAATGAAGCTGCTGAATCGTTACGACAGCTAGATGGAAACAGTGATCTGAAAATCAAGATGGATGTATCTGACCTTTCTACAACAGAGGAACAGATTAATGCACTTGATGCGACGATTGCTGAGATGGATGGAATTAAAGCCAGACCGGATGTCGATGCTTCGAGCATTGACAATGCCAACGCTGTCATTCAGTATTGCCTTACGCAGAAACAGTTACTTTCACAGCCTGATGTTATGCGTGTTGATACTTCTCAGGTCGAAGGTGAAGTCAGCAACGCAATCTCACTTCTGCAGCAATTCCAGAATGCAACAAATGACCTGGAAATTAAGCAGAAAGTAGGTGCTGATACAAGTGAAGCTGAATCTCAGGTAAACTCTCTTGCTTCGGAAATTCAGAATATTTCCCCAGAGATAAAAGCACAATTAAACATAGACTCTACTTCCGTAGAATCCATCCAATCATCAATCAATGGATTATCTGCCGAAACCATTGAGGTTAAAGCAGGTGTTGATGCCTCTGCGATTGAAGGATATCATCCTGACTCCAAGACATGTGATGTAATTTACGACCCAAAAACAGATTTACTTCCGACATCCTTCCCATCTATTGACAGAACAGTAAATTATGTTGCAAATACAGCAAATCTTCCTGGTTCATTCGGCACTATTACACGATATGTGAACTATGTAAAGACTGGTAATGTTAGTGTAAATGGTACTGCTCACGCTGACGGTACTGCAAGAGCAGGTGGTGACTGGGGAACCGCTCCAGGTGGACGCACACTTGTAGGGGAACTTGGACGAGAAATTGTTGTAGACCCGCGAACAGGCAAGTGGTATACAGTTGGCGACAATGGTGCTGAGTTCAGAGATATTCCAGCAGGCGCTATCGTGTTCAATCATAGACAGACTGAGAGCCTGTTAGCGAATGGTTATGTTGCCGGACGTGCTTCTGCTCTTGTAAGTGGTACAGCGATGGTGACTGGTGGCTACAAGCCATATAAACCTAGCTCATCTTCTACAAGTAGAAAGCCATCTTCATCTAATAAGAGTTCTGGAGGTTCCACATCATCTGGAGGCTCACGTACAAAGTCTAGCAGTAAAAGTAGTAGTTCTAAATCAAGCTCTAATAAAGAGAAAGAATTTGAAGAAACATTTGACCTTATTGCGATAGCTGTTGATCGAGTTACAGAAGCTATTGATCGGTTGAAGGTTACTGCCGATAGTGCATTCAAGACACTAAGTACACGCAACAAGGATACTGTCAAAGAGATGTCAGCTATCACAAAGAAAATTGATATTGAGAACAAAGCATATGAGAAATATATGGCGAAAGCCAATTCTCTAGGCTTGAGTCAATCTTGGGTTAAAAAAATACAAAATGGCTCTATTGATATCAAAACAGTTACGGATGAAGACCTTGCTGATAAGATTAAGGACTATCAGGACTACTATGAAAAGGCAATCAAAGCTAAGGATGCTGTCGCAGAATTGCATGAAGAAATTGCAAGCTTATACAAAGAAAGATTTGACAATATCTCAAAGGATTTTGAAAATCAACTAAGCCTGCTGGAGCATTTGACGAATACATACGATAACGGAATTGACAATCTTGAAGCTCGCGGATATCTTGCAAGCACAAAATTCTACGAAGCAATGAAGAATGTTGAAAAACAGAACATTGCTGTTCAGAAAAAGGAACTTGCATCCCTCACTAAAGCTATGTCTGAAGCTGTAAACTCTGGAGAAATCAAAGAAGGCAGTGAGGCATGGTATGACATGCAGAACGATATAAATGCTGTAAAAGAGTCTATTCAAGAATCGGAAACCGCTGTAACCGAATTTAATAATTCAATACGAGAAATCAAGTGGGAACGGTTTGAATACCTGCAAGAGCAGATCAGTAACATTACTGATGAAGCCAACTTCATGATTGATTTAATGGAGAACTCCGATTTATTTACAGATAACGGTAAGTTTACCGATACAGGTATGGCGACGCTGGGTCTCCATGGTCAAAACTACAATGTGTATATGGCTCAGGCGGATAAATATGCTGAAGAACTGAAAAAGTTAAATGCTGATATCGCAAAAGACCCAAACAATACAACATTGCTACAGCATCGTCAGGAATTACTGGAGGCACAGCGTGACTCAATCCTTGCTGCTGAGGATGAGAAACAGGCTATTAAAGACCTCGTAGCTGACGGTATCGAAAAAGAGCTTGATGCCTTACAGGATTTGATTGACAAATATACTGAGGCGATGGATACCGCTAAAGACCTGCATGATTACCAGAAGGATATCGAAAAGCAGTCGTCGGAGATTGCAAAACTGCAAAAACAATTATCTGCCTATTCTGGTGATAATTCAGAAGAGACAAGAGCTACCATACAGAAAATTCAAGTTGATCTGGCTGATGCTATGGACGACCTTGAGGAGACACAGTACGAACACTATATTAGTGAACAGAAAAAGCTCCTTGACAATCTGTATGACGAATACGAGGCGATTCTGAATGAACGTCTTGATAATATCGATGCTCTTATTTCTGACATGATTGATACCATCAACGCCAACTCTGCGTCAATTAGCACTACGTTGCAGGTACAAAGCGATAAAGTTGGATATGACTTATCTACTGCCATGAAATCAATCTGGTCAAACGAGGGTGGTGGATATTCTATTATCACAAAGTATGGTGACTCTTTCTTGACACAGATGACATCAGTAAATGATGTGATTACAAAAATAGCATACAAAATTGGCGCTATGGTCAAAGAAAGTGATAATCAGGCTAATCAGACTGTATCTTCTGCGACTAAGTCCACCAAAACAGATACATCCGCAAAGGCTCCTACAAGTAATAAAACTGAAGATAAAAAGCCTACTAAGAAACCATCAAAGAAAACAAAATTCAATGATGATATAAAACGAGGTGTTGCAGCAGCTATATGGATTTATGGCTCTAAATCTGGATGGGGAAATGACCCAGATAGAAAGAAACGTCTGACAGCTAAGTTCGGCGCATCTAATGCCGCTGCTGTTCAGAAATATATTAATGCTCATGCGAATAATGGTGATCTATACGACTACTGGGTAAAGACTGGAAAAAGTAAATTATCACAGTATTATTACAGTGCATTTAAGAAGGGTGGACTTGCTGACTATACCGGAGTGGCATGGCTTGATGGTTCTCCTACAGAGCCAGAAATGGTTCTGAACCCAGAGGACACACAAAATTTCATTGCATTGAAAGATGCTATGAGAAGCATTGCAGATGGAAATAATCCTTTAAGCAAGTTGTTTGGAGGAGATGAAGGCGCTGCAAATGTATTATCGCAGCTTGCTAAGGTAAGTGCGCCTATGTCCGGAAAAGACACAACAAATATCGGAGACATCACCTATCAGGTAACAATTCCGATAGAGCATGTACAGGACTACAACGATTTTATGAATCAGATGCGTAAGGACGGAAAGTTTGAAAAGATGATTCGTTCCATGACTGTCGATCAGTTGTCTGGTGGCAGTAAGCTATCGAAAAATAAATATCAGTGGTAGCAACCAGAGAGGCAATTATCATATTGCCTCTCTTTCTATTGGAGGAAAAGGATATGAATTTAAACAGAAAAATTGATATGCAGGAACGTACTATAAAAAGCCTGCAAGAAAAGAACGAAAAACTTAGAAGTGAAAATAGAGCTTTGCGTACAGAAAACGCAAAGCTTTCAGATAAGAACCAGCACTGCGAGCAAATTATTGGCAGTGTGGATGCCTTACGTTCTGAGTGGAATGCAAGAATTCAAGAAGCTCTTGAATATCGAAAACAGTATAAAGATGCTGTATTTGCTGTCCGTAAAATACGCAAGGAATATGAAAAGAAGTTTAATCAGTTAAATAGACAGTTCAAGGTATAAATTACGAAAGGAGGAGGACGTATGGATAGATGTGATTTTACTTTTCGAGGAGAGTCATTAAGTAACCACGGCTATATGCTTTGTGAATTTGATGGTTCTGGTTCAGTCGGAGCCATAACAACAGATTCACAACGAGAATTTACCTCAATATCAATGTTTGGTGGGCGATATTTCCCGATCATATATTCCGTTTATGATGGCGCGCTTGTTGCAGAAATGTCAATATGCAAACTCGGTGATAATGCGGGATCTGCAATCACACCAAAAGAAGCTGCTGCTTTGAAGCGTTGGCTTGAGAGTCCAACTGCGTCCGAACTCAGAGTCGGCGGCGATGATTATGAAGGTATTTTCTGGAATGGAACATTCAATGTGGAAGAAGTTCAGGCAGATTCTATTTGTATTGGATTTAATTTAACTTTTACTGCTACTGCCCCATTTGGTTACAAAGACAAAGTAAACATTAGTGGATCAGTCGCAAAGGATGGCACTGTCAGCATCAGTGACACGAGCGATGACGAGGGATATATTTATCCGGACATCACAATCACGCTGAAGTCTGCCGGTGATTTAAAAATCACGAATGAATTTGACAAAAGAACAACTGTAATCCGTGGATGCTCTTCGGGAGAAACACTCACATTTACTCATCTCCTGCAGATTTTATCAAGTAATAAATCCCATGAACTTGGAGATGACTTTAACTACAAATTTATCCGAATCAACAATGAGTATGGCAATGTGGTAAACAAACTGACGTTTAACCTTCCTTGTACATACTCTATTTCATATAATCCGATTGCGAAGGTGGTGATTGCGTGAATACTTCTTTATATGGAGGTCTTATTGAAATAAGTCCTGACGGTCAGCCAATTACACCAGATCTCGTTCTTTCTTATCGTGGCGGAACCAAACAAGGAATTATTCACAATGTCCAATCACTGACGAATGCAAATGCACTTGTAGAAACTGCTGAGATATCCTTTGATGTTTATAAGGAGATCGATGGTGTTGAATGCCAGTTATGGGATGATATCAGAGATTTCAGACTGGTATATATACCACATCTTGATACGTCTACGTTCAATCCGTGGTATGAGCTTTCTGTAGAAGTTGATGAAAACGATTGTACAATCAAGCATTGTCAGGGCGTTCATTTACAGGAAGCAGAACTTGGTCAGCTCACATTAAATGGTGTTGAAATTAATACCGAAGATGATATTGCGAGAGACGATTACTCTCCCACTATTATTTATGACCCAAAGAATCCAGAAGCTTCTGCTCTGGATAGAATTTTAAAAGATAAAGCATCTCATTATACTATCGTACATGTGGATTCTTCTATCGCGAATTTGCAGAGGACATTTTCATGGGACGGTTCGAGTATAAAAGATGCATTTGATGACATCGCAAACGAAGTGGAATGCCTTTTTAAATATGGCGAATACACGAACAACGATGGCAAAATTCACAGAACAATTTCCGTATATGATCTGAATGACCGATGTATGGAATGCGGCGAACGTGGCTCATTCACTACAAGGGTATGCCCGAAATGTGGCTCTGCAAATATCAATTACGGATATGGCACTGACAGCGGTATTTTTCTTAGCCATGAGAATTTTGCCGGAGATATTACATATTCATCAAATAAAGACAGTGTAAAGAACTGTTTTCGTCTCGTTGCTGGCGATGATTTGATGACTGCGACGATTCGTAATATCAACCCTAGTGGCAGTCAATATATTTGGTATTTGAGCGATTCTGTTCGTGCGGATATGTCACATGCTTTACAGGACAAGCTTAAAGCTTACGATACGGAATATGAATCATACTCAACCGAAAAACAGATAGATATTCCATCTACTGTGATTTCTGAGTATAACGCTCTCATCAATAAATACAAGCTATATGATGACACTTTGACGAATATCAAATATCCAATCATAGGATATTCTGCATTAACAGACGTATATTATTCTGCATTGAATTTCTATAGCTTATTAAAGACTACTCTTGCTCCTGCCTCAGAGCATGGAGAAAAGACAACCGCTGCAAAAGAGCTTACAAAGCTTACCACAAATACATTGTCTCCGCTTGGTATTCAGAACGCAGAGATCTCATCTTCTGCTACTGTCACATCCGCTGTACAGAATTATGCTAAGGTGTTTATTGATACATCTCTGTATAGAATCACAGCGAAGTGTAATACATATGAAGCAAAGGTATGGAAAGGAACTATCACTCTGACTGGATACTCAGATGATGAAGATACAGCAACCTCCGCAGTGCTGACTGTGTACGTTTCTGACGCTACGCCAGACTTCATTAAATGCCAGATTGAGAAGGCTATGAAGAAGAATAATGTAGATGCTACAGGAACTGTTGCTCTGTTTAAAAAGAGCGAATCCGAGTTCAAACAGGCACTGTCATTCTACAGCGTGGATAACCTCAATATACTTGCGAGCATTGCTCGCGGATGTTTGGACATCCTAATTCAGCAGGGAGTAGCTGACCCTGAAAATGAATTGTACTCTTCCATGTACTTACCGTACTACAACAGAAGTGTATGGATTCAGGATGAATTAAGAGAACGTGAAGCAGAGGTTCTGAAACTCAGAGGTACAAGAAGTAACCCAGATGGCGTACTGGATTACATTGAGAAACAGCGTCAGGCTATCGCCAACAAGCTTGATCTCAGAAGCTACCTTGGAGAAACTTTGTGGGTAGAGTTCTGTTCTTTCAGACGTGATGATACATATCAGAATGACAACTTCATTTCTGATGGATTATCAGATACAGAGCTGATTGCACAGGCAAAAGAATTTATCAAAAACGCTGAACGTGAAATCGTAAAATCTGCGACATTACAGCATACAATCAGTTGCAACCTTAACAATTTCCTTCTGGTTAAAGAGCAGGATGTGGAAGAGTCTCCAGTTCCAATCGTCACATTGGATGGAATCCATATCATTACTCACGATCAGCTTTATCTTGTAAAGGGTAATGCAACATTCTCTCCTCTTCTTGTTAATTTCGAGGTCGGTAACTGGGTTCACATCGAGATTGACGGAGTGGTATATAAGCTTCGATTGACCTCTTATAAGATTGACTATGACAATCTTGATAAGCTCGATGTAGAGTTTTCTGATGTCACATATGGACTGGACTACATGTCAGATACACAAAGTATTCTGGCTCAGGCTCAATCTATGGCTACGTCATACTCTATGGTACAGCATCAGGCTAATAAGGGAAATAATGCGAATAAGCAGATTATGGACATGGTTGAGAACGGTCTGAACCTTACGAATAAAAGAATCGTAAACGCTGCAGATAATCAAAATATGGTTGTTGATGAATCCGGTCTCTTGATGAGAGAAAAGAATGAATTCGGAGACGACTATAGCGCAGAGCAGACAAAGATTATCAATCATGGATTTTATTACACCAATGATGGATGGAAGACTGTTAAGACAGGTCTCGGTAAGTATATTTACTATGACCCGGAAACAGGTACATATAAAGAAGACTACGGTATCATCGCACATAAGATTGTCGGAAATATCATTCTCGGCAATGAACTCGGTATCTACAATACATCCGGTTCTGTGAAAATTGACCAGAATGGTATGACGATTACTGCCGATGCATCTGATACGAACAAGGATCTATTTACACTTCAGCGTAAGAACGAAGATGGTTCTTACACCAAATATGTGTATGTAGATGATGACGGAAATATCAAGATTAACGGTAGACATATCCAAATGACAACTAGCGATGACCTTGGCTCTTATATTGACAAAACCATCAAGCAGGAAGCTGCTGCTCTCGTAGTACAGCTTACAAATGAATATATCGGTATTACTACCGATTCAAACGGCAATGGAGGTAATTTCACCGATTGCTACACAGATGTTCTGGTATTCTCAGGAAGCACGGATATCACAAAGTCATCAGACCTGAAGTGGACAATCACCGCCACAAGCGGGATTGTAGGCGAATGGGACAAGACAAACCATAGATATACAATCAAGAACTTAACCACAAGCGTTGGCGAAGTTGTATTTGATCTAATTTACATGGACAAGCTGTCTGTCAGCAAGAAATTCCGAATCGCCAAACTGAAAGCCGGTGCTGATGGCGGTCAGGGTCTTCCGGGACGTGATGGTGTGGACGGTAAGTCGTCATATGTTCATATCAAATATAGTCCTGTTGCGAATCCGACAGATGGGTTAATGACTGAGGTTCCGTCTACATACATCGGTATCTGTGTCGATGAAAATGTAAATGACCCAACAACAGCAAGTTCTTATACATGGAGCAAATTTACTGGCAAAGACGGTAAGGACGGTACAGCAGGTGCAGATAGTTATGTGCATTTTGCGTATGCTCAGTCGGCAGATGGTAGCGTGAACTTTAGTGTAGTCGAGTACGAAGGAGCTACACATATCGGTGTTTATACCGACAATGTGAAAGAAGATAGTACAGACTACAAAAAATATGCTTGGTCACAGATTCGTGGAGAAGACGGTACAAGTGTTTATATCGTTTCTACTGAAGTTGTGTATATTCCGAGCGACAGCGGTACTACCCCACCAACCGCAAACTCAATGGCAACCAATGACGGAAAAATCATCGTAGACCATAACGGTAATGAACTGGCTACAAATAAGTGGCTCACAACAGTCCCGAATGTTATCGAAGGCTCGTATCTTTGGACAAGAACAACTGTCAATTACTCAGATGGAAATTCTACGGTAACATATAGCGTTTCCAGACAGGGTATTGATGGTGCGGATGGAATCGATGGAATTAATGGACGAGATGGACGTGACGGTTCAAGCAATTATGTTCATATCAAATATTCCGCATATCCAAATCCTGCAGATAGCCAGATATCAGAAGTCCCTTCAGACTACATTGGTATTTGCGTGAATGATGTCATCAAAGACCCAGATACAGCAAACTCCTATACATGGTCTAAGTTTGTAGGAAAAGATGGCGAGGATGGTATCCCTGGAAAGAATGGCTATGTACATTTTGCATACGCTATGAGCGCCGATGGTAAGGAAGGATTCTCTAAATCCGAATTTACCGGAGCAACATATATAGGCGTGTACTCTGATAATGTACAAGCTGACAGCGGAAACTACAAGGATTATGCATGGTCTCTTATCAAAGGTGCTGATGGTAAAACGCCTGTCAAAGGAGTAGATTACTTTGACGGTGTATCGTCTTATCTCTGGATAAGGTATGCTACTGATGCAAATGGTAGCGGAATGACCACGACACCTTCAAGCACAACAAAATATATCGGTACTACATCGACAACCACTTCTACTGCGCCTACAGCCGCAAGTGCATATAAGTGGTCTAAATATGTTGGAGAAAACGGTACTCCGGGCGAGAACGGCTATGTTCATATAGCTTATGCAGACTCAGCCGATGGAAAAACTGGATTCAATACAACTGTTGGTGCTGATAAAAAATACATTGGACAGTACACAGATAATATCGAGGCTGATAGTACAGACCCAACGAAGTACACATGGTCTCTTATCAAAGGTGCTGATGTTACAATCACCTCTACAAAAATAGAGTATATTGCAACAACTGAGAAAAGCACTACTCCACCGGAATCAATCGAACTTATCACGAGCGGTGGATTATCACTGATTGACAATTCTTCGAGAACATTTGTTACAAACAAATGGTCAGATGAGATGCCAGAACTTTCAGACGGTATGATTCTCTGGACAAGAACTACTGTCAACTATTCAGACGGTAATTCAACCGTGACGTATACAAATGCAAAACAGGGTGATACCGGAGTGACAGGAAGAACATATTTCCTTGAAGTTGATACATCCGCAGTTAAGATTGATGGAAACAATATCATTACACCGGATACGGTTAAAGTTAGAGGATATTACAGAGATGGCAATGGTGATCGTGAGGTCTACCCTTGCCGTTTTGTCATTACAAAGACATATAGTGACAACCGAACAGAAGAGGTATTTAGTTCTTCTGGCAATGTCGCCGAGCAGTCATTCACAGTTTATGGAGAGGCTGATATGCCTACGTTCTATACAGTAGAAATGCATAAAGCTAGTCAAGCTCCAAATGATAATAATCTGCTCGATATCCAGACTATTCCTATTCTGGTAGATAGTGCAAATATGATGATTGGTGCAAGAAACTTGCTCAAGAAATCAAACCAGCTTGAAGGATGTCACTATTACGGAACAAGCGGTGCTTATAGCATATCTGAAGATGAGATTGATGCAAAACGTGTGGTTAAGATTCAGTCAGCTACAGGATCTAACGCCGCAAAAGCCATTTACTATGAAGTGTATACGGATAATTTGATTGCATCTGCCATTGGCACAAAGCTTACCGTTTCGATGAATGTATATTCTCGACAAAATACAACAATTTCTGTGTGTTTAGCTAATACAAATGGCGTCATGCAGACAACAGATATGCAACAGATTCAACTCGCACCTGGATGGAATAAAGTATATACCGTACTTACTATTCAAGATACGGATTTTGAACTTGTCACAGATTCGCGTAATAACTTTGCCACATCTTCTGGTCGGATTATTACGACTGGTACTGTTGGTATTATATCCAATGTATTAAGGATCAATGACAACATGAATGGTAATGACTATTATGCGATTGACCATATTCAGCTAGAGAAAGGAAATCGTCCAACAGATTATTATCCTGCCCCTGAAGATCTAATTGATTATACCGACAAAATCACCGGAGATATGTCTGATGAATTAAAAGAAATTATTTCAGAAATCATCAATGATGTTGTTGCGAATCGAAAAGATTTTGATGATCTTGTTGGCGAAGATGGGCGAATCGAGGAAATTAGAAAAAGTAGCGTAACAACACAACAGCAAGTTGATAAGGTGCAAACTGATGTTAATACATATATCGTTCGTGTAGATGCCATCAATGGAAAAATTGAGAGTATCGAACAGACAACAGAATGCTTCTCTATGGAAGATGCAGGTCTCCGCATTACGCGAAAAATTTCGAGTCAAGACCCATCAAAGCAGCTGTCTATGTTACTAAGTGAGCAGAAACTTAGCTTCTATCAGGGAACTGACGAAGTTGCTTACTTTAGTAATAACAAACTTTATGTAACAGATGCTGAAATTCTTGAAAGATTGCAACTCGGTAAATTCGCCTTCATTCCACGATCTAATGGTAATCTATCATTTAGATATCTAGGCGGAAACTAAAGAATCAGCCACGCAAAGGAGGTGATAATAAATGGCTCTAAGTGGAAGTTTTAATACAAGTGGGTATGAGGGACGACATTGGCACTTTAGTTGGACTGCGACTCAAAATGTTGGAGCTAATACATCCACTATCTCATATAAAGTAGAAGCTGCTGGAGGTAGTGCCGGATGGTATATGTGCGGACCCTGTAAGGTAGTTGTTGCTGGCAAAACCGTTTATAACAATACCGGACGATGGAAGCAATATAAAGGCACTCTACATAGTGGAACTATAACTGTCAGACATAATAACAACGGAACTGCATCGTTTTCTGCCAGCATTTCAAGTGCCATTTATTACTATGCAGATGGTACTGGAAATGGAAGCAAAACATGGTCTCTTAATACCATCCCTAGAGCTTCTCAACCGTCAGTAAACACATGGCCTGATACAGTTTCATCTGTGAACATTGGAGATTCAATCACTATCCATATGAATAAAAAAGCAAGCTTTACTCATAAAGTCACTGCTACGTTCGGGAATAAAACAGAAGTGGTTACAAACTCATGTGTAGATAATGTGGTATGGAATGGATTTACTCTTGCAAAGTTTGCAGGTCAGATACCAAATGCAACAAGTGGAACTTTAACATTCACAGTCGATACAATGAATGGCTCCAAAAAAATAGGCACAAAGACAGTTTCTGTAACCGCAAACCTTCCATCTACTGTTGTTCCGTCATGCAGTATCTCATCACTCACAAACACGAACAACTCATTCGGATGCTATGCAAAATTGTTATCTGGAGTTAAGGTAAAACCAACTGCTGCTGGAGTTTACGGATCAACCATCAGGACATTAAAAATATCCGTAACCGATATGAATGATAAAACGGCATCCAGTGGAACTGAGTATACTTTCGATCCATTTCAAAAAATTGGATCAAAGAAGATAACTGTATCTGCTACAGATAGTCGAGGGCGGTCTGCAATAACATCTATGAGCATAACTGTAGTTGATTATAGCTTTCCTACAGCAAGAATCTCTGCATCACGAGGAACTGGAAGTACAACAAACAACTTCGTAGCTGATGACACCGGAGATCATGCAAAGATTTCATCGATCGGATCTGTAAGCGGTATTTCGGGGAATACTATAACTCCAATTTTACAGTACAAGGTAGCAAGTCAGACAGCGTGGACAAATATCCCTGTCAGCGCGAGTTCGACAAGTTTTAATGACACTTGTATAATCTCAGTCTCTGACACGCAAGCATATGATATCAGACTTATTGTCAGAGATAAGGCTGGACGAGAAGCCATCGCCACTATGACATTATCAAACGGTTTCGCGACAATGGATTATAAAGCTGGCGGAGACGGCATTGCATTTGGCAAAACGGCTAACCGTGCAGGTATAGATTGTGCAATGTTAATACGTATTCTCAAGGGAATGCAGCTAATGAACGAGACAACATCAGGCGGATATGGATTTGCTGACTGGTATTACAACAACAATGGTAGTCAGCAGAAGAATGGTACAATTTATGCTGCTTCAGATGGAATTCATGTGAAAGCACTAAACGGTAGAGGCTTCCTTGATGGCACATGGAGCGGAAGTCTTTCAGACAGGCGCATGAAACGCGATATCGAACCAATAGCCCAAAATATTATACAAGCCGTTGGTGAGGTTCGATTCGTGCAATTTAGAATGTCTGCACCAGATTATAGCCATGAAGAATTATATGTTGGAATATTGGCGCAAGATTTACAAAATGCATTTGCTAGGCATGGAGTTGAAGATAAACTCCTAATGCTTGGTACACGAAAACTAAATCCAGACGATGAAAATGAGTATTACTGCATCGAGTATACTCATTTTTTATTGGTCAGATTACTATACGACGAACTGCAAATGCAGGATTTTAATGATCGTATAGAAACACTAGAAAAGAAACTAGGTATATAAGAGGAGGAATATACTATGGCAAATACGACAAGAATTAAAGACCTTTCCGCTGTTACTTCTGTTGCTGATACTGATGTACTCCCAGTTGACGGCGCGAATGGCACTAAGGGTGTAACTTTCGGAAATCTCTCCACTGCCGTCCTTAATAAGCTGACAAGCAAAACATACGGTCTGGATCAGGGTACAAAATCTCTTCCAGCCGCAATTAATGAACTGTACACAAACGCAGCAAGAAACAATGCAGGCGGTCATAACTCCATTTTCAGAGGTAAGAACTTAGGTACTTCCTATACTTCTGCTATGTCAAAAGCTATTCAGAGTGGTACATTTGATGACCTGTTCGTAGGTGACTACCTGACAATCAACGGTACTGTATATCGAGTTGCCGGGTTCAATCTTGGAAAACAGATTGGAGATAATACATCTATGGGTAATAGCATGTGTCTCGTACCTGATTCTGCACTGTACAATGCTCAGATGCATAACACAGACAGCGGTCAGTATACAGAAGGCGCTGCCGCAAATACCACAACTGGTGCTTATGCTAATTCTGACATGAGAACTGCTAACCTCGCACAGGCTACTCAGAAAATTGTGAGTGACTTCGGTTCTTCTCACGTAATGTCCTATAGAGATATCTTGCCAAATGCAACAGCTGATGGACAGGCTTCTGGATGGGCTTGGTACGACTGTAAGGTTGAGCTGATGTCTGAGACGATGGTATACGGAACAAAAGTATGGGCTAATAGCGGTTATGAGGTCGGATGTATCAACTCTCAGTTCCCACTGTTCGCTCTCGCCCCTGAGTACATTCACCGTCGCTTCGACTATTGGCTTCGTGGTGTGGGGTCTGCGACTTACTTCTGTGGTGTGTACTCCAACGGCGGTGCGTACTCCAACGGCGCGTCTAATTCTTTTGGCGTTCGTCCGTTTTTCTTCGTTAATTAATATTGACAAGAAACACAATGCAATATCTTTAATCCCATCCCACCTCCGGGTGGGTGGGTTAATACGGAGGAAATGATGTCGGTACTAAAAGCAAATAGAAAGCCATCTCCATTCGAGGTTGAACATCATGCGTATAAAGTTCGGACGGTTATAACTGACCTTGCTCTGAGGAACTTCGGACTAAAGGAATATGAAGAAAGACCGAAGCCGGAGGCATATAGCAAATGGAACCAACAACAGAAAGATGGTTATGATCGCGGCGTGAAGAAACGCAGAGAGCGATATGAAGCTTTTGTAGAATGGTTTATACCAGATGAGCAGAAAGCAATTATACAAATTACCCGTGATATGGTACATGAAATTTTTCTAGCTAATGAAATATGTCCGCAATTCATTAGTGAGTGTGATGAACGAAGAATACATCAAGATTTAGCTCTTGGTCACTGTGAGAACCTGATTCAGGAATTACAGTATATCATCACTACTCTGCCTGTCAATATAGAAAAATATGAAAATATCACAAATATGATTATGCAGGAACAGGCGCTAATCAAAGGTTGGAGAAAATCTGACAACAAAATTCGTAAAAGTATTTTAAACAGAGAGAAAGAATCTGTGACAGCATAAGGAGACTAATCAGGGCAATTTCTGCATGTTTTGCGCCGTTCGTCGCTTCAACTATTGGCTTCGTGGTGTGAGGTCTGCGACTAACTTCTGTAATGTGAACAACAACGGCAATGCGAACAACAACAACGCGTCTAATTCTAATGGCGTTCGTCCGATTTCTTCCACTTGTTTAATTATGCTATATGCAGATACAAGAAACGAAGAAAGGAGAAATTGTCCTTGCGTAGGAATACGCTAAAAGACAAAGGCGATGCAATTCGTTACGACTGATTGCTATATACGTCAAATATTTTGGAAAGAAATGACAGATACAAGCACACATTTTGAAGATGGGTGCCATGTTGTATATAATTTAAACTCACTTTATCATGCATTTTTGGCTGCAAAGAAGGACTCTGACTGGAAACCTCAAGTGCAGAAATATGAAATGAATTTCTTACCGCAGATTGTTAAGAGTAAAGCTACTTTAAAAGACAGAACATATCATTCAAAAGCTTCTACCGAATTCATAATCAGTGAGCGCGGCAAGATACGACCTATTACAGGTTTACAGATGTCTGATAGAGTTATCCGACATTCTCTTTGTGATAATATTCTGGCTCCGAGCCTAATCTCTTATCTGATTTATGATAATGGAGCATCACTGAAAGGTAAAGGAATTACTTTCAGTAGGCAAAGATTCGAGGAGCATTTACACAAATATTACCGGTTATATGGGAATGACGGATACATACTCTTAATGGATTACAGCAAGTTCTATGACAATATTCCGCATGATATTGCTTATAAGGAAATTTCCAAGCATGTGCATGATGAATTTTCGCTATGGCTATTGGATTTAATATTTGATAACTTCAAGATTGACGTTTCTTATATGACGGACGAGGAATATGCTCATTGCATGGAAGCACCATTCAATTCTACTGACTATAGATTGAATGTTCCAAAATCTACTCATACAGGCGAGAAATTCATGCGAAAGTCTGTAAATATTGGAGACCAATGCTCTCAGATTATTGGCATATACTATCCAACTCAGATAGATAATTTCGTCAAGATCGTTGAGGGTCAGAAATTATATGGTAGATATATGGACGACAGCTATGTAATTTCTCAAAGCAAAGAATATCTTGTAGAACTTGAGGCTAAGATTGCCGCCAAAGCTACAGAGCTTGGAATGACATTGAATAGAAAGAAAACACGAATAGTAAAGCTATCCGACTATTATCGTTTTCTGCAGATATCCTACTCTCTCACTGATACGGGTAGAGTAATAAGGAAAATCAATCCTCAAAGAATTGTTGATATGAGACGTAAGCTCAAAGCATTGAATAGAAAGGTACAAAGAGGTGAGCGCACGCAGGAAGAAGTCGAGAATATGTTTCGATCCTGGATGGGCGGTCATGCGCACCTAATGAGTAAGATACAACGTGATAACTTAAATCTTCTTTACTACGACTTATTTGGAGGTTTTATAGATGGAAAATACTATTTACAATATTATCCTCGCAAACGGAACAGAGATTCACGCTACACTGAATGGCAACAACTACATCACAGATGATGAAGTTAATATTGAGATTCTGTCTGATGACAATTTATCCAGTGTAAATATCGGCGGTGTTGATTATAAAGATATGACTTGCACAAATATTTGGAGCGAGGACGGTCATACTCGATTTATCATCCGCGAAATGACAGAAGCAGAAAAAATGAAACAGTGCATCATTGAACTGAGTGCATTACTTTAAGAGGAGGGTGTTATATGATTCAGTTAATCAATTTTTGGACAGACCTTGTTTACAATGGTGAGAAGGAATTTGATGCAGTGCCAGACAAAATCAAGGGTGCTGTCATGGAGCAGCTTGTCAAATCCGGTGTTGTAACAAACGACAATATCGAAGATGTAAAGTCTGCTAAAATTGCAGAAATGAGTGTGGCTTGTAACGAAGTCATCACACGGGGATTTGACATCACTCTGTCTGACAAGAAATCTCATCACTTCAGCCTTGAAGTTGCAGATCAGCTGAAAATTTCTAAGCTGAATGACAGAGCCAATGCTGGTATCACGGTTCTCCCGTATCATGCAGATGGCGAGTCCTGTAAATTCTACACAAAAGATGAAGTAGTAGCTCTGAATACAGCAATGGAGAACTGCATTGAATTCCAGACTACATACTTTAACTCTCTGAGAGACTATATCGAGAGTATGACTGATATCAATGATATTTGTGCTGTAGAGTACGGTGCTGATATCCCAGAGGCTTATCAGTCGGAAGTTCTGAAGATGCTGTATTCTCAGACAAACGCAGAGGCTTAACATATCACGCTAATTAAATAATATGCATTGAGTCGGTATATCCGGCTCTTTGCATTTATACGGAGGTTATATGATGAAAAAGGCTCTATCATTATGCCTTAAATATCTGTCGCTGTTTGCTGTGATGGGGTCTATTTACTACATGATTGAAATCGTGTGGAGAGGATATAGCCATATCAGCATGTTTATTCTAGCAGGCGTATGCGGCGTATACATTGGACTTATTAATGAAGTCTTATCAATGGATACACCGATCTGGCTGCAGGCAATCATCGGATCGTGCATCGTAACAACTGGAGAGTTTGTATCTGGATGTATTTTGAATCTATGGCTCGGACTTGGTATCTGGGACTATTCAAATATGCCATTTAATATTCTCGGTCAGATTTGTCTACCATTCTCTCTTTTGTGGGTGGTGTTATCTGCATGTGCGATTGTGATTGATGACTATGAGCGATACTGGTTTTTTGGAGAAGAAAAGCCATATTATCGATGGAATTTTAAGGAGAAGAAATGAACGATTTAACTACAGTATTAAGACAACGAATTTTGATTGTATATTCTGACATCGAATGGAGAGACGAGATGTTCAGTAAGGTTCTGGATGTATATCCGCATGACATGATTAACAAGATGATTAAATCACGTTGTGGCTGCTGGATTGAATTGAAAGATGGAACAATGATTCGATTCGTCTACGCAAGCGATGCGGCTCGCGGCATTAGAGCAAATAAGATTATTGCTCAGCCGGGTATTGATGAAACCTTTTTATATACCGTATTTAGACGAATGCTGATAAGCGATTCTGATATGTACGTTGCGACAGACAATGACATCAAGCCTGCAGCTATTTACTACACAGACGAGGATACACGGAATGTTAAGTGACGATGAACTTTTAGACAAATGTAGATCAAATCAACCTATAACATGTGAAGATTTAGGTCTACCAGAATGGCGTAATCATACCGACGGAACTGTTTACATATGCGGCGGTTATACAATATATAAAACGCCTGACGGATATAGACATGAAAGCGGTAAATTTGTCACGCCGCTTCAAAGGTTATTATATGGATTAAAATAAATCAAATTCACGTTTTATAAACGTTATGATACTATATATAGTTTTCATTATCATTTCTTTCTCTATATATAGTGCTGTAAAGGTGGTGAAATAATGAGATATATCAGCGAAAAAGAATATAACGCTGAAATGCTGCGTATCAAGCATGAGAATGAAAGCAAAGCGCGCCTTAGAAAGCTCAGAGCTGAGAAAGCAAAAGGACGGCAGAAAAAGTCCAGAAATATTCCAACGAGTAAACTTGTTCTCTGGGCTATGGTTATTCTTGTCTTCGGCATCGCTATTTGGTTTATGTATGAATCGCATAGACTCTGTGATTTATCTCAAGCTTATGCTTTACTCGGCATCGTAGCGTCACTCGCACCTGTTATCTTTGGATACTATAGTAAGTCCAGAGCCGAAAATACAGAAGGTGGCATAGTCTACGAAACTGCTATGAAAGAACAGGAAGCAATAATCAATTCGGAATCAGGAAAGGGGTAATGGATTATGGAAGGCTTACAGAAATTTTTACAGCTTCTGAATGACAACTGGACAAGTATTCTCGTATGCATTGGTCTTGTCATCGGCATCGTGAAGAAAACTCAGGATTATATGTCCAAGAGTCAGGATGAAAAGATTGAAATCGCAAAGAAGCAGATTCAGACAACTATTCTGAAAATGATTAGTGATGCAGAGGTTGATTGGCAGGAATGGAGCAAAGCAGGCTCTATCAAACGTGCTCAGGTAATCAAGCAGATCTATGAAGAATATCCTATTCTCTCTAAAGTCGTAGATCAGAAAGCTCTGATCGAATGGATTGATGAGCAGATTGATTCTGCATTAGATACTCTGCGTGAAATTGTAAAAACAAATGCAACATCTACTAGCAAAGACGGGATTTAATTCCCGTCTTTCTTGTTAGTTATTCATGCTAATTAAATTATTTACGAAAGGGGATTGATTTCTCTATGGCATTAAAAGGAACGACAAATGAAGAACGCATCTGGAACTTTTGTATTGGCAAGGGAATGAGCAAATGCGGAGCCGCAGGTCTCATGGGAAACATCTACGCAGAAAGCGGATTAGTCCCTACCAACCTGCAAAATTCATTTGAAAGGAAACTCGGATATACCGATGCAGCTTACACAGCAGCAGTCGATAACGGATCATACAAAAATTTTGTACGAGACAGTGCTGGATATGGTCTGTGCCAGTGGACTTATTGGAGCAGAAAACAGGCATTACTTGCATTCTGCCAGTCTAAAGGCACATCTATTGGCGATCTGGAGATGCAGCTTGAGTTCATGTATAAGGAACTGAGTGAAAACTACGGTACTGTGATTTCCGAACTGCGTAGCGCAACTTCTGTTCTTCAAGCATCCAATGCTGTGCTCTTAAAGTATGAACGTCCTGCTGACCAGAGTTCTGCCGTACAGAGACGCAGAGCATCTTACGGTCAGGTATATTACGACAAATTTGCTTCAAAAACAACTAAACCAGAAGGAGGTAAAACTATGGGTTACACAAATAGTTCACTTGTAGATTGTGTGGTAAAGAGTCCTAACCACAGTGGTAAACGTACTCATTCCATTGATAGATTAACACCGCATTGCGTTGTCGGACAGCTCTCCGCTGAATCTATCGGCAGCTGCTTTACAAGTCCTTCCGTACAAGCAAGCTGCAACTATGGTATCGGTAAGGATGGACGAGTTGTGTTATGTGTTGATGAAGCCAACCGGAGTTGGTGTTCATCTAGCAACGCAAACGACCAGAGAGCCATTACTATTGAATGTGCCAGCGGTATGAAAGAGCCTTACGAAATGAATAATACCGTATATGAAAAGCTGATTAAGCTTTGCGCTGATATCTGTCGTAGAAACGGTAAAACTAAAGTAGTTTGGAAGGGTAGCAAATCTGCTTCTCTTGCATACGAACCAAAGAGCAATGAGATGGTGCTGACTGCTCATCGCTTCTTTGCGAATAAGAGCTGTCCTGGCGATTGGCTTTATTCGAGATATAGCGATTTAGCTAATCGTATCAATGCATTACTCGGAAGCGGAACCACAGCATCAGGAGGAAACTCTAATGACTCTACAAACACTTCTGCACCATCAAAACCGAATACAAACTTCCCAAAGGTACCATTTACAGTCAACGTGATTGTGTCTGATTTGAATATCAGAAAAGCACCTAATGAAGATATTGTCGGGAAAACCGGAAAGGGTGTATTTACAATTACATCTGTGAAGAATGGCTGGGGAAAGCTTAAATCTGGTGCTGGATGGATTTATCTTGCAAATGCGGATTATTGTACGATTGGCTCATCTGTATCTGGTACATCTTCAAAACCATCTACAAACGTATCAAAAGTACCGTATAAGGTTCGTGTCGATGCGAGTGATCTTAGAATTCGGTCTGGCGCTGGCACAAACTATCCGACTACTGGTGAATATACCGGAAAGGGAACTTTCACTATTATCGAGGAAAAAGCAGGAACTGGCTCTACTAAGGGTTGGGGAAAATTGAAATCCGGAGCCGGATGGATTTCTCTTGATTACTGCGTAAAACTGTAATCTATGTTTGGGCGGTAAATTCCGCCCTTATGTGTTTCCGGCATGTAACTTTTGGAGGGAAATATGGAAAAATTACTTACAAACTATTCTCCCACAGATATTATCATGTACACAGTAATCCTGTGTCTTGCTGTTAAGGGAGTAGTGTCTTTTATCGACTGGGCTTGTGATCGTGTCCGCAAATACTATGATAAAGACCATGACGAACGAGAAGAGATTGACACGATTAAAGAAGATGTAGATGAACTGAAGGAAGCTAAAGAAGATACGAATAATTCTGTAGACAAAATCAATGACAGTATTGCTATGCTGATTGAGTCTGACAAGGAAAGTATCAAGGCTTATGTAACAGAACGTCATCATTTCTTCGTATATGAGCATGGATGGATTGATGACTACTCTATGGAATGCTTAGAGCGTAGATTCTTAATCTATCAGCATGAGCATGGTAACTCATTTGTAGAAGGTCTTATGGACGAAATACGTGCGTTGCCTAAACAGCCACCGGAACAGTATAAACACAAATTTGATGGTACTGCTACATACGTGAAAAACGCAAAAGCAAAGACAAAGCATTAAACAGGAGGTGCTTGAGAATGTATAGAATTATGATTGCTCAGGCTAAGCGAGATAATTACGAAACGCTGTATAAATATTTGACAACAAATATTGATGGCGAGGTAATTCCACTTGAACTCGGTTCCAAAGAAGCTTTGGATAAAAGAGTTGAAAAGATGCTCAATGAAGAAGGGTATGCTAAGAGTGACTTCATTATCGTAAGAGTCGTTGACTATACGATTGATGCTACTGCATACACCAATACAGACGTCAACGCTGACACTTCTAATATCGATGTGACGTTGTTGAGAGCAGAAAAATAATATGTAAGAAAATGTGAGTGTGTATATAAATATAGGCAGATTGGTAAATAAAAACCAGTCTGCCTTCTTTTTCTATATGACATATTCGAGACACTATAATTCGTAAATAATTCGTAAAAGTAATAAAAGTGCTAAAGATTTTCTTGTTATTAAATGATAATCAGTGTGTTATAAAAAATAATTGCTATCATAGTCGATGATTCCTATCATAATAATGCTTCCTCCTGCTCTTTTGTATCTCGATATTCCTCTCTCACCTTCGATTTACATTGCTTTAGTATAACGCAAAAACAGGCGGTTGCAAAGACTTTTCTCTACTGCCGCCCATTTTTTCACATTATCACGGTAAAGTTTTA